TAGTAATCGATTATTTTTAATTGGGGTTTACATGTAAAAATAAAAATTTGTAAATGTATATACTCCACAGTGTTATTTATTGAATTGTTGTAAACCAAAAACAACTGAAATAATATTTAATTTTATCATGATCGATTGCATGTATTTATTGAAACAATTTTTAAAGTTAAAAAATACATGCAATTAATCATAATTATTTTTTTTTTATTTAAATATGTGTGTATGTTAAAAAAAAACAATATATTAATTTGAGTGTAGTTGAATTATTGCTATTGTATAAGTGTATGAATGGGTAGTAAATATTATGAATTTCAGTTTTAACATTAAACCTACACCCGTGCCGGTGTGGTTGCGACCCGCCGATTCTTTTTATGCATTGCGACACGGTCGTGTGCCGTTGGGTTGTGTGTGTGACGGTGAAACGAAAATTTCTATTACGGCTCATGCCGATTCGTTGCCGGTCGTGATTAGGTTTTTAAACGACAATCGTCACACTGAACAAACTGTGACGTTGACAAATTCCAATACACACGAGTTGCAATTCAACCAAACATATGTACCGTTCATAGATAGGCCAGTGGGTGGTGAAATTAATACAATAGTAACGGGCACCGTCACCAATTATACACATCTTTTGCCCACCTATCAACACGGCGAGAGTGATGAAGAGGAATTTAAAAGTGAATGGATGCGCACCGAAGCGCCATTTGCTTTGATTGAAACAAATCGTGCGGTAATTTTGGTGCCTATAATTGATCGTGCCAATGTGATTGAACATTTAAATATGCATCAACTAAACACACACTACACAAACGTAGTGACTCTATACGATAAATTAATCGGTGTGAATCCAAAGGCCGATTTGATCACAAGTACCGACGCCACCAATCATATACGATTTTTTTGCAAAGCCGATGGGGGCGGTGGTGGTGCGGCGTTTTACAGCGTCACTTGGTTGGGACACAGTAGCAATAGCGTGTGGCCGTATCTCAACATAGCCGGCATTAATTGGCTAGTGTTGCACGAAACGGGGCATGCGTACGATTTTATTTTTGTAAATAGTACACCAGTTTTGGCCGAAATATGGACCAACATTATGCCGGATCGGTTTCAACATCACACCATGTCTGCTGAAATGAGACAACAAGGCTCATGGGTGTATGATTTTGGTAATCGTGTTCAAATTGAAAATTCTATAATGTCGCTTTTACGCGAACGCGTGCCCTATCCTCGATGGTCGTTTAGAAATAGTTTATTCATGTTCACCTGTTTAATGAACACGCCGTACGGCAATGCGGCTTTTTCAACGCTCAACTCTCAATTCCGTCGATTAAGATCTATTGATAGTTTATTGCATTTTTTCATATTGGAATGGTGGTCGGTGGTGGCGCAAGATGACATCCTTCCTTTTGTTATGTCAATGCAAAATAGAATAATTTCCATGTTCACGTATTGGGATAGCGCTATTGATAATTATATGTTTACGTTTGAGCGTGCGCTCGCACAATTCAAACGAATTGGCTATGCGGCGCGCTTACTCATTCCCGATTTTGACATCGCTACCAACAATTATGGTTTGCAGTTGGAAAACAATTTCGATTTGATCTATCCCCGATCCACCGGTTTGACGAGCACAGTCACCATTTTGTTTGACATTGAAGATTTTGCTCAAATACTGCGAGACTCGTTGTCCATATACGACGGTGAAAGGTTGGTGTTTCGCGGAACTGTCACTGCACGCCAAATGACCACCACTCTCGGTGTGGGCGTGTATATGATTCATGCGCCGCGCGGTCGACAACAACGGTATCGCATAGAAATTCCTTCTAACGGTTTCAACGATTTGGGTAATAGTTGCACTAATTTGTATTTGATAGTCACCAATACGGCCACGACCCATGTCAATTTAGTGTATCGACCCATCACCAAACCCACCGTTCAAACGCATCGCGTTGGATTTGTGTACGGTATCAATTATCGATTCGCTGCAATGTTTACGGTAAACACTATTGATCACACGATTGAATTAAACGTGTACAGACACTTTGTGCATACCATTTCAAATCGTTATTTCGCTATACAACTGTTGACTCCCGACAAAAATGAAATAATTGATGAATTGATAGTGACAGGCACCACGCACAGCGATAATTACTATCAATTTGTTCGTTATATTCCCGGCACTGTTATGCGCCTCGTTTTCTATTTACAAAGAACAATGAATCATATTGTCTTTATGAGTCATAGAATTGGTCCAATTCAAACCGACTATTTGCTGACAGAGGACGATGTACAAGACTTGAGCAATCAAAATATGATAAATATGCAATTGCAAACACAATATCGTTTGCGATCGTACATTAATTTTTTGAACGAATACGACCGTCTGCTGTCGATAGAGAATTTTGCAAAAGACGAAGTTTATTTAATGATCAAATCTTTGCCTGATCACAAAAAGCTCATGCATCAATATTGCAGTTATTTACCCGTTCATTTTCAATGCGTTTACGCAGAAAATCCACCGCCGTCGCCACCGTTCATTTGGAATGTATGGTCATTGGTAATTTTATGTGTAATTGTATTAATAATTATTTTTATAATGACAATTATAAGATTTGTTGTTATGGGTAAAGATAATCTATCAACATATCGACCAATAGTTACCATTTGATAAACTCATCGCTTGAGAAACACGTTTATATAAATGTTGAAAGGTTCAATGCAATTATCAATATATTCGCAAAATACAACTACACAAAGGAGCGACGAAAGCGGTCGTATTATTAGTGCTATAACATAATGAGGTACAGATACAGTTTATTATTGGACATTTTAACCAGTTTTCATGATAACGATATTGTTTATATTAATTATGAAAATGAAAATGCGTACAAAGCGCTACACGCTAAATTGAAAAGAGTTATGACAGAAAATCCACCGCCTGAACATGTAGACGATATATTGTTTAAAGATTACAGCGGTACTTTTTATCGTTTTGTTTGTGACATCACTATTGGCAATAAAGAGTTTTGCTCTGAACTAAAAAAACGTGCCACTAAATTGGACGATGACGAATTGGACAATGACGACAATGTGTTGTATTTTAACGACGACACCGTTGATATGCTAGTTGAAATAGTGTACAACATGGAAGAATGGATTAAAAAAGGCGTTGAATTTGTCGACAATGCAGTTAATTACATTATCTCAGATTTGGACTTGCCTTTTTATAGCGGCAAAGATTTTTTTAGGAAGGTATCCGACAAGGAACAAAAGCTATTGACATGGGTGTTTGACGACGAAAAACTTATGGCGCAATTACCGTATTCAATTGACGAGAACGAATCTCTCATAGAAGAACTAAGAGATTTACATAATTATGTTGAGGAAAATTATAAGTGTGTCGACTGGGAATATGATTTATACGAAATTCTTATAAAATATATTATTGGCGAAAAAGACAAAAAAGCAAAAGAAAAAGAAGAAAAAAAGAAAAAGAAAAATAAAAATAAAATATATTTTTAGAAAATTTTTTATTTCGTAATAAAAATTAATCAAACAATATTGTTGTTTTATGTTTTTAAAATATAATAATAGTATTTGTGTAAATATATGTTATGTATATAATTATAATTCCATTTATTCACAAGCGTTGTATCGACTAAATATCTAGCTATTTTAGTTGTCAAATCGCTCATATTATTGTGCTGCACTTGACACTTTATTTTTTTCAAATTCATTTTAATGCGATACAATCTACCGTTGTATTTGAATATACGATGGTGGGTGAATTGTTTTAAATTGTCATCACAGTCTTCGCATCCGGCACCTTTGCACGCATAACAACCGCTGATAAGGCGTTGTCGGCGAACAAATTTTGCAACTTTTTCGCATTGAAATTTATTGCATTCGTTGCATTTATGATGGACATGTACGTTAAACTCGATTTCGGCGTACACACTGTACGCATCGTATAAGCGTGTGTATTCTTTTTTGAAACTATTCAACAAAAAGCTGGACGGTTTGAAATGTTTGCTTCGATAACACACTCGATTTGTTGCCTCCAATAAATTACAAACCTCTTCCCAATTGGTTAGTTTCGACACGATTGTATCAAAAACCTCTTGTGGTAATTGTTGAATTGTTGACATTTTTGTTTGAATCGCGTGTCTGTATAGTGCCTAATCAACAACTAAATTCGTTTGTATATTGAAGCCGTTTAAATAATTTATAATAATGATACGATAACATTATTGTTTACGCGTTTAACTTTGACCAAGGGTGTCTGGCAGACACTTTTGCTTTATAATTGTTAGTGGCACAACATAATTTATTTTATTTACACACTTTCATAAGCCAAAGTAACGTTTTGCGCCTCTTCTTGCCTCATAATATATGAATCAGACCGATTGTTTTGGTCGGTCTGCTTTAAAAACACTGTATCTTCACAATGTAATGATTATTATTATTGCACAAAGCAATGATTAATGACATCATTTTTCCATCGCGTGTAACACGTTTATTTCTATGTGTAACGCACCATCGTATAAATTAATCATGTTCGTTAACACGAGTTTTTTGAGTTAATTTTTAGAGCTAAAAAATACATGTCGATGGACGTGTACATATTTCAAATTAAATTCGTAGCCAGAGACATGATAAAAAAAAATACCTATGAGCAGGGATACCAAAACGGTATCCCGGTTCAGAATTGCTATTAAAACAAAACAATTCGCTGAATATAAAGTACACATGATCATAACGGTAATTTTGTTATTGCACAATTATTATTTAGCAATGACATCATTTTTTTTAATTATTGCACAATCATTTAATAATGATATCATTATAAATGATATTATTTTTTCTATTGTATGTTACACGTTTATTTGTATTTGTAACGCACAATCGTATTATAATTTTTAAGCGATCAAATTAATTTTGATTGTCAACACGAATTTTTTGAGTCGATTTTTAAAGTTAAAAAATATGTGTCAACGAACGTGTACATATTATATCAGATTGTCCGTTTTGGACGGTCTGGCTCAGAATGACTGGTAAAACAAAATAATATCTTAATTGATGTGTTGAATTAAGCAATGACATCATTTTTTTATTCATTGTGTGTTACATATTCATTTGTATTTGTAATGTACAATCGTAGCTAATTCAGTTTAATATTGTGATTCGTTATAATTGCACGTTTTGTAAATTACAATGACCGTTCAGATCGGAAAGTTCAAATTTGGCGAAGAATTGTTTAAGTTGAGATATATCGTTGAAAATAATAATGTTGTTAAATTCGTGGCCAAAGATATTGCCGAGTGTTTAAAATATACAAACACTAAAGATGCCATTAATAAACACGTCGACGAAAAATATAAATATGTATATGAGCAAGGGTCGCAAAACGCTACCCTTGGTTCAGAATCACTGGTGAAACAGGGCGATCCTCTCTATCTACACCCGCACACAGTGCTCGTGACCAAAGCGGGCGTGGTGCAGTTGATCATGAAAAGCAAACTGCCCCACGCCGTCGAGTTGCAGGAGTGGCTGCTGGAGGAGGTGATTCCTCAAGTCTTATGCACCGGTAAATATCAGCCGGCCGTTGAAATGGACATTGATACAATAAAATCTGTTATTGTTGAAAAAGATTGTAAAATTGAAAATTTAACTATTGCTTTGACCGAATCCAATAATAAATTGTCTGAAACAAATGAAAAATTAATTACGTTAGCCAACGCTATTGTTGCGGCCAACACGGGTTTGGTGCAAGCCAACAACATGTTGAACGAGGCTAGAAAAGACGCAGAAAATGCAAGAAAAGAAACCGCTCAACTGGCCAATCGAATGGCCGACATCGCCCAAGACGTGATAGCCAAACCCTCCGATCCGCAGCTGTTGCATTCGTTGGCGGTGTGTGCGCTGGGCAATGAAGAGTATGCGTTTTTGCGTGCACAAAGGCGTTCATTGGATCGCAGCATTAAGCGTTTGGGCTCTAGTGATGTGGTGTTCAAGAGTGATTATGTACCCAACGCCATGAACGTGTTGAACAAAGTAAAAGAAGCGTTGCCCCGAGACAAGTATCGAGCTCGCCACAACAAAATCACCCTTTTGGAAAATTTAACCAAGGAGCAGTTAATGGAAGCGGTACAATGTTCGATGACTGAACGTCAAATTGCCAGATTGAACAACACATTGCAACGTTAAATATATTGTTATTTTGTTAATTTGACATTAATACAATAAAAGACATTATTATTTTATCTCAACAACTTTAATAATTTTCTCATCAAACGATCCCCCTACACTTTGGTATATAGCATTTTCGATTGCCTGTTCGTATTCGTCCAATTGTAAAACAACGTCGCCGCTATTTCTCACAAACACACTGTGGTGATTGCAATCAATGAAATATGGCAATCCGTCGGTAAACATTGTGTTTACGTCACTACCAGTATACACCACTAAACGCAAAGCCACAATTCCCGTGAATAGCGTGTAATTCATGTAGGTGTAACGATTACTTTTCGTACATTTTTGTCGTAAACTTTCTTCGAAACCAAAGTGTTCGAGAGCGACGCAAGGGTGAGGAAAACGCGCAATGTGCACTCGAAACGACACAAAAGCGCATTGACGCGCCCGTCCGCAAATCCACGCTGCCGTGTCGTCGCTCACGTGCAGCGTGTCGATGTCGCATTGCGTACACCATCCCTCCATTGTGCGCTGCATCATTGCAATTATAGTGGCGACACGGGCTAGCCGCAATTCAAACTCACTCTTTTTCACAATTGTCGCTCGCCGCAGCAAACAATTATTATTATTATTATTATTATTATTATTATTATTATTATTCATTGTATAATGACGGTCTCGTCGTTCGCTACAATTGTACAATACACTAGTCAATTTTTGCCACAAGTGTGCAAACTAAACGAGGTGCCATTGATTGCGTACGCGGTCTATTTGAGCGGCGCCGACACAAGTTTGCCTCGACAAACGGTGCACCTAGAACGCCAAATCAATCACGACGGATTTATACGTTTTGTGTTCACCGTCAAAGTGTTCAATTTTGATTGCTTCACTCGAATGACGGACACGACGCCCGACGACATCGACGATTATATAGAACTAACGCGCGCCGGCCAATTGAGCGGCCACGAAAAAAATATGTTGAAACTGGTGTGTCGCGACCGTTGGCACAAGGGAGATGTGGCGCGTTTGCGCCGCATATTGCGTCAACGAGACGTCGGCGATTTGGTTAAGTTTGCGTGCAACGTGATGTGGGAGCGTGGCTACGAAGATCAATATACATTGGGTCAACAGTTGAGCATTCGCATCACCACCAAACTTATTCAGAGCGGTCTCGATTTTAAACACCAGCCCGATACGAGTAATAGCGGCAACGTTGAGGAGTCGTCGGTGCGCGGATGGGAGTCGGCGACGTTTGAAAAATATCTACAATCCCTCACGACCATTAGTGAAATAATCAAAAGGCACACGTTTACGCAAAAATATGTGTGTTTGGAAATTGCTGCCGCATATTGGTCGGTCCTTGTAAAAACGCTCACCAACGAGGAGAACAATTTTCGTGTGATCGTCAACAAAAAAACACCGTACGTATTGCTCATCGAAGTGGACGAGGACAAGAATTCGTTTGTATATTTGAAAAAATTGAAACGTCTCATTGCCGAGAAAATTGTGAACGTGCTTTTTGTCACCGATGTAGAACATTATGTGAAACAAAATAACTTTATGTTCTACTTGTACAATTCACTCAAATTTTATTATTATTGTTTAAAAAACAAATTTGTGTTCGACAACAAAGACACGGAAACGTTGTTTTTATTGTACACAATTGTGGCGCTGGAATGGTTCAATGGCGGGCATTTGAATTCGTTCACTTTAGAAAAATCCCAATTGTACAATCCGCTAGAATTGTCAACGCGTCGATTAAACTCCATCAAACGTGCCGCACAACACAATCGATTGATCGATTGCGATAACGAAATTAGCATGGACTACTTGCGAGGAAAACGCGTGCACACGGGCACTCATTACGGCAAACGAATAGTTCATTTGACCTCGACGTCGTTATTATCAGATAACGATTCACTTTAAAAAGAAATGTTATGTTTGTAAAAAAAACACAAAATTGCAGATTTTGCAACATATACATCATTGTCATTATTAATCGACATTTTTATTATGTTCAAACACATATTTCACGACAAAATGAATAATATTAATTGTACGGAAATGGAAAATATTTGTCGTCTAATAAAATCGACCAAATTAAAAGATTTGCCCTCAAGTTTTGTAAGAGCCGACGTTGATGAAAATCTTTTGTGCCTGTACGTTTTGTATAGTGTAAACGCTAAAATTGAATTTGCACACGTGATTGACACTAAATGCGAAAAATGTGGCAGTTTGGAATACTTGTGTTGCGGAAACAGAAAATACGGTTGTTACGGTTGCAAAGGCTTGTCGACTGGATGTGATGATTGCAACATCAATTACAAATCTTTCACTCGGACCCGTGTATTGGAAAAAACATCAAATCGGCTGCACGAATTCAAAATGAACTTTATACCCGTGATAGCTTGTGAATGGCGTGAAGAAGATTTACTTGTACAAATCGAAAAATATCTGCTTGATGTCAAATGTGAACCTAATTGTGTGAACACTATAACCGAACCTTTGTATTATTATGTTTTAAAAAATATATAATAAAACTATATAATAAATTTATCTAATCTTTTAAAAATAAAATATTATATATATATATACACGTTTTATATTTTATTATTTTTATTACATTCACGCGCGTACCTTTACAAATACATGTATTTTTTTTTTGTGTAAGTGTTTAAAAATAATGTAAAAAAAATTAAAATGAAAAATTCGGCAGGACTTTTTATGATTGTCAAACCAAATAAAGCGGTGTTGTTGTGCGCGCGTTATGCGTATCCTACATCTTTTGTGAAACATGTTACCACTAACATTACCACTACCACCACTACCACCACCACCACCACTACTACTGCTGCAGCTAAAACTTTTTTGGAAAAAATATCTATTCCTCGCGGCCACAAAGAAGGTGCCGACACTAAATTCTACGAAACGGCATTGCGAGAGTTTATCGAAGAAACGGGCCGTTGGTTTGACAGCGCATTCATTTACAAACGTCCGTTTTTGTTGCAGTGGTGCGATAACGGGGTGACGTACAAATATTTAATATATGTAGGCGTGGTGAGCGGTACTCTGTACACTCTTCTCGACAAGCCCAACACGTATACAGTAAAATTGTTGCCCAACGGCAGCGACACATTCGACACGTACAATTATCGTGTTTTATTGAAACCCTGTCACGTCAACTACGAGATTGTGCGCAATCTAATAATCTTGCCGCTCAACAAATATTTTCATTACATGAAATCCAGCCAACTAAACACGTACGATTCCAGCAATTATCACGAGTTTTTTGCCTTTGTCAAAAGTGTTAAAGACAAATTTGACAATAAAAAAACATTTGATTTCTTCCACGCTACACTAAACTACGATAAATTGCCTTTGTTTAAAAAACAAAATTATGCATCATCAACATCATAATTATCGTTGTTGTTGTTGTAATCAACCGCAATGTCAACACAAAAATGAGTGTAACGACAGTTGTTTGACTCGCAGCGAATTGTACGCCGTGTGCAGGGAGTTGAACAACAGCGACAAACACAATTTGTGTGTGCGTAATGTCAACGTGCATTTGTTCGATGCCGCGTTTGGTGAACGAGCGCAAAATATAAATGAAAATTTGAATCGCGCAACTCTCATAACAGACCAATGTTCCGGCCGTAGCCCGTATGTTCATCGAGAGCGCATTTCGAGGATTCTAAAAACCAACAGTCATACAATAAAAGAAGAATACCAATTGGTTGGTCAACAAAGATATGCAAAGCAAAAATGGTAAACATAATGAGTTGATTTTTTTTGAATTTTTTTTCTTTATGAACAATTGTTAAAAAATAAAATAAATTAATAATGGATTTACCATTAGAAGTGTTAGAAATTATATTTAATTACTTGGACAATTCTACTAAATTAAAATTTATAAATTCAAAATGTATTGTGCCACATCTTATACATAAAATAGAATATAATCAATGTTTAAAAAAAATAAATAATTTTATCAATTTAAAAAAATTGAAAATATATAGATATTATATAAAATCTTTAGAGGGTATTGAAGTTTTTACCAAATTGGTAAAATTAGATTGTGATAATACAAATATTAATTCTTTAAAAGGAATAGAAAATCTGGTTAATTTAAAAGCATTATATTGTTCTCATACAAAAATTAATTCTCTAAAAGAAATGAATAATCTTGTTAATTTAAAGGAATTATATTGTGATAATACGAATATTAATTCTTTAAAGGGAATAGAAAATCTTGTTAATTTAAAAATTTTATCTTGTTATAAAACACAAATTCATTCTTTAAAAGGAATAGAAAATCTTGTTAATTTAAAAATTTTATATTGTAATAATACAAATATTAATTCTTTAAAAAGTGTAGAAAATCTTGTTCAACTAAACACACTATTCTGTTTTAAAACAAAAATTAACTCTTTAAAAGGAATAGAAAATCTTGTTAATTTAAAAACATTGTATTGTTCTGATACACATATTGATTCTTTAAATGGTATAGAAAATCTGATTAAATTAGAAAAATTAGATTGTTCTCATACACATGTTATTTCTTTTGAAAAAACACAAAATCTTGTTAATTTAAAAGAATTACAATATTGCACTTGTTCGTCGCCGTGGACCCCGTGAACGAACGCAATATATAAGTGAAAATCTAAGTCGTGCGACTCTCATAACAGACCAATGTTTCGGCCGCAGCCCGTGTGTTCATCCAGAGCGCATTTCGAGGATTCTAAAAATCAACAGTCATACAATAAGAGAAAAATATTAATTGGTTGGTAGTTTAAAGCAAAAAAAAAATGGTAAACATAATGAATTTATCCTCTTCCAATTTTTATGAACAAAAGCAACAACAACAACAACAACCATTTATAGCTGCTACTGCTTCTTCTTCTGTTGTTACAAACAATAAACGTGTTGATTTGTTTGAGAAACTCGAATCGAGTCCATACAATAAATCTAACTGGGAGCAATTGCGAGCCATGATTAATTTTATGGAAAAGAAAAAATATTGTTATCTGCTGACGTTAATACCAACAACGAACGAGGACCGCAAAGCGACACGTCGTCACAACAAAATTATCAACAACAACAAATACATTCTCTTTAATAGTTGGTACACAAAAATACGCCAAACAGAGTGGCCTAAAAGTTCAGAATTGTGGAAATTTGTAAAAAACAAATCGGAATTAGCCAATTTTGTCTATGTTTTTAATCACATTGAAAAGTTGGGCAAAAAATTGTCAAACAAAAATGATGCGTCGTCGTCGTCCTCCTTTTCATCATCGTCACATAAACATCAATCTCATGTTGATCAACAACAACAACAACAACAACGCAAAAAAAATGAAGCGGCAACTTTTGCGCTCGATGAATTGAAAGAGAACAATGAGCTCCGCAACAAATTGTATTGCGAATTCTACAAGGTGATGAGTGATACGTTCAAACGCGATTGTGCTCCACTACAAAGCGACATATACGATGATGTGTTGACGCGAGAGTTTCTCAATAATGCCGTCACCACTTTTAAATATGTCGCATTGGAAGGCTATTCAACACCATATACGCCTCAGGAAATGACAAACCACACTACCAACAGTGTTGTTGTAAACGGTAAAAAAAGAAAATCTAATAGCAACAGCAGCAACAACAGTAATAATACTAACAACACTAATGGTAACAACAATAAACGTATAAAAGCGCGTCGACAAACAGCAACAGTATTATCACCGGTATCGTCGGTCAATTATTCCATGATCAGTGACAATGCCGAAGATACAAACATGTCAGATTAAATATTGTATTATCAAATATGTTATATCGTTAAATAATAACAATTATATAGATTAAATATTGTATTACAAATATGTTATATCGTTAAATAATAACAATTATATTTTATTTTATTATAAATATATTTTCATTTTTGTTTCCCCTCGCCTCCTCTCAGTCTTAGAACCATGTGCAAGGTGGACTCTTTTTGGATATTGTAATCGGCCATAGTGTGCGAATCTTCGAGTTGTTTGCCCGCATAAATAAGTCTTTGTTGATCGACAGGCACACCTTCTTTGTCGGCAATTTTTTGTTTGACAACCGCAACCGTTTCCGAAGGTTCGGTCTCAACGGTGATACTTTTACCCGTTAATGTTTTTATAAAAATTTGCATTTTAAAAGCTCTTATGTAAAATGAGTGTTGACGTTGTTTTGTCGTCGTCGTCGTCGCCGCCGTCGCCGCCGCCGCCATCGTTTCATCCTCCACCTTTGCCGTCTATCAGACACATAAATAATAGCAGACCTATTGCTGTGCCTAGAAAACAGTATGCTGTACATTACAAAACCGACATACAAACTGCTATTAATGTGTTGCGCGACAAAGTTGTTTTAGCCTCTGACAAAAATAATTTGCAAATCGGCCATTTGGGTGAGGTTTTAGAGAGAATGGGCGCGCAAGGTCAACTCTTTCCACAGCTGAAAGACGAAAATTTTGATATTGTCGACAAACGTCAATTGACTCCGGCAACGGTGGAATATTTAAATTATTTAGAAATCGACAAACTGTTTCAGTGTCGATGGTGTTACACCACAGCCAATTGGTTGTGGTGTAATTTTCACAAAATTCACGCGTACCGAGGATCGCGTTCACTGAACAATCAAAAGTACATCGAGTTCTTAAACTCTGATATGGGAGTGGTGTCGTTTATTGAAGAATATTATTTTTATTTGTCTTCATGCACATACAAACACGAAGCCAAACATATATTGAAAACTTTAACAGGATTTGAAAATCTCGCTGAACTCATGGAAAGCTACAATTTCTCTAGCGACAAATGTATCGATGTCAATGCGTACGAATTGATGGATTTTGAATATTGAAGTAATCATGATCGTTAACGTGTATTTTTTTGAGTTGAATTTTAATATTAAAAAATACATGTCAATTAACGTGCACACATTTCGTAGTAAAAATTTAAAACAGTAAAAACAATTATAATCATTGACATGCACATAATTTATGTTTGAAAAATTAAACTGGTCCAATTGATCGCGATCGTTGACATGAATTTTTTGAATTGATTTTTAGAGTTGAAAAATACATGTCAACGATCATGCACATAAATTAAATTATAATTTACATGTAAAATAATAATATTATCAGTCTAAAAAATAATCGTGTGAGCGTTTTATATGTAAAATAAATTATTTAACATCCAATCGTGCTTTACATGTACAAATAAACTTGTATCTCACAATGGGTTAATATAATATATTAAAAACGATGACATCATTTACCACCGATCGTGTTTTACGTGTACAAATGAATTTGTAACTCACAACTAAGCAATAACATCATTCAATACGTTCGATCGTGGTTTACACGAAGAAATAAACTTGTATAGCATAATTAGCTAATATGATGACATCATTTTATATGATAACGATGTTTAATATTGATTGTGATTTACACAAAGAAACAAACTTGTAACGCACAATTACGTATTGACAAAATTATTATCATATTTTACGTGTTAAATATATACATGTTTATTAACATCTATTTTTAACCTTAAAAATTTTAAACATAAAAATATCTACATGTTCGTTGACATGTATTTTTCAACTCTAAAATTGTGGTGTAAAATTTTATGTCGACAATCATGATCGATTTAGTTGTTTAAAAATATATTAAACACAAAAATATGTGCGTACCAATAATTACGATCATACACTTGTGAATAAATAAAATAAAACATATGTATACACATCAATATCTATTTTATTGTTTAAAACTTGTGATACAATTTTTTTGGCCGTGTCCATTTCACAATCTACTTGCAACATTCGTTTGGCTCTTTTTTGAACATTGTAATTGTTGTTGTTGAAATGTTCATTTATACATTGAATGGCCAACAAAGGATTGCCGTGCACTTCGTCGAACACCAATTCCATGTTGTCGTCCTCGTCAAACGGCAATTTACGTTTGCGAAAATTTTGAGTTTGGCCCGTGACAAAAGCGATTTTGGTGGTGTTTTCGTCTACGCTCTCCGAATAGACCGCTAAACGTGGATGTTTAGATGTGTCGTGCGGCAACCTCACAATTCTTTCGTGACGATTGCGTAAAAATATTTTTTTCTTTTCGTTCGCCTCGAGCAAATTCAATTTTTTATCTATTTTAATGCAAAACTCCTCCATTCTATTGATTTGATCGTGTAATAATTTGTCATTTATAACAACAGTAGTGTTAGCAGTGTCGGTAGGAGTAATGGTATTATTGTAAAAAGAAGAAATATAATTATTACCTTTCGTCGTCAACCAATTGAGAATCGGCAAAAGAAACATTTTGTTGGTATTCTTTAATTTTGTCCAACAGTTCGTTTGTTATGCAACGCGAAAATTTTACTCCCTTATAGTTGTAGCTGTAGGGCGCTCGAATTTGAGTTTTGCTATTGCAAAATATATTTTTGTCCACGTCTGGCCAATACAACAAAGTGAGTGCGCTCATATCCAATTGCGCTTCCTTTTCGGGCACTTCGCTCTTGTACAATTGAATGGCGCGTTGAACGGCGTAAATGAAACTTCCCGCGCGCACATTAGCCTGATCCACTCGAGCGGGACGTTGAAACACGACGAAACGATTTGTTCGTACACTGTTGGTAGCGGTGGTTTTAAACTTGTCCGTAAAACGCAACCACAAATGAAATCCTCTGTTGCCGCTGAACATCACCCTGGAGACGTGGTGTTCGCCGAAAAACAAAAGAAACGCCGTGGCGCCTATGCGTATCTTCAACATGAGATCGTCGTCGCTCGTCCAATTTTTGTAATCGGCATCGATTATCCATTCCCGTCCACCGCCATCGTCTAACGCTTTGACGTGCACATCGACGATTTTGTGTCGAACAATGTACGAATGTAGCTCGTTGGCCGTGTTGAAATAATGATCGGGATGCAACCATTTTTGGTGTATTGTGCGAAAGGCAAATTTACGATTGTCGTTGTACGCTATTGCATTCCACATTGCGTCGACACGTTGCATTGTGTACAAGCACGATAATATCGGTAATTGGGATGATGTCATGGTGGTGTTACGTAGGCGACTAATTTGACCTAAAAAGACTATAAATTAGGTCGTACGTTCAAAATGTGTCATCACACAACAAACAACCTATCTGTAGCGTACAATTTATATTAAACTATCGAAATGTTTTGTGATAATTTATTTAAACCATTGTTTTTGATAATCGCCACATTAAGTTGCGGTATAACATTGACAATTGCAGCAGCAACAGCAGCAGTAATGCCACTGATACAACCGGCTAATATTTTAGCCGTTTTTCCCATGCCCGTTTATAGCCACCATTCCGTGTATCGGGTGTATGTGGAGGCGTTGGCTGCGCGGTGTCACAACATAACCGTAATTAAACCCACCGTTCCTTTTCTCGTCTACAACGACACCGATAAGTGTGGACGTATCGTGCAAATCAACGCCGATATGTCCGAGCGACAATACAACAAGTTGACGCTGCAATCGGCCAAATTTCGCCAACGCGGCGTAATTTCAGATCAAACCACTGTAACGGCAAGCAACTATGTGGGGTTGATTGAGATGATCGCCGATCAATTTAACAACACTGAAGTGCGTCAATTTTTAAAAGAGCCAAACAAATTTGACGCAGTGGTGGTGGAGGCGTTTGCCGAATACGCGCTGGTGTTTGGCCACCTGTACGCACCGGCTCCCGTTATTCAAATCGCTCCCGGCTATGGTTTAGCGGAAAACTTGGAGACGGCGGGAGCTGTATCGCGTCATCCCATACACCATCCGAACATTTGGCGAAGCGATTATTTTCGAGATGTGTGCTATGACGATGTGTTATTAGAGGAAATACGGCTGCGTCGCGAATTCACCACTTTGACAGAGACGACCGATGCGATGCTTAAAAAGCAATTCGGTCCGAACACACCCAGCGTACAAACGCTGCGCGACAAAGTAGAGTTGTTATTGCTTAACTTGCATCCAATATTCGACAACAATCGCGCCGTACCGCCGAGCGTTCAATATTTGGGTGGAAAAATACATTTAATAAACTCTACCCTTGTCAAATTGGACGACACCCTGGAGATGTTAATGAACAAAAAGCGTCGCCGTGTGATTTACGTTAGTTTCGGGTCGAGTATTAACACAGACATGTTTGCCGATGAATTGAAACAAATGTTAATAAACACGTTTATTGAATTGAGCGAGTATACAATTTTGTGGAAAATAAACGACGGCACAATAAACACCACTTTATTACCACCTAATGTGCACACACGCAAATGGTTCAATCAAAGAGCCGTTTTGAACCATCCCAACACAGTGGCGTTCGTGACGCAAGGCGGTGTACAATCGTGTGACGAGGCGTTGACAGCAATTGTGCCCATGGTGTGTATGCCGATGATGGGCGATCAATTTTATCATGCGCGTCGATTACATCAATTAGGTGTGGCGCACACACTGAACACCTTAACGGTAACAAGCGAACAATTGGCGTACAGCATTCGTGCCATCTCAACGATTCATCAATTGCGTTATAAAAATAATATAAACTTTTTAAATAAAATCTTACAACAAGATGAGAATTTTTCCTCGGCCCACAAATACACAGAGCGGGTGATTGAGTGTCATCGAGAGCGAAACAATAACAAGATTAACAAAATGTGTTCTTTGAAATCGCCCGCTGCCAATATGCCCTATTCCGAGTATTTTATGTACGACACTGTATTGTCTATTATTATGAATCACGTGTTGTAATTAATTGTAATGTGATATGTATGTATGTGTCTGCTGTGTTTGAACAGCAAATACAATTTATAAAGTAAATTTATGTTTTTTTTTTTCCATTGTTTGCGCACACACAACGTGTATCTGTGTCGATATTGCGTTGTGCGATTGCTCAGTTTCAGCCTTTATAAACGTTCACAAGGTAAAGTTACTTCATTAGTTGTTAGGATATTGAGAGGTGAAATACACAACACCAAGTTTATTGACTGGTTGAGTGTATAAAAAAGATAGGAAAGAAAGAAAATGAATAGTGATATAGTGTATACTAGTAATATGACGATTGAGATGAAGAAAAAAAATGAATTGTGTTTGCCGCCGCCGCGATTGACGGTTGCGCAATTTGCCACTTTAAAACAATTTTCATTGCCTTTATCTCCTTTAATTTTTTGTACAACAACCACCACTACTAGTACTACTAGCGCTATAACAACGGCAGCAGCAGCAACAACAACAAATAAAACGCGTTTAACGATACCGACGACAGGGTCGTTGGTGTCTCAGTGTGTGGACAATGAAAAGAAAATATCTCAAATTATTGCTACTCTTCAAGACACGCATTTAAATTTTAATAAAATTAAATGGCTGCACAAAAAACGTTTGGATCAATTAAAAAAGCAATTGCACCGTAAAAATAAAATTATAGTACAATTGGAGACTAGTTTAAAGAACCAACAAGAACGGCAACAGTGTGTTTTAAATAAAAACAACAAACCGTCCAAACCGTCCAGAAGATATTTTGGTGTTGTGCGTGCGGGCAACGTGATTCGCACCATTGTGGGCCGAGAGGTGTTTGTGAGAAGACGAATCGCAGAATTGTGTCTCCATTTGAGCGAAGCCGAAAAATTGTGGTGTCACGTGTCGGACGGTAAAGAGCGCGAACATATTGCGTCTTTATTTGCGGCAAACGCCGACACTCGGCAGGCGATCGTTTACGAAAAGAATCGGCGATTTGAATTTTTAACAAGAGAAAACACCGCTACAGCGATACAATTAATCTTGGACTATTTGAAGGATAAAAAATATGAATTTTAAAATTACACTGGTACCTATCATCGGCGGTTTGAAAGAGAACCAAAAAGAGAATAATGGCGACGTCGGTGAAACTTTTAATGTGACCGTTGCAGAGACGACGGCGATATCATCATCATCATCATCATCCAGAGAGATATGTTTAAATGTAAAATGTCCCTCGCCTTTTGTTAAATTTAAAATGTCTATATTGATTGATCAATTCGACGAGGATTGTGTGCAAGCGACATTCTGTAATGGCAACGACACCGTCGCCATTGTCAATTGCGACAAACACCAACGTTACATTTATTTTGATGGATTTATAAAAATGGACGACGAAGGTGCCACCGTTCCGTTTGTGGTGGGACCTTTATATTCGATTAACATAGAAAATAATAATAACAATAACGGTAATCGTAAAGTGTGCGATATTGTTAAATTAATTGAATCTCAACAAACTCCACTGAAAATATTTATTAACGAGGCTAAACCAATAACAACACCAACACTAACGTTTTGGAATAAATTTAAAAAAATATTGAATAATTTTAATGACGACAACACCAATAATGATAATAATAATAACAATGATAACGAAGAGTGTATGTTAATCGAAAATATAGCTAAATTTATTAATTGTTATAACGTGAATAGTACTAATAGTAGTAGTAGTAGTAGTAGTAATAATTATATTAATGAATATCATCGTAATCATATCAATAAAACTCAATGGATTCCTGTGTTGAATCATTCGACGGGTAAAAATTTGTTAACTATATTGTTTATTTTTAAATTTACATGATGTTTATTTTTAAATTTACATTATTAAATGTTTTTTGTGTGTGTGTATGTGTACTTATTTGATTGTTTTTTTTTTATTTAAGAGAATTAAAATGAACAAAAATATTATCACCGCCCCCACCGTTTGGGCTGAAGCGCAAATGCGACGGTACAATTTGTTTGTACCTTTGACAAATCACAGAATGTTCTATACATTGGCTGACAAATTAATGCGCAACTCTTTAGTTTCAAATGGCGCCAATGTTTGTGCAATTGTCGACACGCTAATTGGCATCGAACGGTGTGTGTTCAATAAAAGTTTTCTACTCAACGGTATTATGAATTTTTTAATAGCCAACAGCGACGGTGAAACTGTACAACATAAAATGTTTACAACTTTATTGAGTACACTTTTAAATAAATACTATTAATTGTTTTATTAAAATATATTTTATTTTGTAAAAGACGATAATATTAATGGTGGTAGTGGCGGTGGTGGCGGCGGTGGCGATGATGATGATAATAATGGTGATGATGATTCAACACAGACATTAGTGAGTAAACACTTTGGTGTGTTGGCTTTGACAGAACACATGCAAATTGTTTTAGACGCCTTGCCATCATTATTGCAATGTTTACATTTAATTCGTTTGGGCACACTGTATATTATAGGTGGCGAGGGTGAGGACAAAGAATTCGACGGACTGGGCGTTCTCGAACTGAGTATTTGTTGAAAACAACGCATTTCGCTATTTTTTCGGTCAATCTCTTCCTCATCTTCTTCATCTTCTTCATCTTCTTTTTTCTTTTCAAGTATTGTTGCTGTGTCGTGGTGGTCGTTTTGTTGTTCAATATAATCGATCAATTGTATATTATTAGTTTTACATAGAGAAAATTTATCGGTATTGTTGTTGTCGAAGTTAATTATTTTATTCATACACCACACTTGACACACGACCAATACAATAATACACATCGCCACATTGGTGTAGTTTTGATTTAAAAATGTCGATTCGTTGGCGTGCACTATTTTCCTGCAACCCACACATTTTTGTAGAAAGATGTTAAATTCGTTGAGTAGAAAACAGTTGCGTTGTTTGGCCGCAATTCGATTGACATCAATGGTGTATACGTCGTGCCAGCACACCGATTGCAAATCGTAACTTCTATACAACACGTCCAGTACGGGCACATGACCAAAGTGATAAATGTGCACATGCCACAATATAAACGGCAGCCACACTGTCAGTAACACCATCAAATTGACCGTCCAAAGCGCCAATTTTATTGTGAATCTGTTGCAACGCACCAGGCGCAACACAAGACCGACGTGAAACACCGTCCACACGATAAACGGCGCGCAGGCAAATTTTGAGAAATTAAAAACTGCACTACTGTCGGCCATGTCGACGAGCAACGCATATTTTTCATCAATAAAAACGGCCAACAGTGTTAGTCCGCTCAACGTCGAATACACTAACAATAGACAAATGTGTATTATCCAATAAATTAATGTTGCTTTTCTAATGGGCGTCATAATTTTATAACAGTAATATAATAGAACAACAAGAACAATATAACAACAACAACACCACCACAACTAAGTGTTTGAATAATGTATTTAATACTAATTGTAGTCTTCCTGTTTGTTTTTCTATATATAGTATATCGACCCTTCGCTCACGCCTACACATATATCGAACAAACCCAACAGCATTACAATGAAACTTTGGACGAGCGCATGGAGTACATTGAGGGGGTGATGCGTAGGCGACACTATGTACCCATTGAAGCTTTGCCCACAATACGGTTCGACACTAATTTAGGTACGTTAGCCAACAGCACGCTCAAATGTATGTCGATGCCCATGTTTGTGAGCGAAATAGATTTGCCGCTGTTCGATTGTTCTCAAGTGTGCGACAATCCGGCGGCTGTGTATTTTTTTGTCGACGACACCGATACTTTTGTGGTGAACGGCGTAAGATTGAGCCGAGGCGGTTATTGCACCACCAACAGTATGCCGCGCAACTGTAACCGAGAAACGAGCGTTGTGCTCATGAGTTGGAACCAGTGGACGTGCATCGCCGAAGATCCCCGCTATTTTGCCGGAACCAATAATATGATTCAAGTGGCGGGTAGACAACACTTTGATCGGATTCTACCCGGAGACGGTGATCGCAACGTATTGTTCGATCGACGATTGGGTCGCGAAGTGAACGTGGCCACCAATACGTTTCGCTCTAGTTGGGATGAACTGATGGCCGATGGCACGAGACGTTTTGAAATGCGATGCAACGCGCGCGATTCCAATCACAATCAAATGTTTGTCAACCCGCTCAATCCGCTCGAGTGTTTGCCCAATGTGTGCACAAACGTGTCGCACGTCCACCCCTCGGTGAGGCCCGTGTTTGAAACGGGCGAATGCGAGTGCGGTAATGAGGCGGTGACGCGTGTCACACACATTGTGCCCGGCGATCCGACGTCCAAGTGTGCCAGCATAGTGGACGGATTCAATCGCACCACCGCATCGCATCATTTTCGCGTCGAGTGTATTAACCTACACAGTTCAGTGTTGGATTTTGCGCCCAACAAATTGCTTTGTCCCACCGACATATTCAACACTCAAACGGACGCGGCGTTTGCGTTCGAGGTGCCCGGTTCGTATCCGTTGTCGGGCAACGGTATCGATGAGCCCACTCACCGTTTTTACATGGACACCAAATCTCGCGTCAACTACTCAGATACACGAGGACAATTATAAGAGTGACGTACACGTATGTGTGTATGTGTCTGTGTAGTCGAGACAAAGATAAAAGTCCCGTTTTATTGGCAGTGAAAAATAGTCAAAGTGCAGCACTCTAGCTATGCTAACATTTAAAATAATGATCGCGGTAGCGATGACAGTGATTACCACTGCCACCATTACCACCATTACCACTGCCACTGTCGGTGATTTTGTACAAGAGTTTGTGTTAGACGATACCGTCGGTCTTTTGTACGAGCCTATGGGCACACTAAAGCGCCAACATGTGACGGGGAGCGGCGACAACAAACGAATTGTGTTTGTGAAACGTTTTGATTTTCACAACGTTCTACACCAATTGAAAACAATTTACACGGGCATTATGAAATATCAAGACGAGTATGTGTTGTGCGATTATACCGTGAGCAGTGTGAACCTGAACCGCATCAATCAACTGGTGGAAAGAATTAACGAGTGTTTGGCGACTTTACCCCCCATTCATAATGAGTTTATTCGATACACATGGGACGACGACGACATCATTAACAATAACAAGAACAAAAACAACAACGATGTCATAGACATTGAGAGTGATGAATATTTTGATGATTATTACGAAATAACAGACAAGCGTCGTCGCCGCCTCGACGACAACGCTACAATAGTGAATCGACAAAATTGGAACGAGCCGTTGAACGTGCACACGGCTAAACAAATATTGGCGACGACGACGCCAACAATACGCGGCGACAACGCTCAACAAAAAAATGATACAATTGTGTTTTTGCCCGAGTTTACGGCAAACGAGTGGCGTAACACTTTCACCGATTACAACCGATGTTTGGTCAATCGTCGCACTTTGAATAACACATGTCGATTTGCAGTTAAAATGATGTCATCATTAACGACCAACATACAATATGCGTACAAGTATATTATGATGTTGGAAAAATTGAAACAACAATGGCTACTCAACAAGCTGCCTAGAAACCAACAACACTTGTCAAATCTTACGGAACAAATTATTTTAGGGGAAATGGCAAAACAAATGAATGAAAAAAACAATCGTATTTGGATGACAAATAATAATAATTTTTCTCGTCGTCGTCTTCTTTACAAGCTACATTTATTTTTTGACAAGAATTATGCCGCGGTAATGTTCATTACTGTACCGCCGATGAACGTGAACAATGGCAATTCAACGTTGTACAATTTGTATCGCGTAGTGTCGATTCCTTTTTGTCGGGGCAAAATTTGTTTAATCATAATACCGTCTCACGAGTATGTAGCCATTTCGATCAACAGAAATTATTTTATGTTTGTGGTGAACATACAACAAATGGATACAATATGTTTTAATGCGTGTATCGACGATGGTTACCCTTGTTACATTTGTCCGAACAACACTACTATTGGCTCTGACCGTCCTTTGGCCACTATAGACTCTCGAGTGTGCGAAGTGGAATTGTATATGGGTCGTGCGCCGACGTCTATTGAACAATTGATTAGTGTGTGCGACATTCGCATAGCAAATGTTATAATTAAAGAAGCGTACGTTTTGCCAATTGCTTCCTTCAAATGGTTGTATTTATCTTTGTCTAAAGAAAAAAAAATTAATGTAAAATGTAGAGCATTTACACCGTTGATTAGCATCGCTCTATCATATCGTAGTGGAATATTACAATGCATCAACAATACCATTAACAGTACCATCATCACCACTACTACCACTACTACTACTACTACTATATATCAACATCGTTTTAGTTACACCGATTACTTTAACAGTTCTTTATTGATACACATCGACAATCCGTTGTCATTTCAAAAGTTAACTTCGCTCAACAGATCCACACTATTGACACTCGAGCCGTTCATCACCGCCAAAATGTATGCTAATAAACAACCACACAAAACTACTCTTCCCTCATATCATTTTCATTATACTACAATTAATAATAAAAATAATAATGATGATAATAGTAACGACAATAAAAGAACACATAATATCATTTGGATTATATGCGCTAGTGTTGGTGTAACAATAGCATTAACAACAACAACAATCGTATTATTAATGATTTATTATAGAAAAAAAATAACATCTCAATCGGTGTCCAATAACAATTTATTGATGATGGAACAAAAATTACCACGACAACGACAACGACAGCAGCAGCAGCAGCAGCAGCAGCAGCGACACTACCATCATGCGATGTACGATGATGAACAGGACGATTCGGACGAATCGGAGAGTCGTGGCGGTCGTTTAGTATATTTAAATGTTAACAACAAAAATGACGCGTTATATTATGTACCCACAATAAATGATATTAACATGTAATTATTATTTTTATTATTATGTCGTCGCTTCCACTAAATGTTCCAACGTACACAAGTGTTTGATGGCGAACGATTTTATTTTTACCAATTCTTCTAAACAATAATTATCCTCCTGTTGTTTGCTCAACAAGTTGGCCATTTCATTTATAAAGCGCTCGCTTTGTTGTAAAAAATAATCGTACACCAACGGACAATTGTTCAATTTGACCATAGCGTTGTAGCGTGTGGAAAAATAGAGTAAATTACGCGTGCAACACAACTTTTTTAATTGTTCGTTGTCAATATCCAAATCGGTGTGATCGTTGATAAATGCCAATTTATCGATGTGCGTAGTTGTCGCTATATTATTATTGCCGCCATTACCACTACCATTATTACCATTACCGCTACTATTATCATCAAGATTAATAAAATGGTTAAGAACGTTTATTTGTTCTCTCAAACCTTGTATGTCGGCGGCTATCATTAACAATTTGTCGGCAATAATAATGTCATTGTTGCTATTGCTGCTGTTGCTGTTGTTGTCGTCGTTTACATTATTATTGTGACCGTTGTGTGATTTAATAAAAAAAGATCTAATTTTTTTATTTTGTATTTTTATTAACCTTTCTAAATCCTGTCTAGCTTTATTGACAATTTTATTTAAATCTGTAACAGACATTATTTTTATTGTATTACTTATATACATTTAAGGTTCGACATAAAAAAACAACACCGGCTTCACGGCCAACGAATACACCTTCGAAGTTATTTTTTTGTTGTTCAAATCTGTCATGGAGGTTTCAATTTTGCCCGCTTTGACGCCTTCGATCACCGCGCAAATAATCATTTCCACTTCGTTGGAGGTGTTGGCCACGACGTCGTTCATTTCGAACACTGTGTCAAATTGTTCCTCCGTAAAGCGTTCAACTTGCACGGGATGGTTCAATTGACCGGTGGCAAAAGTGTTCATGTTGTTTTCACGTGTGATGGAATAGAATTTTCGCAACAAAAGTTCTCGGTCCCGGGGTTTGTCGGGCAGATTGATGCACACGCTCGTCTCCAACTTGAAAGGTAGATCGTCATTAAAGTAACGCTCCATTATTTGACCAAAAATTTTGTTGTGATAATAAATGTTGTTCCATTGAATGGTGAAAAAGTTGCCGTGCACACTTTTCGCGCGCTTAATTCGACCGTAATCAATGAAAACAAATCCACTGGGTTTGCCTCGAACACGACGACCGATATTGTAGGTCGTTTTCGCACCCACCGGCTCTACGATCACAATATCTTTGTCTATATCAGGATACAAACGAGAATGCCATTCTTGTAGATTGTCCGTGTTGTTCAACTCGTCGAGACCGCTCGTCAGATATTGATGGCCGTTGTACGCCAAAACCGAATTGTTTTTGTGTTGTAAATTATAAACGACTTTGTCGAGCCAAGTGATGCGTAATGTTGAGGCGGCGGTGGTGGTGGTGGTTAAAGAATCGCCACCGCTCATCGACGAAGGTGGAGGAAACACGCATAACATGTCATCTTTTGCGTATGGTATTAGTGTGGTAGTTTGAATATGTTCGTCGTTGTCATCACCGCTGGTATTCATCTCCTCAATGGTCACTTCGTGACGCCGATGTTGTTTGCTTTTCCTCTCTTCATCTTGTATCGATTTCCTTTTTTCCGACATAATTAAATGAAAAATAAAACAATACTATATGTGTGTGTATATTTTATATGTTATTTTTGTGTGTGTGTGTCTGTGCGGTGTGAAACGTGACACAAACAAAATACAACTGATTGTTTTTATACACAAGTGCACACACTATATCGACTGATTACACGACACACGTTTGTATACACAATTAAGAGACACTATTAAATATGGACGACAATGTCATTATCAACACCGGCGGCGATGTATTCGCGTACACGTCTGAGGATCTCTTAAAAAATATCAGTTTTAATTGTACCCAGTGTGCACCATTCAAACTGAATCATTACGCTGCACTCAAACGTTTTAGCAATGGTATTTTGGACCACAAAAGTGTCGACATGTCCACCATGGACGAAGTGAGGAAAAAATTTAATTTTAAGATAGACTCCAACATTAATTATATAACAAATATTTTCAATTATGAATTTGTAGTATTCGATTACGATTTGAGCGTCATACACGTTGTGGACGCGCTCACAAAAACAAAGCTTGGCGAACTTAAAGTTTCTCTAAACAACAATTTAATCATCATTACCACTAACACTACTATCACCGATGGAAATAATAGTGTATAACGAGAATATGAGCGATAATATTGTTGCGCTCACGGAACGCATCAATTCTTTTCACAACTATCCGCACGTGTCGCACACAGAGTTTGTTATCTCGTTGGCAATTCACGGATTTCGTTACAACAACAACAACAACAACAACAACAACAACATCGATGATCGTGTGATGTGTGATTTTTGTGGGGTAACAATCGAACGTTGGTCGCCCGATGACAATATCGATCACATCAATACAATTCATCTTCTTCATTCACCATACTGTTCGTATGCGAGAAAATATACAAACAGCAGCAGCAGCAACAGCGGCAGCAGCAGCAACAATTACAACACTATTGATAGTAATGGTAACGGCGATGATGGTGATGATGATGATAATAATATTAATATAACTAACAACAATACAATTTTAATAGCTAAAGGCGTACCTAAATGTATACATAAAGAAATGGTGCATGTACAAACGCGAATTAACACATTTGCAGAGTGTTGGCCCGGCGTTTTAGCTCACATGGTGGAGACGATCGCAAAAGCTGGTTTGTTTTACGAGAATCGAGGCGATGAGACGCGATGTTTTTATTGTGATTGTGTTGTGAAGCAATGGGGTTTGAACGATGATCCTTGGCACAAACACGCTGTTGCAAATCCCTATTGTTATTTTGTTGTTTCTATAAAAGATAAAAAAGAAAACCACCCAATGAATGACAACAATCATAATGGTCAACAACAATCGCATACAATTAACAACGATAACACAGTTGCAGCGTTATCGTCTTCGTCCTCATCGTCATTATTACCATTGTCGTTTGAATGTAAAGTTTGCTTGGAAAAATTGTGCGATACAGTATTGATGCCATGTCGGCATTTGTGTGTATGTATAAATTGTTATTTTGAATTAGATCAAAAGTGTCCTACGTGTAGACAAGACGTTTGTGATTTTATTAAAATATTTGTTTCATAAAACAAAAAATGTATTACATCTTTTATAATGGATATGATTTCGAAAAAAGGTTTTCTAAAGAATTTCTAAATTATATATATCGTTCAAACAACAATAACTGCAGCAGCAGCAGCAGCAGCAATTTTTGTTCAAAAAAAGATGATTTGAGAACGTGTATTGATTGGAACAAGAGTACACGTAAACAATTGTGTGTGACTAGCGAAAAAGTGTACAATAAACTTTTAAAATGTACAGGTCATTATTATTGGCCCGATGGTAAAAAATTTCGATGTTACCCTTACAAACAACAACGGCAGCATCAACAACAACAACAACAACAACAGCATCAAAAGTACAACAATAATCGTTCGTCACTGTTTCATTATCGAAACAACAACAACAACAACAACAACAACAACAACAACAACAATAATGATGGTTGTAACGGTCGTCGTGGTCGTCATCAGCGCCGTCGTCAATCGCCACCAATTCGATCGACGGTTGTGATAGCAACGGCGGCGTCAAAAACTCCCTCGCCTCGTCCTAAAGTGGCCTTTTCACCAACACCATCATCACCATTACTTTGGCACGACAATGATGTGGACGATCAAGAACTGGATTTGTACGCTCAAACGCACGGCTACGAAGACAATGACAACATTTTGGAAGAAGGAGAAATTGTCGATTATCATACCACCTTTTCTTGTGAAAAAAGATAATCCCAACAACTGACAACTATTCATATACATATATAAAAAAATAATAAAGGCATGTATAATAAATAATAGTGTTGTTATTACCATTGTGTTAAAGTTCACAAAATGTTAAAGTTCAAATGTAATAAATTGAGTATATATATATTCAAACACAAAAAGCGCGTACATTCATTATTAATTTTCATCATGTCAACTAATTGTAATAATATGGATTTGAGATCACAATTAATTGAGATTAATAAACGAAAAAAACAAATTTTAATCAAAACTGATCATTTGGCCAAACTCAAATCCATCACAAAAAACAGTCAAGAACTACAATGTATGGAACAACAGTTAGTTGAGTTGAGAAAACAATTTTTGAACTTTAGTGTAGAAAATTTTTAATTATATTAATTATAAAATAATAAACAATGTATAATAAAATATTATTATTTTTTTTTTTTTTACACATTTATTGTTTTAAAATCTGGTATATAAACACCGCTACGTCCCGATTTATATACGGTAGAATTGCTTTCCATCAAATTAAATTTGTCTACACCAGTGTTTTTGTCGAACACAGAAAACGGTGTGGTAGTATAAATTAATAGTTGATCGGGCGCTTTGACGCCCGCATCCACGTATATCGTATATAATGTAAAACGTGTATGATCCATAATAGCACGTTTTTCGTTTTCTTTTAGATTTGAGCAAATCTTTAAAACCATTTTCTCTACCATGTCCGTAAACAACACGGACAAATCTTCAAATATTATGTCAATAATGTTGTTGTTGTCTTCTAGTCTTAAATCGTGCAACAATTGTAATGCATGCATATAGTGAACATGCTCATCTTTCATTACTTGCATGTTAATTTTGACACAAGTATTGATGAAACCGCTCTCGCCCATTAAATTGATTATCAAAAATGGCGCTGCAAACAAATACCTTTCACACATAATCATTGTAATGAGAAAATGAGCTTTTAACTCGATTTCATTTTCCGACGACGACGACGATAATGATGGTGGTGGTGGTGGTGTGTAAGTGTTGATTGCAGTACAATCCATCAAATAATTAACAAAAACATTACTCGTCAACATGTCGACAGTATAGTGTTTGGAGACACACGCCAACTCCAACATACGATTGTAAACAATTTTGTGAACGGTCTCGCGAGCGCCTTGATCGGCAAACATCCACTGTGTCGATACGGCCCATTCTAATTTGTTTTCATCGATCAAACTCATCACCTTGTCATCGCCTATGGCGAGCGCGGCGAACGATTGCAACAGAGCGTCTTGCCACGCACAGTCTACTTGCAAAAATCCATTTAAATCGTCCATCGGATTGTGTTCGTTGGCATACCAATGGTTGGCTTGATGTTCCTGATAATAGCGCCACGAAGGCAAATAGTCCGGTGGCCATATTTGTAATTGTTTTTTTGAACCGTTGTGTTGATGGTGATCGTAATCGTGGCGGTCGTTCAATAAAGGCAAAACGCTTTTGGCGTTTATATTTAAAAACCATTTGTTGACTCTTTCCATTGTTGTTGGCGCACCACACTGTTGTAAATGTGAAACGCGTGACTGTCTTTTTTATACTAAAAATTATATCTTTTTCACAACGACAACGACAATTGACGACACTTGGTTGTTCACCACCATTATCATCATGAACGCGCGTCTCAATAATTTGCCAACGGCCGGTTCGATAGTTTTGCGAGAGCGTATGATGTTGCCCGGCGAGACCGCCGACGAATTTGTCGAACGTTTGGCCTACGCGTTGGCGCCGCAAAAAGCCTCCGCCGTCAAAGATTTGCTGCGTTCAGCCGCAATGATTCCCTCGTCGGCCGTGTGCCGTTTTTACAATACGGGCAAAGAGACGCCGAGCGCTTGTTATTTGTTTGTGTTCAGCAAAAACTACGATGCCGACGTAAAACTGGAGGAAATGCACACTGTGACACGAATGGCAATCAAAGGCACCGGCGTGGGTGTGGGCGCTGATAATTTGCGTTCAGGCAGTGTCACCATCGAAGGCGTACTCCAAAACAACTTTATTGATATTTGTACCAATCTCAATCAAAGTATTAATTTATCAGTGACTACGCGCAAGTCTCGTCTCGCCATGTATCTATCTTTGCACAACATTAGCGCGTACATGTGTCTTAGTTTGCGTCAACAAAACAACATGATAACTCCTAATGTATTTTACGGTTTGATGATTCCCGATTTGTTTATGCGCGCCGCCGAACGCGACGAAATGTGGTACTTTTTCGACGGTCAAACAAGCCTTGAGAACAACGAGGACGAGGACGACGCGGTTTCTTCTCTCAACGATTGTTACGGTGTTGAATATGAAAAATTGTATGAACGTATGGTGGAGCGCAAAATGTATGTCAAGTGTATGAGAGCATCGGTGTTGTTGGGCGAGATCGTGAGTTGTCTCACAGAGAATGGATTTCCCTACATTGTGTTTCGTGACACCGTCAACAAATACAACAATCAACGAGCGTTGGGTGTTGTTCAAACTTTAAACTTGTGCGCAGAAGTGTGCCAACATGCCACAAACTCATTAGAGCGACGCAACGCCTCTCTCTGCACACTTATGACTTTAAACGTGGCTGCGTTTTGTGAACGACAACAATGCATGTGGCACTTAATCGAACACGATTTGCGCGCCGTATCCATTCCGCTCGACGTGTTGCCCGAAAAGCGTGACAACGACGAAATTTTGGCACACTGTCTATACACAAGTTACATGTGCACGTTTGTGTTAAATTACATGTTGGGCGATAGCGAACGTCGGGAGATTGGTGTTTCGCCTACGGGTCTGTTCGATGCGGTGTGCATAAAACACGGCGTGGAAGCGGCCTACGCAAACGCTATGATCTCGTATGCGGCACTCGTATCAGAATACATATATTATGGATGTGTGTTGGCCAGTGTTGTGTTCAATCGTATGTATCGTGTGGAGTGTGTAAATTTTAAACATAGCGCTTTCGCCAAAGGTCAATTTCAATTTGATTTGCGCAATATCACACCCACACTCGCAAACAAATGGCAAATGATGAGAGAGTACGTTAAAGGTGGCATGGCCAACAGTATGTTAACTGCGCAAGCGCCCACCGCCACCACTAGTTTGATTACCAACGTGACGGAATCAATACAATTCCCGTTGGCCGGCAAGATAACAACAAAAAACAGCAAATCTGGACGTTTTGCAGATGCGCCTTTTTATGCCGCTGTTAGTGGTTTGCAAAACGACGTGATAGTACACAAAAACGTGCCAGTGCTGGATCAAATAAAAGTGTATGCCAACGCGGCACCTTACGTCGATCAGTCGCAATCGGTGATCGTCAATTGTTCTCCGGAAAACACAAAAGTGTTTGAAACGATTGTGCACGCATTTAGACACCAATTAAAAACGGGCATCTATTACTTTTCCTTTACATCGCCCACGCAATACATTAATCTGGGGAATGGCACTGCCGCCGCCGCCGCTAGCAAATTTAGCAGCTGTTCCGCTTGTACATTGTAAAATTATTTTTAAATAAATAAATGACACACATGGACAATTTATCAATAAAATGGTTATTTTTATTTATTCATTCATTCATTCATTCATCAACAATTTATGTACATATTTTTCATTATATATCGCGTGGCCGCGCGCCTTCTCAAAATCTTCAATTATCTCCGACATTGGCGTTGAGGGCGACAAACGTTTTTTTATGTAATAGCACACCAAAAATCCTGTGCGGTTCAGTCCGTGGGTGCAATGAACACCAATCAACATGCCCGGACATTTAGTTTTAAAATGATCCATTGTTTCGATAAATTGTTGAATATATTTCTCGTCGGCCGCTTTGTTGCTGGGTACGTTAATTTTTTTATACAACACACCGGCCTTTTCAAACTCGTGACCGTCATAATAATTGTTGTTGGATAAATCCACCACGGCTCCTAGGCGAGGCAAGTGTTTTACCACACTGCTCACTTGCCATTTGTTCTCATCGCCGCCGGTTACATACTCAAAATGTTTACTCTCCAAAGGAGTTTTGAAACATATAATATTTGTTGCGTTAATCGGCACACCGCAAGTGTTTACGTAATGCCAATTGTCGGGAACTTTTGCTGCGTCCATTTTACTACACACACTCACTTCCACTAACCTCAAATTAATTTCAAAACTTATACATGTTAATAGATATTTTATGTTGAATCTATTTTATGTCGAATTAAATAAACCACACTCTTCGATTGTAATTTACATGAAGAAATCAACTTGTAAATCACAATAGTGAATGTGATGACATCATTTAAAATGAAATCATTGTCAATGATTCATTTTTAAAATGAGATCATTAACAATGATTTCATTTTATAATGATGTCATTTTAATGAATCATATTATGCCACATTATTAATAAAATGACATCATTAAAAATGAATTATAAATATAAATGACACATAGTGTTTGATCGTAGTTTACATGAAAAAACCAACTTGTAACGCACAATTAGTAGCTAAAAAAAAAAAATACAAATACAGTATTTTATCGGTGTTAAATATAAGTAAAAATGAACGCTATATGTTTGATTGAAGGCGATGTGCAGGGTCGTGTGTATTTTCAACAAAACGATCCCAATTGTTATATTAAAATTCACGGATATCTATTGAACGTGCCGCGCGGATTACACGGATTCCATGTGCACGAATACGGTGACACCAGCAACGGTTGCACGTCGGCCGGTGAACACTTCAATCCTACTCATCGAAACCATGGAGCGCCCGACGCTTGCGATAGACACGTCGGCGATTTGGGCAATATAAAATCAATAGGTAGCACCGCTTTGACGGAAATCAACATAATAGATAACGTCATGTCTCTGTATGGACCGCACAGTATATTGGGACGCAGTTTAGTGGTGCATACCGATCCTGACGATTTAGGTCTCACCGATCATCCCTTGAGCAAAACCACCGGTAATTCAGGCGGACGACTTGGTTGCGGTATAATTGGCGCGTGTAAACCACCACCACCACCACCATCATTATCATCACACGATTATTGATAAACCACCACCACCACCACCACCATCATTATCATCACACGATTATTGATATTGTTACAGTTAATAAATAAAAAAATGACATATAGTGTTTGATCGTGGTTTACACAAAGAAACCAACTTGTAACTCACGTTAATGTGATGATATCATTTGTGATGATGTCATTATATGATAAAAATAACATTTTTTGTGTTATTTATTGTGTAAGTTAATATCATTTAATGCAACTTAAAACAATAATATACAATAATGCATCAACGCCGCGCTGTTGCATTCAACAGTGGCATGTCTACTATGCGTAGATTTGACGATTGTGATGGTAACAACAACAGCAACAACAACAATAACAACAACAACAGCAATAATAACAACAATACTTCTTTAATAAAACACGAATTGAATACTTTAAAACAAAATGTACACGATATGTGCACTCGATTATCAACCAATTATGATTGTAGTAAATTTATCACGGACACCAACGTAAGTAATAGTATATTGTCGACTAGGTCGCCTCCTCCTACTGCTTTGATAACAACAACAACAACATCGCCTTTTCAACGTCAAATTTTAATGGACACAGTATCGTTGGAAAGAGAAGGAGGAAGATGTCCCTAATTTTGTGGAATCCCGCATTAACAATTGATAAAAATGCAACATATTTAATTGATCCCGACGATTTTATTGGAAAAATTGTGCTAACTCCGTACACGGTGTTTCATGAAAATGGACTTTATATAACGGTGTCGGGATTACGTTTATCCATGTTGTTAAAAACACCATCAACAACAACAACAACAACAACAGCAACAACAACACAACTTTTACTTATGAAAAAAAAAAGTAAAAAAAACGTGTGTTTTATAAACAATAGTATGATGAACGTATTGAACTCTCACATAAACACACCGTTGTGTATAAAAAAAATCACACAGGAATTAATGACATCATCGCGCAATGGAATGTATAGAAAACGATTTATTTGGAATTGTTACATTTTAAATGTGTTAACGTGTGTCAAATGCTCCAACAAGTGTTTATTAGAAGCGATGACAATTTTCTACAAAGGCGAGACAAAGTGTGTAAACGAAGTGCTGCATTTAATGGTGAAATCTCAAAATGCATACAAACCGCCCAATTGTGAAAAAATGAAAAATATAGATAAATTGTGTCCGTATGCGGGCATGTGTAAAGGTCTCAATCCTATTTGTAATTTTTAAAATAAAAATAAAAAATGTTAATTAATTTATTTTATTTTATTTTTTTTTTTTTAATAAGTATTTTACTGTTTTCGTAACAGTGTGTGTAGTAAATAAATCAATATATAATAATTTATTAATATATAATATGCCGGATTATTCGTACGCGTACCGGCCCACCATTGGCCGCACATATGTGTATGACAATAAATATTACAAAAATCTAGGTTCAGTTATTAAAAACGCTAAACGGAAAAAGAGTCTGTTGGAACATGAAGAAGCAGAAAAATATTTGGATCCTTTAGATCACTATATGGTGGCGGAGGATCCTTTCTTGGGGCCGGGTAAAAATCAAAAGTTAACTTTGTTCAAAGAGATTCGTAATGTAAAACCGGACACGATGAAACTGATCGTCAATTGGAGCGGCAAAGAGTTTCTTCGTGAGACTTGGACTCGTTTCGTTGAAGACAGTTTCCCCATTGTTAACGATCAAGAAGTAATGGATGTCTTTTTGGTAGTCAACCTGCGTCCCACTAGACCCAATAGATGTTACAAATTCCTCGCTCAGCACGCGCTTCGTTGGGACGACAATTATGTTCCCCACGAAGTGATTAGGATTGTGGAGCCGTCGTACGTGGGCATGAACAACGAATACCGTATTAGTTTAGCCAAAAAGGGTGGCGGTTGTCCCATTATGAACATCCACCGAGAATATACCAACTCTTTTGAGTCTTTTGTCAACCGTGTTATTTGGGAAAACTTTTACAAGCCTATCGTGTACATTGGCACGGATTCGGGTGAAGAGGAGGAGATACTTATTGAAGTGTCACTCGTGTTTAAAGTGAAAGAGTTTGCGCCCGATGCACCTCTTTTCACAGGACCCGCATATTAATCATTATAACACATGTAAATAATAAAAAAAACATGTAAATAGCACATAAACTGTGTTTAATCAACTGGGGTGGATTTTTACATCTTTTCTAATTGTATCATTTTGTGCGTCATCAATTTTTTCTATTCTTTTAAAAAGTGCCGTTGTAGTGTTGTCTGTTATAAAAATATAATTAGGCGCTTTATTAATGTATATAGGTGGTTTTACTTCTTGCATTTAAATAAACTGATCTCTTATATCATATATTTTAAATAAAACAACACAATCAATTAATTTATAATGTTTATTAAAAACTGAAAATAAATAATTTATACACAATCAATTTATACACAATCAATTTATTAAAAAAAACTGAAAATATATTAAGTTTCCTGTTTATTAAAAAAAACTGAAAATATATTAAGCTTCCGTTTCAATGGATTTTGTCAACAAATGATTGACTCGTTTCAATAAAATTTCCAACGCATACGAAGACACATGATTAATGGCCCTCTCTAAATGTTGTTTTGCGTCCATGTAGCGCTCTTTAAATATATAATCTTCTATAGCTCTTTTAAAAGCGTTCAAATCGGTCTCGTAAAGAGGTCTATTTATAGTATTGTACGATGCATTTAGGGAGTTTTCGGGCAAATCCAATATGTTCTGGTCTTGTTTCACTTGGGCTTTGAGCTCGTTCAAAATTTCCATTATTTGTGTAATCACTTTTTGTGTGCGAGGTTTTTGTTTCAATAAAGCTTCTATATTGCTCATTTGCATTTGAATATTGTTCCTTGTTTTTTCATCGTTTTGATAAATTTCACTGGCCACCAACACGTTATACAAACTTTTTACATAGTCCACTTGTTGCGGATCAACTTTACTGGTGACTATACCCCATTCTTCTTCTTCTTCTTCGGTCAATTCCGATGCTGTAGTTTCCGCGACGGCTACCCGTCTAGAGGATATCGAGTTGATTAATGATTGCATTCCTGGATTAGTGGCGGCTGTTGTCGTTTTTTGTGGTTTAACTTGTTTTTTAGTTTCTTTTAATTTTTTTCCTTTTCTTATTTCTGCTAATATATCAGACATATCGGCTTTAGCAGGCGTCCGTGGAGGCATAGTTTTTTCCGAAACAGATTTTAATTGTTTTTTTCTATCTTTTATTGATTGTTCAGACAAATCAACAGTTTGTTGTGATTGTTGTTGAGGAGGAGGAGGAAACTGTTGTTGTTGTTGTTGTTGTTGTTGTTCGGCCGGTGATGATTCTGGCATAAATAAAGGTATAGACGGTGGCGGTGGAGGCGGTGGAGGACCTGGAGGCGGTGGGGGACCTGGGCCAGACAACGATTCTTCTACTTGCATAAATAAAGGTATAGAAGGCTGCGGCGGCGGCGGCGGTGGTGGTGGCGGTAGTAATGATGGTGGTGGTGGAACAACAGAAAGTGGACCTAACGATTCTGGCAATGAGACCGGTAACAATGATGGCGGCGGCGGTGGAGGCAATGTTGTTTCTGTAACGACTGGTATTGTTTGTGTAGTTTTTGTTTCTGTAATTGTTGTTGTTGGTGGTATTGTTTGAGTAGTAGTATCAATAGTCGTTGCGTTACGAGAAGCAACAACAGCAGCAGCAGCAACTGGTAATGTTGCACTAGCAGCATTTTGAATGTAATCAGAATAAATATTGTAAAAATCAGAAATTAAAACAGTCATTTCTATTTGAGTGATAGTGTTGTTTGCTAATCTCTGTTCAATGTTTGCCAGTTTTTCATTTAACAAAATTCTATACACAGAGTTGGCGTTAACACCCAAAAGGGCGCGTTTCATACCGTCCAAAGCGTACGTGTGAATGGTGTCGCTGACCACGTTGCCTCCGTATTGTTTTCTCACATAGAGTAGGTCGTCAGCAATGCCATTCGCCAATTTCAATATACTGAACACTATATTTCGAGTTAAAGTTATTTGGTTCGTTTCGATTGCAGCGCTGATCGTATTCACATATTTTTCGTATTCCCGCTTTTGCACAGTTGTGTCGCCGCTTTCATTCTCATCGTATTCGGATAAATATGCATTCAAATCGTTCAACAGTCTGTGTGCGTCTAAATTTTTCTCATTTTCCAATATATAAGATCGTACCGATTGTTTATTAGTGTAATTCATAATTAATTTATTATATTTTTACTATATAATGACCACAACAACAACAACAACAACAACATTAGAACAAATTAATAGTTTTTATAAAATGTGTAAAGTTGTTGTTGAACCGCCACGATTTAAACTAATAAATGGTAAATTTGGTAAAATGTCCCTGTTACACCACACGCTTACAAGTAAAATGTATTTGCAAAAAAGTATCAGCAACAGAGATTTTAATTCGGACGAGATTAAAATTCATCAATTGATGGAAAATCACGATAATTTTATTAAACTATTTTTCTATTACGGTTCCATGAGCGGGCAGCACACTCTCGTCATGGACTATATCAATTGTCCCGATTTATTTGAATTATTACGATCAAACGACGTAACACTGACACACAATCAAATCGGCAATATTGTTCGTCAGTTGTGTTGCGCCCTCAACGATCTTCACTCGTCGTGCGGATACATACACAACGATGTTAAATTGGAAAATGTCTTATATTTTGAGGCGTTAAATCGTGTTTATGTGTGCGATTATGGTTTATGCAGACCGGAGAACACGCCGTCCGCACACGACGGCACCGTGGAATATTTTAGTCCCGAAAAAATTAGACGTCACAATTACGCTCGCTCTTTCGACTGGTACGCGGTGGGGGTGTTGACTTATAAACTGTTGAGCGGCGGGCGTCATCCGTTCGAGAAAAAATTTAACGAAAAATTTGACGTTTCCACAATGAAACGTCGACAACGTTATGATGAGATAAATTTTTTGCCAGATATAAACAGCGAAAAAGGACGCGACTTTGTGTTTTCTTTGACTAGATTTGATGTTACGTATAGGTTAACAAAATTTAAACACATCATAAAACACAATTTTTTATTGAGTAAAAATTAACGGTTGATAATTAACATTATTATTATTATTATTATTATTATTATTATTATTATTATTATTATTATTATTATTATTGTTGATTATTATATTATTGGGATCGTTTGTTATAGTTGTACACATATTATTATCGTCGTCGTCGTCATCATCATCATTATCCTCACCCTCAATATTATATGTTAAATAAAAAATACCATTGGTATCAACAATAATATTATTATTCATTATAAAATAAACTTAATTAGAAGAAATATTAATTTATTATCTTTACTAAAAAATTATTAACAATTATATTATTTTATATCCTCCACCAAAGAAAAAAAAATACATTTAATTATCCTCCACCAAAAAATACATTAATTCCATTTTTTAATACATTTAATTATCCTCCACCAAAAAATACATTAATTTCATTTTTTATTAGTTAGTTGTTTGTGCTACCGCACCATTTGTTTAATGCCTTTTCAATTTGCAACGCTTCATATTTGGTTGTGATTGATTTTAATTGTTTTTTTGTTTGATTCAATTCTATAAATGATGTCTCGCAATTTTTAATTTTCTTTTTCAACGCGTAAATAGTTTTGGTTAATTTTTCAATTATATTTTGCTTTTCGTTAAGTTTTTTATTCAGCTCCAATATCATTTCGTTTTGCTGGGCAACAATTATATTGTTTTGATGTACTATATTTTCTTTCTCCGATTCGTTGACAGCCAAAGAGAGTTCTAAATCTTCAATCATTTTATCTTTATTTTTGTTTTCTTGTAAACACTTTTTAATTACTTCCAAAGCATTTATTTTAACAGTTATCTTAACAGCATTCCTTGTTGGGTCTTCGTTTTCATTGTGATGATTGTTTTCCAATAATGTAATCCATTGTTTCTTAAATTCTCGACGAGCATCAACGGCAGGTATTTGTTTTTTTGTAAATTGACACTCAAAAATGTTGTCTCTGGTCAAAACACGCCACGCAATCACTTTTACTTTGCAATAAGGACATTCAACAATGCGATGCTTATTTAATTTTATAACACATTTAAAACAAAAATAATGATGACACGCTTGCGAAGACATAAACAATCTACTATCATCATTTTCATTTTCCACATAAACGTTGCTACACAGAATACACTCAATTTTAACTTCATTGTTGATTCTAATTTCATCATCATTATCATTATCATTTTCATTATTATTTTCATCATCATTTTCATTATTATTTTCATTATTATTTTCAACATCATTTTCATTGTTATCTTCAATATTATCATCATATCCCCACCAAGAAAAAGTTCCTTCTTCTTCTTCTATAGATAAAGGTCTTGCTGCTGGCACAATAGATGCTATTCTTTCTTCTTCTTCATTATACGGTTCTGAATTCATGTTGTTGTTGTTGTTGTTGTTGTTGTTGTTGTTATTGTTGTTGTAACTCATTTTGTTTTTATTCAATATACGTTGAAAAAATATATGTTAAAAGAATCGTTCGTTTGCTATATATATATTCACCATTATCTTTTAATTGATAATATAAAATAATTGATAATATATTGCTGCATATTGCTGCATTGTTATCGTTATCTAAATATCTTTACGTTATCTAAATATCTTTATATTTGTGTTATCTAAAAAATGTTGTTATCGTTATCTATAAATTATCTTTATATTTGTGTTATCTATAAATTATCTTTATATAAAAGAAAATGCGATAGTAAAAATTTATTTTAAATAAATTCTATCTACACACGTATATCATGTTCAAAGTAAATCGTCAAACCCAATTATTGTTTGTGAGCACTTTATCTGATTTGGGACACACCATGGCAAGATTAGATATGCCCGATGGTGTATACAAAATTAACTATTACAACAACGGTTATTATTTCAGCAAATCAAAAAAACCCATCCCTTTTTTTGTTAATTATCATGGTCGCCGTCGTGCTGCAAAAAAAACATGTTTGACCGGTCATCAATTTCATTTGGGAATGGCGGGCACGACAAGCGACAAAGGCCACACCAACAACTATCACAGAGTGCGATTGTTCAACGAATACATAATGAAATACATGACATCAGAATGGTTAGCGGAACACTATGAAGAGCAACAGCTTGTCAACGAGGGTGATAAATTACGCATCGATCATTTAACAGATTTTAACAATGTTCCATTGATATTTTATATTGAATCGCAATTGATCGCGGCGGATTTGCAATATATCATATTGGAAGAGAACAACGAACGGTGCGGCGGTAACGTGTTACAGTGTTTTAATGTGTTGTACAAATACAATAAAATCGGTGTGGCCGTACTACAAGAATGTTTGCATCGAGTGTTCAACAACAAACACACGGGAATTGTGTTGTTTGTATCGAATAATCAATTTGCTATAGGCAATTTTAATATTTTTGTTAATAATGATAATAATAATAATAATAATAATAATAATAATAATAATAATAATAATAATAATAATAATAATAAAAATTGTAATGAAAATATAAATAATGAGAGTAATAATGAAAGTAGCGACGACAACAATGATAACAATTATATTTGTGGATTTGATCCTTGTAACTGTGCTTATTGATTTTTTTTATATCGATTTATTATAAATAAATGGGATTAATTGACATATTGTTATTTAATGGCTAACTGCAATAGTGCCTAATAGTGCTATACATTTAGTGCTATTCTATACATTCCATTTATCACATTAAAACACACTTTATTTATTTATATATTTATTTACATTATTATTTATATATATATCATTTTGCTTTCAACACTTTCCTACATTTTGTTGTTTTTCTATACATTTCCACACATTAAACAATTCCGTGTCGTTGTATATATTTTTGAACAAAACTCTTTTGCACATGTCACATTTAAATTTATCATATTTATCAATCTCCACTAGCAAGTCGTTGACATGAACAAACGACAAAGACACATTAGAGTGATATCTCAACGCTTCACGTTTGTAATGTGTAGGTCCTTGCACCAACATGTATCTTGAAAATTTATGCTCTGTTGTCGGCTCTTTAGCAAAACACTGTTCACACAATCTTGATAAAGTACTCACACGAGTGTTGTCCGTGTATTTAGAAGACATTTTAGGTAAATGCACCCACAAAATGGGTAGTTGACTATGACTATATTCTGGTATTATACCAGTCTGTTTTAAATAATAGGTGGTTAAATATCGTCGAGAAGGGCGTTGCATTGTGCTAACGTCGCCCACAATGTGTCTGTTGAATGTGAGTAAAAATCACTAAACACATTCGGTTTTATACATTTATTTATATTTGATAACATTGTATTTGCTAATTTATTTATATTTGATAACATAATTATGACGATTAGTATTATTTAACATATCAAATTTTAAATTAACAATTGCGTCGTTGCAACAATCAAATTTAATGGTAATAAAAACATTATAATCAATATTATTATTAACTACTACATTATTAATTTTTGCAAAATGTACAAAACTTTTGAAACGCTTTTCGCTCATATAATCATTACGTGCAAAACGTGTATTTAAAAATTTAAATATTTTATTTGAATCAATTAATAAATTTGGCACTTTGCTTTTAATTACAAAAGAAAAAGCGCTTGGTCTAAAACGCTTATAATGGCTAAGTTTAATATTATTATCATAATTATCATCATCATAATCATCATTTTCATCATCATCATCATCACTGCTTGTTATTGTTTCATCTTCGCTCATTTCATCTTCGTCCGTGTCATCATCGCCAGTGTCGTTGTTTATTTCTTTTTGTTCCATTTTTTCTTCTATTTTTTTCATTTTTTTTTCGCGCGTTATTCTGTCATTTTCACAATCAATGATATGACGTATCGCCTGCCACCAAGGAGGCATAAAATGATTTAGCATATGGTTTTTTGACGCCAGTAAATGCCGTCGAACATATTTCGGTATGCAAGTGTGAAAAAATCGTATAGGGTTTTCGGCCGCACACAAGGCTATAATATATGGAGTTTCTATTTTATTTAGCATGTAAACCCTTTTTAAAAAACACGTGTCTTCGCTGGGATTGTAATTGAACGGAGCATAGTCAAAATAATCTTTGTTGTAATCGCACTTGTAATTGTAATCGTCCCATTTCTTTAGTATTTTTTTATGCAAACGATTTGTCATATGACCCAAAAGCTCCGCATACACTATAGGATCGCCCAAATACGATAATATTTTTTCTTGCATCTCAAACGGCAACACGGGACGTGACATAATTTTTTTACCTTTTCGTTCGCTAACAGTCAAATAGTCGACAATAGATCGCTGAACCACTTTTCTTTCCACTTTTCTTTTTGATATCTTCTTTGCCACTGCCTTTGCCGTCGGCACCAGATAATGTTTAATGGATCGTTGATACAACATTATACTATAGTCAGCCAGTCCTTGTTGAACAGTCAAACAATACTGATTTACCAGTAGAATAACAATCGAATATATATTATACATATAGATTAGATAATAGTGTTATCAAATATACGATAACGAACTTTTTTGTATTGCAAAAAAGTTAAATACTCTACATGGTCCCATATACAGTACAAACTCTATGAATCGTAGACTATTTTATTTACATAGTCTACACTGTACAATATGCTCCCGATATACTACGCCCCACTCAACTTTTTTGTAATACAAAAAAATTCGTTATCAATCCCTCTCCCCCTTGATTACAGTATATAAACAGGCTTATTGCAACTTGTAATCACAGTTCGTTTAACACTGTTACAGTGAACACACCAGCCCACGATATGAATAATCAACAGTGTCGCACTAACAGACTTTCGTTGCGTCGTCGTTTAAGGTTTTCGCCGTACGAAGAAAATGAACAACAACAAGAACAACAACAACAACAACAACAACAACAACAACAACAGCAGCAGCAACAATCTCAGCAATCGCCGTCGCTTTTAAATGGTGATCATATTATTTTTTCAAATAGCGGTCGTATTATTTTTGAAGATAATAGACCACCCATTTTTGGAGGACCAAATGAAGATGATGGACCATCGCCAGATTATGAACCGTCGCCGCTTTCAAATCTAAATAATATTGAACGTTTTTACGGGGCAGTCGGGCCGAACGGAGAAGATGCAATTTATCGTGCAAACAACACTGCTAGCAATAATAGTGTTATTATTGTGGAAGAAGAGAATGATATTCAACACAGTCAATACAATCAAATTAACGATGAATTAATGTACGCAGGACAAAGATTTGATGATAATGAAATAATTGAATACGAACAAGAGCGTATGCTCAATAATAATGAAAACGACAATAGTGATCAACAGCAGCAGCAGCAGCAGCAGCAGCAGCAACGAGAAATCAAATTGACTTGCAATTTGTGCTACGAAACCGTTGTGGATATAAAAAACACCACGTCTTCATTCGTCACACCATCGACGTGTTCTCATTCGGTTTGTTTTAAATGCTACATACGTTTGTCCTCCACCCAAGGGATATGCTACAAATGTCCATTTTGTCAAATTTCCACCCAAGGGCGTGTATTGGCGCACAGTGGTGTGTCAACGTTTGAGTTGAGCGTTGTGAGAAAAAATCATAAGAGCGTTCGCGAAATGGATCAACATTGGAGTGCGCTGTTAGAACATAACACCGTCAACAATCCTCGCGACGATGTTTGGTCTAAAGTTAAAGAGTTGGAAACGGCAGAACGCGAGTATCGCGCCAAGATCAATAATCTAGAACATACAGTCACTATGCTTAAAACTGATTTGGTTATGTCTAAACAATTGCAAACGTTGCAAGAGCAAGACATTGAGCAGATGCGAAAAGAAAATAAAAACCTGATAAAAAGCAACAGTGAATTGCAAACTCAATTGGAAAAGCAAACCAAGGAGTCGGAATTAAAATTTAATAGTTTGGAGAAAATACTAAAAAAAATGCAAAAATAAATAAATAAAATTATTTGTTTTATTTAACAACTTTTTGTTTTATTTTTTCATTCGTATGACACGATGTAGCTAAGTTATAAATCAATCGTGTTTTACACGAAGAAACAAACTTGTATAGCACAATTAAATTATAGCACAATTAAATTTATCACTTTTTATTGGAATATAAAATGATATCATTATATTTATAAAATGATGTCACCAATTAATATATTTATAAAATGATGTCACCAATTAATTGTGCTATACAAGTTTGTTTCTTTGTGTAAAACACGATTATCTTATCGAATATGGTTTATCTTTATCGAGTATTTTTTTTATTTTTTATCTAATTTATCTTTGAGCTTTGAGATTGAGTTTAATAATATATATATAGTGAGCGCTGGTTAACCGCTGTGAACTATTAGTAGATGGTGTCGATCAAAATGAAACGAAAGTGTGTAGAAAAAAATAACAACAGTATCAAACGATTAATTACCACGACAACGTCGTTGTCGCCGTTGCCTCATTTGCCGTTAGAAATAATGGAAAAAATATTATTATATATTGATCCTGTGACGTGTGCAAAAGTTTTGGGTCAAATATCACCTCGTGTACATAAACAATTGTTGTTTGATAAAAATCACCGCAAAGCTTATTTTAACATTGCACCTTTTGATTATGATCCCAATAAAGACGTACATTTTTTGCAATACATCGCCGGTATAGACGACGACGACGACAACGTAACAGCTCCATATATTGTGGCTTTGTGTGCCGCAGAAAAACCCATGAAATTTTTTCACACCTGCCTACCAAAATATGTTCGACAAGAGTTGTTGGGATGTAAAAAGTTTAAATTTTTAAAATACTATTTACCTTCAATGTGGCAACTAGCACGTTTTACTATTGCTTACGAGAATAAAGTGTATTGTATTAACAAAAGAAGAAAAATACGAAGAAGCGACAATCATGTGAGTGATGATGAAGAATTTTTGTACGAACACGATTTAAATTATGCTGTTCGTTCGCGTGCCGAATATTTAGCGCCGAGCACATTTAAAATTGTGATAAGAAAACAAAAAAATAATTATGATGACATAAATGACGACATAATGGATTATTTGGGTAAACGGAAAAGGGGATACAGTGTCAAACAAAAAGTTTGTGAAGCTATTGTGGATAAAATGCGACGTCGTGGTATTGTGGATAAAAATAAACAAAATACATATTATAATATTTCGTTGAGTATAATTTATGATGAAAAAACAATCATAAACATGGGTATAAACACATATGAGCAATACACGCCTATAATAAGAATTGCAAGATATGTATATAAATAAAATATATTCTTTTCTATTTTTTAAATATGTATATAAATAATCAATCTTTTTTAAATAAAATATATAATCAATCTTCTGTTTTTTTATTCCAATTGAACAACACTGTGATCATCAACGCATATGTCGGGATATAAAATTTGTATGATTTTTATATCTTTTAAATTGACATGACATTTTTGGAGATTTTTATAAAAATGCGCCGACACATTACCAGACATGACGATTAATTCCTTAGGATAAAATAGATCATCACCTCCGTTGTTGTGTACACGTAAACCTTTAATAGAGCGTGTATATTTAGCTTCCACATTTTTTTGCACGGACAATAAATGCCATATTTGTGTTTCGTTTGCGGTGCGCGCCACCACAAATCCCAGAGACGATGTATATTTGTTGTGGACAAACAGATCGCAATAAATATGAGGTGCTCGCACACAACTTATTACGTATGCATTTCGTGTTTCGGCGGCACTATTATTGTTCCAAGGTGACATTAACGCCCTCAAATTGATGCTAATAGATCGGTTGCTTTCGTAGCCGCTTATCAATGTGGTTTTATCGGGTGGCAACGGCGGCGGCGGCATTGTATCCGGCCGATAAACGGTATCGTTGCTAATGATTAATTTAAAAATGTACATAATAACCGCATTTGTTTTATGTGGGATAATAAAATTGATAATGTTATCATCATGTCCGCCATCGGGTTGGTATAAATAAACGTTCATGTCGTGAATAAATTTAGTTATCCTTCAACAGTGTCGCGAACAAGTTCAGTAAAATGAACGACAACATTTGTAATTTGACAATGTTTAAAAATAGCGGCGCGACACCTACTCGATCGTCGTTTAGCAACGTCAGTGCCGCCGCCGATTTTTTGAACTCGTATATACCTTCACCTTTACAACAAATAGCTTATGAAAATGAAAACAGAGACGAACAATATCATCATCAGTATCAATACAACACTGACCGTATTGAAGAAACTACTTCTGATCCCGAACCAAGCGATACATTGTCGTTGTTGTTTACAGAAACAAGACAAGAACGAGTGTCATTGTCATCATCATCATCATCGTCACAACAATTGCCGCCGCCGCCACCGCCACGTCTATCGTCGTCGACACTTTTTGTGGACATGCCGTCTGTAGATTCTAATATATTGAACAGTTTAATGCCTACAAATTCAAGTGAACTAAATACAATTAACGCAGTGATGAAGCACACTGAACTGCTGAATTATAATGTAAAAAATGAATTGAGATGTTTGGAGCAAAATAAAGAACAACAAACTAATAACGAGGACAACAACAACAACAACAACAACAGTAACGATGATGATGATAATGATAATAATGACGATGATAATAATGTTAATGGAAGAAAACGTAAATATGAAATTAACAGGAAAAATAGACAAAAATATAAAAAAACCATGATTAATAGCGATGTGAGTTATGAACAGGCGTTAATGCGTTCCGAAAAAAACATAATTTCCACTATTGCCTCTTCGTTTAACATCAATCAGTATTTTTCCCATGATTTTACACCGTATTTGCAACAATTTGAAGATGACGGCAATAACAGCATGAGCTGTGGCCGTTTTGTGGAGCACATCACAGAAACGGGATATTATATGTTTGTTGTGAAACGAGCGACCGCCGCTGCGGGATCGACGAAAAAATTTGAAATTATTTTTGCTAAATATGTGGTCAACGTAGCACACGAATACACGGCCAATTATTATATGGTGGACACGCGAGTATTCATAGTGACGTTTGAACGAGTGCGTTTTATGATATCGTATGATTTGATCAAAGAGTGTGGCATACACATTCCACCCTCGGAGGATTTTGACGAGGAGGCAAAAAGGAATGTATTAAAAAAGTGCTATTTTATGGAAGTGTATAGTTTTAATTTTAAACGCGAACTCACCGTTCGCTTCAATTTAGATCTCTATTATTGCCAAACTAAAATGGTGACTATGATGCAATGTATGGGCGAGAATAAAACTGGATTTATGTTGAAAAAAATGTACGACATGTTTATGGACCGATCGTTATTCACATTGCCCATTATGTTGAGTCGAACGGCGGCGGCGACGCCAACGGTAATAGAATCGACGACAACCGCCACCACCGCCGCCAACACCATGACAATGATAATGTCGGAGAACGAAAAGAAATCAACGTTTGTCGTCTCGCCGTACATTAAACAAATTCTGAAACACTCTGAAGGAATGAAATTTAAAATGGCTCCGGCCCCAAGTGAAACTCCAATGGACGAGTTGACGGCGACATTGGGCAAATGTAGTTTGACAATAAAATACAACAGTATTGCCGGTTTGTTATATAAAACGACCGACAGTAATTTGAAAAAGGTGAAAAAAGAGGACGGCAGCGCATATCTTGTGGAGCAGTATTTAACTCAGAACGAATCTTTGCCGGACGCTCACAATTTTATTGTTTTGACGTTTAAAAACGAAGAGCGTTTGACCATTGTGAAAAGGGAAAAGGAATATTTTTGGATTTTGCCGGAGATAAAAAATTTGGACGCTCTCCAAATGGCACACAAATTTAGCGAAAAAGAAGGTGTGGTGCATCACATGTTTTTTATTGAAAAAGCCAACAGACGGGAGAGCAACAGCGCTCACAACAAATTGATTAAAATTGTCGCTTTAATTGTACAAAATGTAGTAGCTTTAAGTGTTAGTATTACTTTTGTTGAACGTAATTTACCGTGTGTATATAAAATAATAAAAACTCATCATTGATATATGATATATTAATTTTTTTTATCTGTTATTGTCTCTTCTAACACCTTTTAATATGACAAATTTAAATAAAAAATATAATATTAATCCGATGATAACGATTGCTCCCAACATCAACAGAATAGGTAACAATTTATCGCTAACACTGGTACTGCTATTTTTTGATTTTTGAATCAATCCTTCCTGTCCCAACAGTCCGTCCAACCCTAGATCGCCAATTAGATCGGCCAAATTGTAGGGTTCGATGCACATGAGCGTTTGACCGGGTGGTAAATCGGAAATGTCTACATATTGTGGCGAGTCTGGATCGGCACTGGGATCGCTGGCGCGACACACGGTACCTTCAACTTCATAATTGAATCCCCGACATATACCCGTCAATTGTTCAAGATCGTTGAGGAGCAAAGGATCGCGATCGCACACGCGCACTCCCGTCTCCGTTGTATTTGGATCCATGCGACACGTTCGGTGCATAAGTAAACACATTTCAGAACGTTCGCCGCGATCGGTGCCGATAACATGAAAACTGCCCCCCGTACGATTGAGAGCGTTTATGATGTCTTGCACTAGCGTGGCGGCGCTAAAAATCAAGTATCCCCCTGCGGCAAGCGCCACCGCCACGCCGGCCCTTTTCAAACCCAACATGTATTGATTGAATCGTGGATTTTGTTGTAGCGCTTGCTCTACTCCTTCGGGAGTGCGCGTGTTGGTGGAAGGGTGGTTTTGTTGGATGGCATTTTTTCGCATTTGTCTACTGTGAAAAGCCGAGTCGGGAATGTTGTCCATTTGACGTAGCCGCGTCAAACCGTCCAATTGGGGAGTGGTGATGCCCTGGAAAACGGTGCGAATGTTGGGCACATCGTTGTTGCGCATAATACGATTTATGTCGGCCGTACTGATGAATTGATTGTTGGACAAAGTGTAGCCGGGCACGAATCGATCGGGACCAATTTGGCGAACGCTCGGCGCCGACAATACATTTGTAAAACCCGCCGGTGTACTGTTCAATAGATTTATATTATCGGTCCCAATAAACGAATGGCTATTGGGATAAACTCTATTGACTCTGCGCAAATTAGAAAAAAAACTCATAATAATTAATAGCGAACACTCTTTCTCTTATTTATTTGTATTAACACAAAAATATACACATTCGATAGATTGTTTGTGTTGTTTGTTTAAAAAATTAACAAATTCAAACATAAAAAGTTTATAATGTTTACAGTCAACGCCCAAACATTTAGAACAAATATGACAAGTTTTCGGCGGATACATAAAGTAATTATTAGTAACACAATCGAATTGCACAACTATATTGTGCAAATTGTATTCATTAGTTATAACATTATCATTTATAAAATACACTAGATTTTCAACATTACAATCGTTTTTGTCGATGTATTTGTGTATCAAATTAACGCAATACCACCACCACCCTTTTTCTTTTTTATTATCAACTGTGATGGTTGTTGTAAAAATAAATTTGTCACCGTTGTCACCGTCATCAATATTATTATCCTCATAATATATTGCGGCAATATCAATATTATCATTATCATCATCATTAATAATATGGTTATTGTTATAGTTATAATTGTTGTTGTTACTATCATCATCGTCGGGAAAATAATATGCAATGTGCGCACCGAGAATATCGTAAAGAGACATTGTTATAATTTAATTCTTTGTGATTATATTTCATTCTTTGTGATTATATTTCATTTATTACACCCGCTTTATATACTCATCATAGATTAATATACATATTATCTTTTCAGATAATATTATCTGAAAAGATAACATGTGTGCTATCTATCATTATATAAAATGTTTTATTTTTATTTGTGTTATTGTATTGAGAAACGCAAACACACACACGATGCATCGTTTTTTATTGCAAACATCTATTGTTGTGCAAGGAGTGGGCATTTTGATGGCATGGAATATGTTCATTACCGCGGTGAATTATTTTACCCAACGACTTGCAAACGCTCCTTCTTTGAGTTACTTTTATTTGATTTACATCGGTTGGGCCGCCCAAATACCCAATTGTCTGTTCAATTGGATCAATGTATTTGTCGTGTTCGACAATAGGAATTTGTCCAAACGTATTGTGTGTACGCTCGCGGCGCAATTACTCGTATTTGCGCTTACCATCGCTCTTGTATTTATTGACGTTGAAGAAACACTGTTCTTTGGAATAACCGTGGCCAGTGTGGTGATACTAAATATATTGAATGCGTTGTACGCGAATTGCGTATTCGGAATTGCCGCTTCTCTGAACATGGTCAACGCCGTTGTGTTTGGCAGCAATTTGTGTGGAATTTTAGTGAGTTTAGTGGGTTTAATATCCGTGGGACAGATTACCATCGATAGTGTTATATACTTTAGTTTTGCCATTGTTGTAATTGTGACAAATTTGATTACTATAAATTTTATAAATAATACAAAGCCCGAACAAATTGTAACATCATCGTCACCATTATCATCATCATCATCATCAATAAATAGAATGGATATAATGTGTCAATGCAAAACACAATTGTACAATGTGTTCATGATATTTTTTGTTACTTTATCCCTGTTTCCCGCTGTGATGGCGCGCGTACAGAGCGTCAACGGATTAACCAATTTTACGTTACTCGCCACTTTTCTCTTGTTCAATAGTAGCGCAGCTTTGGGCAGTTTTTTAGCTTTCTATTGTGCCCTTGTTACGAGCGATTCGCTAAAATGGTTTGTCACTTTGCGTTTGTTGTTTATTCCCTATTTTCTAATGAGCAACTATTTACCGCGCACACTACCCGTTTGGTTTGCCAACGATTATGCTTACATGTTTATGTGTTTTTTGTTTGGATTCACATCGGGACACTTTAGTGCGTTGGCTTTAAAATACATATCTAAACGATACACCGATATTGAATCAATAAAAATGGGCAACATGATTGGGGCCGCTATTAGGACAACGGGTATATTGTCGGGACTGATTGTCGCTTTGGCTATGCCTCACATTGTTAATATTAACTAATAAATAAATAAATAAATATCTTTTGTGTATATATATGTGTGTGTGTATTATTTATATTTTTATAGTAACTAACTAAAATATATTCATACATTGTGTTAGAGCTATATACGATTATGATTTACACAATGAAACAAACTTGTAAATCATAAATAGTGATGATGACATCATTATTGATGATATTATTTATAATAATAAATTGCGATACAATTTAGCCGTACAACCGTCACCGTTGAACTCGATAGGTCGGCAGCTGGCCGTGTCTAGATCAAATTCATGATTTGGTTCACAGAACAATTGAATTTGATGGGGACACATGTAATATGCCGAACAATCGTACGGATCGACGCTCAAACCGAAATATCCTTTGGGACACAAACGAGTTGTGTGCGCGTTCATGTGCATTTGATTGACCCTTTTAAAAATTATCACTTTTAATAATAGTAAAAATAAAATTAATAAAATCATTTAATCAAATTTATTTATGGGTAAAATATTGAATCCTGCCACAATGGAGTTGGTGTTTATTTTGTCAAAGTCCTCTATGGTAAACTGAAATTGGCTTAAAAGTAAATTGCGCGATCTCGTGTCCATGGTGGAGCGCAATTTGTTCATGAACAGAGAATGGTCAAGCAGCGATTTGGCGTAGTCGAACGAACCATAATTTTTAAATATATAATAATGAAGGTATGCATGTTCGGCGATAAGAAGCAACGTTAAATATTGAGTCACTAGGGTTTCGTTTAAATTAAAATCATATACATAATCATCGTAATTGCCGCCGCTGCCACCACCACGACCACCATCGCCACCGCCGCCACCACCGCCACTGCCACGTTTTTGTGGTTTAATGGCACCCAGAGTTTTGGCAATTTTTATGTTGTTATTCTCCTTGGCTCCGTATTCTATATGCGAGTCTGTATCGAAGTTTCTACTTAACATTTTCACAATAGACGGTCTATCGATGGAGCACAGGAACACGCCGTTTTCGTTTTCCGCAAACAATATGGGTTCGCCGGGTATACTTAAATCGTTGGTTTCTGTCACGACAAACTCCATTTTGTTGGTGAAATTTGTGACCAAAGAATTGAAACGATTGTGTATAAAACCCAACGTGGCCAACACCACGGCCGCAATTTGGCGTGTGTCCGTTTTATTTCTAAATATCTCCATCAACGGTTGCGTGAGCTCGAGAGTGTTGATCATCGCCATGTACTTGGCCAAAGCTAGTTTTATTTTAATAGTTGTGAGCACTTCGCTGCTGTTTAAATTTTTAATATCAAACTGAGTGAGATCGTAGGTTTTTTGAAGCTGCTCATCACAATTTACCACCGTTGTCACTGTTCGAATTTTGTTGCATTTGACTCGTTTCATGTTTATTTTTTTTTTTTACTTCTTTTATATATATATTCTCTTTTGTGTTTGTCTTACTCTATTTTTTACAACATTTGACGTTGGGGTGTGTTGATGAAAGGATTGGCTCGCATTGTTGCGTTTAAAGGATTCGTGTACATGGCGTTGGTGGGCGCGGGTTGGGCCGGACTGCCGGGACTGTTAGGTGACGGGGAGCCGCTCACGTTTCCGTTGCTGCTCGATTGAGCGAAAATAATTACCAACGCAATAATCACCACAACGGTGAGAATCATCAAGAAGGTGTTGGGTGTGAGACGATTTAAATAACCAAATGTGGTCGTTCCCGTGTCTGTGTTTGTCGAGGTGCCTGTCGCCGGATCGTATGTGATCATTGTTGTTGTTGTTGTTGTTGTTGTTTTGATTAATATAAAAAGCGGAAAAAGAAACTGTTTTTATTCTCGGTTTTCGACACCAACAATTTGAGAATTATTTTCCGACACCAACAATTGGAGAATTGTATTTTGAACCCAAGGATTTAAATCTCGAAGGGGTCTCAATTCAGACGAACTTTCGTAATCACCTCTTATTAAAAGATATGCAGGCACCGTATTGGAAAATATATGTTTTACCAAAAAAACTTTTTCATTCTTATCAACAAGATATACGTCGCCGCTCGTCAATCGTATGGGCGGTGAGCTTTGACGGTACACCAATAGATTGGGATGAAAATTGAGCGTTTCCGTCGCACCGAATAGCCGATTCACCGCCAATATACCCAATAGTCGGTGTTTGGGCGCGTAAAAAGCGTTCATTGTATTTTTGATTTGCATAAAATCCTTGGTCACGAATATGTACGACGATTCGTGATCGTACATAACGGGAAAGTTGTTGGTCAACTCCATTTTAATGTACAATTTTCTGTAACAATCCACCGCGTACCGATCGATGATAATCTCGCGCGACACATCACCCACCGGTCGACCGGTGTCCTCCACGATGAATTTTGTTATTATTTTCATTATAGAACTTTTTGTCATATAATTGTTGAGCACGTCCAATAGATCGTTGGGAAAATTGGCGGCGTCGTAGATATAATCGCGCTGAATAAACTTGATAAAGGGGCTGTTGTTGTTGAGCTCTTTGTCTATTTCGCTGAACACTTCGTTGGGTTTGCGAGTGATCATTTTTGTACTATTCACCACTGTATACTTGAGTCGGAAAAGTGGTAAACCTTTGTAAAAGTTTTTCAACATAAACAATGTATTGTTGATACTACCTCCAATAGTGGTGGTGGTGGTGGTGGTGGTTGTTTTTCTATAACGAGACGGCGGCAACGGTGGTAAAATGTTGTTGTTTATAAAATGATTGGCCATCTCGTCGCCCAACAAATACAAACGGTAAGGATGCGCGTTGTTCTCGAGACGAGGCGCGGTGCACATTCGTACACCGCTCCAATCCACAAACGCATCGTCGAACAAAAATCCCGAATTGCCGGTGAGAATGCAACCCGTTGAATTGGTGTTTACAAACAATTTGTTTTTGTTCACTTTAGAAAACTCGGCGTAGAAAAATGTCATCAATTTGGCGGGATTGGAGGTGAAAAAATTGGTGGCGTACACGTGCACGCCCGGTTGAATGTACATGCGAGGGTCAAATTCTAAAATATCAATAGTTGCACGATCGCACATAAATCTAAATTGTGGTTTTACATACTTGTACACATCTGTTACGGTGGTAGTGGTGGTAGTAGGAGTAGTAGTGGTAGGAGAAGTAGTAGTGGTGGTAATGATGTTGCTGTTGTTGTTTATAATGGGAGCATTTATGTGTTTCAATTGTATGGTTTTTAAATATCCCAAATAGTTTTTTAATGTATTATCATCGATTATGTTGAAATTGCCCGCTAAATAGTTGCGAATGAACGCCATCGGTTCCGCGGGAACATGTTCATAGTCTTTCAAGTCAAAATACGAAGTTAAAAACAAATATTTAAAATGATCGCGTTCCAAAACTAGTGCTGCAGGGTTTCCGCTCATTGCGCCTCTCCTCTCTTAATTTATTTATTTATTTAAAACAATTGACGATGATTTAAACGATGTTCTGCAAGCGGGACACTTGGCGTGTGTGCTCGCCGTTTTCCACATTTTCACACAACACCCGTTGCACAAGGAGAAATCGCAACACTCTTTGGGCTTGAGAAACCTCACATCGTTGGACATTTCTTTGCACACATCGCATTCGTATATCACAATGTCGTCCACCATGAACACATTCATGACATACAAACTTTTGACAACACTCTTCAATTGTTCCATGCACAGTAAACAGTGTGATATTACATTGTTCACATAAGTTTGCATTTTTTCTATAGTTGTGATACAACAATTGAAATTCTGTTTTAAAACCAACAACACATTACGCATTTGTTTTAGATAGGGATAAAAAATTAATACACTACTAGCTCGTCCCGTGCAACATAACGAGTTTTCTATTTTTTTTATACATTCTATTACCCATTGGACTTCTTGCACATAATGGTGACAACAGGTGTCGTTTGCAATTATTAAATCTTTGTTGTTGGCGTCGTCATTAGTATTGTTTTTACTATTACTATTTTCGGTGTTGTCGCGATATATTAAAATTTTATTCGATATACGTTTATTGTACAGTTCCAAATGTTTTTCATCAATTAAATTGTACGCTTCTCGACGTATTTTTTCTTGAGCTTTTGCATCGATTCGAATGTCGTTTGTGTATAAATGAGTAAAAATAAAATTTTCTACGTTAAACTCATTAATATTAGTGTTGTTGTTGCTACAGTTATTATTGTTGTTGTTGTTGTTGTTGTTGTTGTCGTCGTTGCATAACACATCTAAAATTGGGATGGTAGACGACGACAAAGGTGGTGGCGGCGGCGGCAGCGACAACGACGATACATTTAGCATATAACTATCATTTATCATTTTTTTTTTGGTTTTATCCCCAATCTTAACTTAATAAAAAAAAAACAACACAATGATGATGCTCCAATGGGCTATATAAGAGAAGGAAAATAACAGACTAAATATACAGACTAAACGTATAAGTTGTTACTGTGAAGTGTATGTGTATGTGACGCTACATAATAATGTTAGCGAATAATAAAAAAGAGCAACGGTGTGACAATTCGACAACATCAACATCGTCGCCTATTGCTTATCACAATTTTTACACCTCGCCAGGATATGGAGATAGATTGTTGTTGGAAAAAAAAGGAACGGGCGCTACTACCGTTTCCAGTAATGGAAACAAAAAAGTGGTGCGCGATTGGCGCGAGTTTTTTCTTAGCGACAACGAACGCGCTCTCATGTTCGCCACTTTACACTTTTCCACCAAATATGTGCAGGGCACTGTGGACAGCCGAGAGATGCGAATGATGGGCAAATTTGCTAAACATTTGTCAATATTCAAATCAAAATTTGAACACATCATGGATTCGTATTGTACCATGTGCAAGTATAAATTTAAAGAGAACACCCGCCAATGGACGGTGTATGCAATAGTGTTTCCCAACAAATCCCAGTATGATCCCGGCAGGTTTGAGATAACTTGTTATTTGTGTTATCGCAAAGTTAACGACATACTGAAATCGTACCAAATATATCCGAGAATAAGTCTATTGGACGTGCACGCGTTGGCCAAACATGGTTTTTTTAACCGATACATTTTCCCTTTAAATTTGGATCACAGCCCGTTGTATACGGAAACGATTGTAGAGCACCATCATGACGGGGATTTGGGCAAGTTAATGCGCCGCCTTTTGACTCAACACAAATTGCCCAAAGAGCGTATTTTGAGTATGCACTTTAGCACGCTAACAAACAACACTTTGGTCAAAGAACAATACGGCAACATGTGTTTGCAACGCTACAGAACAATGTGCAGAACCCCGGAGACGGTAGACGACATTAATTGTTTTCTCGTGGACGGAGAGAGCGAGGTGGCCACAGCGATCGAAGCGAAAACGTTTCAACGGCTCAAAGGGGTTCCCTTTAAAATTGTTTTAACCAAGTGCGCACAACTTGCCATGTTCACCGACGGTGTGATTACGTTTCCGTGCAAACCGAGAGCGGCGGCCTATTGTAACTTATGTAAAAAAACAAAAATGTACTATAAAAATCCAATATTGTATTGTACCCGATGCGGTTTCACAAGTCGCTATCAGTTCGCTAACAACAAGCCGCCGCGCGATTACAACGCTTACGGGTATGTGCCGGCGGCCATAAAAAAATTCGAGTCAAAGAATGAAATGATTTTGTATTATGACATTAATGAATATCTAAATGTTATTCAATGAAATAAAGAAAAATTAAAAATTTTTCCATAGTATATTTATCAATTATAATGTTATTTATACAATTTCTCATCAAACAGTGGTGAATCATTTTTTTTACATTTGTGGATAGTAATCAATTATTTTTAGTTACTATAGACAAGTCAGGTTGGCCGAGTGGTCTAAGGCGCCAGACTTAAGATCTGGTTCCCGAAAGGGAGCGTGGGTTCGAACCCTACACCTGACAAGTAGTTAACATGCAGTCAAATATAATAGCTTACAATGATGAAAGGGCCAAGACGTATTTTCTGTCTGACCAACATTTATGCAAACAATATGAATTTTCTAGCAGTTTAGCTTAACGAGAAAGATATTTTATTTTATAATACAATTTAATGTGATGACATCATTATTGTATGATTCATTATCGTATGATTCATTTTTTATTAAACACGCCTTTATCGTTTTATTATGATGTCATTATTTATCATCTTGGTGATGTCATCACATTAACGTGAGTTACAAGTTGGTTTCTTTGTGTAAACCACGATCAAACACTATATGTCATTTTATATAATCTATTTAATGATACAAACTGAACGCTTCCAATGTGTTTGTCGTTTTATCAACAATAGCCCAACTGTAAGTATAGAGGTCGGCAGAAGGGAAAAAATTCTCAAGTCGCACTCTATTCACGTCGGGCAATCTAATTATATCATCACACATCATTGGTATTATAAAATTTTTATCATCATCATTATCATTATCATAATTATCATTATTTTTATTAATATGTAATTTGTTCAACGGTGAAATTGTTTGAGAATTCAATTCAGTTGGAATGAATCTATTTAAAGGTATAATATTTTCGTTGATCAATTGCACATATGGAGTGTAATGTCCGTACACATACCGGCCGTACAATATAAATAGCTTATTTTTGTATTGGCCAATAATTTCGGTGTAATCGTGTTCACGACAATGTACACTGGTATCAACGAAAGACGGCAATCCGCGTTCGTGTGTGGCATATATTAAAAGTTGAATACACTTTTCAGTGTGAGGAGAGTTCGTTTTCAATAAAACATTACCCACTTGATATATGCACTTGCAAAAGTATAGTCCCGCGTGCTCACAAAAATGATCTAATTCTTCCAACAATTGTGGATGATTATTTTTTTGTTCTCTCATTTGATATGTACCGTCTAATGTGAAACGATGTTTATACACATCGTTCTCGTCGACTGTGTAAAACGTTTCATTGTTAAATTTATAAAATTTTGTTGGACAAAGCGCTCCATCTTTGTCGTAGAACGTGTTGTCGTTTGCTTTGTTTGCCATTGCAATTATCACTGACTACTACACATTTTGTATTGTTAATTACAAAAAATAATTTATTCATTGGTGTGTAATTTATGTTGACGATCACGATCGATTCGATCAACTTAAATTAAAATTGTTGTAAAAACTTTATGTTGACGATCACGATCAATTGGATCAATCTACATTGAAACAACACAAAATATATGCACGTTCGTTGACGTGTGTTTTTAATCGTAAAAATTTGTTTAAAAAAATACATGCACATAAACATGATTAATTGTTGTTGTTGTTGTTGTTATATCGTATAAGTGTATATTGTTGTTTAATTAATCAATCTATCAATCAATTTGTGTGTACCATGTCTGTGCTGACGGCGGTGGATTTAACCAACGCCAGTCGTTACGCAACGCATATGCATAGATTGGAGTTTATTTCACGGTGGCGCAATCGATTTCCTCATATTCTCGTTGATTACACCTTAAGACCGGCGTTCAGCGATATCGATTATTATGTGCCGCCGCGTTTGGCCGATCGAGCCGTGTCCACCAAATTTACATTTAGCAAACGAGGCTGCGAAAGTATGAGCTGTTATCCTTTTCACGAGACGGGCGTGATAGACAGAAACACACCGTTTATGTACACCCAAACGTCGGAGACGAGCGTGGCCTACGCTCAACCGGCGTGCTACCATTTGGATAGAGCGGCGGCGATGCGTCAAGGCGCCGACAACGAAGTGCAATCGGCGGAGTTTCGCTATGTGGACGGAGTGAATCGATGCATTTTAGTCGACACACTGTCCAAAATGTATTTCAACAGCCCCTATTTGCGCACCGAAGAACACATCATTGCCGGCGTGGACGATGTGCCCGGTTTCAACGTCAAACCCGATCCCGATCCCATTTTTCCCGAACGTTTTAGGGGTGAATTCAACGAGGCGTATTGTCGGCGTTTCGGCAGACACTTAATGAACGGCGGGTGTTCGCAACGATGGTGGGAATCGTTGATAGGTTTCATATTGGGCGACACCATATTCATCACTTTTAAACTGCTGGCTAACAATATTTTTAGTGAATTGAGAGAGTTTGATTACACCGCGCCATCTCCCGTATTGCCTCCGCGACCCACGATCGATTCGCAAGCCGTGCTCGACGAGTGGCGCAGCGTGCGCGATCCCACCATAAACGTAGAATACGAGAAACGTTTCAACCGAAATCCCACCATACACGAGTTGGGTTTGGTGGCCGACGACAATATTACACTTCTCCAATTGACATACACCGCCGAAAGGGGGTTCACTACAAAGGTTTTAGACGACGATAAAACTCGTCGCTATAACGATAGTTACACGCGCACCGCCAAGTTTTCCGATGTAGATCGTTTGATGATGATGAGCGTTAGCGATGAGAGTTTAGATGTGATAATATCGCAATTTTTAGAAGATTACGCGCTCATTTTCGGCATCGCCACCGACATTGGTTTCGAATTGTTGATGACCAGCTTAAAGAGTATTTTGAAACGCATCAACACCACACTAATACCGGCGTTGAAGCGAATGTTGCTCACCACCACGAGACGCGTCACCACGCGCATGCTGGGCGAAACATACAAAGCGGCCATGGTGCACACTCTCAACTCGTTGGCGATTCGCACGCTCACTACAACGGCGCGCGCCCTCACCCGTATCGCCATCAAAGCGAGTTCGGTGATTGGTATTGTGTTGATATTGTTATCGTTGACCGATTTGGTGTTGGGTTTGTGGGATCCGTTTGGCTACAGTAATATGTTTCCTCGCGAATTTCCCGATGACATGTCGCGCACCTTTCTCATAGCCTACTTTGACAGTTTGAGAAATAATAATAATGGAGCGGAGATTGCGCGTGACATGGTTGAATTTATGCCGGAATTTTTTGCCGAAATGGTGGAGACAGACGACGATGCCACGTTTCAATCTTTGTTTCATTTGTTAGATTATGTCGCGTCCCTCGACGTCAATTCCAATGGTCAACTGCTTAATTTGGAACAAGGTGAACAGATCAAGGATTTCGACGAACTCACCTTGGTGGGTGAGGCGCTCGCGTCCAGTTCTTTGTACACTCGACTCGAATTTTATCAATACACATTTCGTCAAAACACCCTTTTATCTATGATAGGACAAAAGAATATATTCAGCGCCACTCTGGGTGGGCTGTTTGCATTGAATGCGAGTGTGTCGTTTGTGGCGTTCATGTTGCATCCCGGCGGACTAATGTTCCTTGTGATGTTTGCAATTTTTCTAATGATATCATTTTATTATTTCATTCGTAAATCATACGAGTACTACAAAACGATCGATTTATTATTTTAAGGAAACGGGCAGGGGAGGCAATTCAATGGTTAGTATCGATTGAATTTCCGACACTTTAGTGTCCAAACCGGTCAGTTGAGTGGGTAGATTTTCTAATGGTTTTACTTTAGTTTCGAGCTCGGTCAATTGTGTTTTAAGAGCGTTCGTTTTAGCGTCTACTTGTAAAACGGCGTCATAAATTTGAGTTAAAACATTAGGTTTAGACATAATGATATGAAGGATAGGTGTAAATATTGTAGACAATAATATTATATGGTTAAACAGATGAGAATTATCTTATATATTTATTTTAACGTTTCATTTTTTCAAACGACAAAATTAATTATGATCGTTAACATGTATTTTTTGAATTGATTTTTAGAGTTAAAAAATACATGTTGGTTAACATGCATACATTTTACGTTTAAAATTATTTTTAACATAAAATATATACACATTGGTGATCATGATCAATTTATTCATTTGAAACTTTTTAACATAAAAATGTGCACATTAATGATCATAATCATTTTAAACAGTTGTATGCGATGAGGATCGATTTAATTAAAGCATATTCATTAGCAAAACGTTACAAATTTTTTCAATAGATTTTTTGGGATCATCATAGGAAACGTGTACAGTGGGCAAGTTGAAATAATCGGCAAACGCACTAAACACTTTTATTTGCTCTTCGACACACTTCTTGACGGTCGATGGTGATGTTTTGCGATGTCGTCGTTTTAGAATGTCAATCACGTTTTTTTCTTGTTTGCGTTCGGGCAAAACCACTATTATGTTCCATTTATGCATTAGCCCAATACGCGCCATCAGCTTAAATCCCGCCCTTTGTTCGTCGTTTGTGGCGCCGCTGAGAATCATATCGTTGATGAGCGCCCACCCGGGAAAGCGATCGTACACAATGTTTGTGCTGAATTTCTGCATCATTAGCCAAACAATGTAGAAAGATTTAAAGTTGGGATGTTTTTTAAACTCGCCATGGGCCTGACAAAAATCCCCAAAATCCATATAACCGGTTTTTACAATTCCACTTTTTTCCAATTGCTCTACACAAGAGGTTTTAAAACAGCACGACACTCCATCCACGGCGGTGTACTTGAACGACGAGGACGACGACGACGACGACGAAGACGATGACGAGGACGACAATAATTGACGTTGGTGGTGTTGTTGTAATGGTGATGTGGTTGTCGTCACGACGATTAATTTCATTTGTGCCACTCGTTCATATTTGGCGATTGCACACGTTTTTCGGGATTTATTTATTAATGTTACATTGATATCTCCCTTTTGACGTGAATCAAAAACATTTTCTAAAACATCACAAATTGCATTTTTAGGCTGTTGAATGTGTATGAAAACCGCAGCGCCAATAGCGATAGTGTCGATGAACGGTGTTGTTTCTATTTGCAAATGTAAAAATACAACTTTTCGCTCATTACTGGCTACAGTGACGTTTGTAGGATTAAATAAATCCCACACGACATCACCGTCGTTGACGAACCTCTTGATAGGCATTATAGCGTTCTTTGAAAGAGTTTTAAATCGGACCATACTTGTTGATTATGGTAATTCGATCAATTACTTATCGTGTTATATTTATATTTAATAACACGCATAATATATACATACACATGTACGCGCGCGCGCGCACACACACACTTTGACACGATATTACAGTATAAATATTTGATAATATATTATTTGTTGAGCAATTGACAACTCGATGAGATGGCGGCAACAACACCACTACACACATTTAAAGTGCTCTCGGACGAAGGGTTTGCGCCCGCAGCGCAAAGTCAAGGCGCAGCCGCATACGATCTGTACACTCCGGTCGACGGAATCATAGAACCCGGCTCGATTATAGCCATTCCCCTAAAAATTGCCGTTGAAATGCAGCCGGGACGTTATGCGCAGCTTTTGCCTCGCTCGAGTTTGGTGCGAGATCATAAAGTGTCCGTTTTGGGTGGTGTCATCGATCCCGACTACACTGGCGAAATTGTTCTTATGCTCATCAATTACAACTTTAAAGAGTCTTTTGTGTTTAAGCGCGGCGACAGATTGGCTCAATTGTGTTTCATAAAAATCGACATGCCCACTGTTACGGCGCCAGCGGCGATTGTGAGAGACGATAGAGGATTTGGCTCTACTGGTGGATACCATGAAGAATCTTCGCAAAAACGCAAAAACCCCGACAACAATAATAGTAATAAAAATAATGACAGCAACAACGACGGCGACAATAACGATGATACTTTGGCTTCTCCAAAACGAAAAAACAACATTATTGTTAAAGAGGATGATAAAATAAATATTATACCAAATTAATCATGTTACTTTTTATTTTGTTAATTTTAAATAATATTTACATTTTTCTATATGTTTAGGTAACATTATATTATCGCTATTAATTATACTAATAGTAGGAATAGTGGTGGTGGTGGTGGTGGTAGTGGTAGTAATAGTATTAATATAATAAAATGATCCACAACAAAATGTTTTAATAACAACACTACCATCATTACCACCGCTATCATTATTATCACAATACCATCCGTGATAGGCCAAAGTTTCGGCCGTTTCTTTTTTACAATGACACTTTAATGTATTGAGTAAACTTTGTAATCGTTTGTCATAATCAAAATAATCTCCGTTGACAAAATCGACAATGTCTTTGTCGCAATTAACGTGACACTCTAACAATACACTGTCTATCAATTCTCTACTGCTCATGGTGAACGTATCGCAGAATGCACATTTTAAATAGCCATAACTCAAGTATATACCACGTTTAACTAATCTCTCCACTTCGCTCGCGGTGTACGCGTGATTGTGTGAATGCGTTCGAAACGATTGCACACGTTTATCGAGGCGCCGGTATGCGGCTTTAAATGAGTTTTCTTGCGCCGCCATAGCGTACGTGTGCGATTCGTTGGCCAATTCTTTGGCGTAAAACTGCTCGTCTCGCCGCACACTGTTCACGACGAGGCTGTTTTTGAATTTCACCAAATAGAAACACATGGGCGCGTTCATCACATACATTTGCCGTTGCATTTGACGATAGTGTGGATCGGTTTTCTCCACGCGATACTCGGGCGCGCCGAATCTATTGACCGAAAGCGCCGTGTGTTTGATGCGATAGCGCATTTTTTTCTTGCCCAAACTCGCACGCATTTGGTCGACGGTGGTGTCGCGATACGTGTAGGGACACTTGATCTCCACCGGAATCCAAGTGCCGTCGCTCAATTCAAAAAAAGCGTCGGGCGAAGCGGAATGTAGACCGAGATGCGAAAAAAACATGCCGCAATCCAACACCGTGTTGATTACACTCGCGCGAGGCATATTCTCCCTATTGAGATGTTCTCGCATTCGATCGAACACAATAGTGTTAGTGGTTTTAACCTCGCTCTCTTGTTTGTTGCCAAACACAAGAGCCGGTGTACAATGAATGTCAATGTTGGTGGTGTTGTTGCCGCTTAAAGAGGCCGTTTTACGATCCAAACGCAACAGACTCCACAAATGGTTGGCGTTTTGACCGCGCGTGGCTCGCTCGATTTCCACGATTTTGGCACGTGTCAAAGCGGGTGTTTTGATAACACCATCGCCGCCGGTCGTCCATTCGCGTTTTTGCTCTGGGCTCCATGCGATATTTTTAATATAATTGTCAAATTTAAATTCGTTAAATAAACACTTTTGCGTGTCGCTCAACGCGGAAAACATAATGACTACTTTAATGGGCGATGGAAACACGACTAAACACGTTTTGTTGGTCTCGCGCTAATCTCCAGTGTATCTGCAATTTTTTTCAAATAATCCGGCACTTCCCAAACGGGAAAGCTTATGTCGTAGTATGCATTATAATACAAAATAATTTTGGTAAATAACACGTTGGTAAATGATACGTTTTGCAGTTTGGTCACCTTTACCGAAAGCCCTTCAATTTTATAATTATAACTAACACTATCTATTATATTAACTAATGTATTATTGATTTGAATTTTAAACATATCATTAGACAAATTAATATTTTTATCGATTGGATTGTCAAAAAAATATTGAAATGGTATTTTAAAGGTGAATTTTATTTCAAAGGAATTTTTAAGAGGAATATGGTTTATTTTGTATGTTGTCATCTCCGAGTGGACAAACATCATGATAAAAATGTTATTCAACAAACGAGGAGTTTTTAAAACTATTACGGGTTTAATGCTAATTTTATTTAATGTTTCTTTTTTCGCTTTTACAGTCGATAATATCGGGTTTTCTGTTAAATAGGCAAACCAATTTTTCAATTGGTTATACTCGATGATTTTACCCTCTTTCCCTTTTTCTTCTTCCTTTTCTTTTTGTTGCGGCAATACCAATGACGTTTCCTCTTCCTCCATTGGCAATGATAGTGATGTTAATGGTGGTAATGATAATGATGATGTAGTAGCAAAATCACTTGTCGAAGAAACTTCCATATTGTTGTTTGTGTTTATTGTGGATATATGTATGAATGTATGTATAATTTGGTTTCTTATTTTTGCACATTAGTCAATATACTTTTAATTTCGTTGACCGAATTGTTAATATTGTTTAATTTTTGCGCTTGGTCTTCGCTCAATCCACCGTTACCATTAACGCCACCGATTAAATTTTCAACAGCGCTCAAAATGTTGTTAAGAGTCACATTGATGTTGGTAATGCTTGACGTTAAATTGCCGAGTACAGAACTTATGTTGGTCAAATCGCTTCTGAGCGTTTGTTGTACAGCGGCGATTGCGTCTATCAACCGATCGGCCAAATCTTTCAATTGTTGACCGAAATCGGGCAAGATCGCCTCAATTTCCGCGACGAGCGTGTTCAAACGATTCAAAACGCCGTCGCGGAACGCATCGAGAGAATTGAGAATTTGAATGTTTTGGGCGCGTATCGCGTTTAGAGTTGTGGAAATTTCCATATAATGACTGGACTCGTTGAGCGTCAACTGATTGACTCCATTTACCAAAACGTCCGTTTGGCTCGTTACCTTGTTTAGCGCGTCCAACACTTGTCGGCGGAAATTTCTTCGGCGTGAATTTGAACGAGAACGGGAACGTGACCGAGAGCGGGAACGGGAACGTGATCTACTTCTACGTGATCTACTTCTACAGCGTGGCGATCGGCGTCTGTGGCAATAGGGAGAGCGGGAACGTGAGCGTGAGCGCGAGCGCGAGCGTGATTTAGAACGCCGCCGGCGACAACAATAGGACAAATAATTGTTGGCCACAAATGTGGTGAGAAGATCGTCGGCGAACGAGCACGACGATCTTAACACCAACACGGCCGCTCCGTAAATATCTACTAAATATTTAACTGTCGCATGACAAGAGCCGCCGCCACCGCCGCCACCTCTACCATCGTTGCACACTTTTCTATGTTTAGATGGTATAGAAAATAAAAGTTGTTGAAAAGCGGTCAAGGGTATTTTGAGATTTTGATAAATGTAATCGGCGTCGATCCACATGACCGACGTATCGTCAAACGTTACCACATGAGGGGGAGACATGATTAATTATGATATTGTAGATTTAATGTGAATTTTATATTAATTACTTAACAAATGTGTGGTGTATATTTCTTAAAACGCTGCATTGTATTACTGTTGCTGGTGCTACTGCTGTTGCTGCTGGTGGTGGTGCTGTTGTTGTTGTTGTTGTTGCATAATCATTCCATTTTTTATTAACAGCATGTTGATTTTATCATCTAAATTGGTTATTTTTTTGCCGTTTTTCACCACGGCGTCCCATGTACGAATCGTGTTATTTTGCAAGTTAGTCAACATTATAAATGTGTCCGTTTTTAACGAGTCAATTTCATCTATTATACGTGTTGTGCCACGTTCCATATTCTCGTAGACAATTACGAGAATAGATTTGATTTGTTGCAACTCGCTGTGTAAATGACCCGAATACACCATGTAGCCCACGATACATACACAAGCGATTGCCCAAAAATTCATTGTTACACTCATGTATTATAGTTCCCTTAATATATATATTATTTACACATTAATCAATAACAATATTAATTAATTATTATTATTATTATTATTATTATTATTATTATTATTATGTTACTTGGCTAAACATACTAAATCTTTAATAGATTTAACGTTTTCTAAAATTGTTTCGGTGTTAAAAGTCATTTTATTTATACATTGCGTGTGCAAATTGTGTAGGTTTTCAGTGAGCACCGCAGAACACGATTGTTGTGCGTCGACAATTTTTCTCTCGAGCGAACTAACGTTTTTTTGCAGTGCCTCTAGTTGATTTTTAACATTATCTAAGTTATTATTGGCGGTGGTGATAAAAGTGGTATGGTCGTTTCCGCCGCTGAAAACACCGCCACCGCTGCCGCCGCCGTTGCCCCCGAAGGATTTGCTTTGAACTCCTGCCAACAAATCGCCAATTATAGTTTTTAAAATGTAATATTCGGCCACATGAGAGAGACGTGCATTGTTCAAATTGTACGAGGCCAAATATTTAAAAAGAGCGAAAACGTGTAGATAGTTTTTGTTGTTTTTGGTCAACTTGTGAGAGGGCGCCGCGTTGGACCACACCGTAGTAGCGAGCGCATTGCCGGAAAAGGGAACCAATAGTTTGGTGGCGGCGTTCAATTCTAAATAACCATCGCAATCGTTGGGCGTGTTCGTGATAATAACTACTTCCAAATTGTTATTGTTAGGCGGATACACGAATTGCGACAACGTAGTGGTGGCCATTGACATAATGTGTTCTGTACGAGTCTTATATATAAGTGTAAAAATATAGTCGCGCATATACGCGAAACGACACACGCGCGAGTATTGTTGTCGTTGTTGTTATTGGGCCGCCGTCGCCGCCGTTGCCGCCATTGCACCGCACAAGTTGTTTTATTCTCGTAAACGCACGTACAATGATTTATTATTATTATTATTTGATAGTTATAACGACGTTGTGGTCAACGATCGTTTCGGCCGCCGAACATTGCAACGCTCAAATGAAAACGGGACCGTACAAAATTAAAAATCTCAACATCGCGCCGCCCAAGGAGACTTTGCAAAAAAATGTAATCATCACAATAGCAGAAACTTCGTACGAGGAAAACGTTATAATCGGCTACAAAGGCTACTATCAAGCGTATTCGTACAACGGCGGCTCTCTCGATCCCAATACGCGCACCGAAGAAACCACCAAAACCCTCGACGTGAGCAAAGAAGATCTTCAAACATGGTTGTATCGACAACAGTGTGAAGTGGGCGTTGATTTGGTTGACCGGTGGGGCAGCGACAGCGACGAGTGTTTTCGCGACACTGACGGCCGCGGTGTGTGGGTGAAAAGCAAAGAGCTGGTGAAACGGCAAAACAACAATCACTTTGCCCACCACACGTGCAATAGATCGTGGCGATGCGGTTTCTCCACCGCCAAAATGTACACGAAATTGGTGTGCGACGACGACACCGACACGTGTCGCATTTACACGCTCGACGAGAAAGGTGCACCGTTGAACGTTACCTACGATACAGTGTTGCATCGAGACGGCGTTAGTATGATACTAAAAGAGAAGCCTAAGTTTACGGTTCGCGACGAGAGCGTTGCTTGTCTTCTCATCAAAGACAACAGAAACGATCCGGAAACGGTGATACGCGAACATTGTCTCATCGACAACGACATTTTTGACCTAGCCAAAGACGAGTGGTTTTGCAAATTCAACAGATGCATCAAACGCAAAAGCGACGACGGCCACAAAACAACACTACACACTCGACCGCCCAAATGGCAAGCCACCGTTAAGCCTAAATACGACGAGGGCTCAACGGCGACCAAAGGCGATCTGATGCACATTCAAGAGGAGTTGATGTACGAGAACGATGTGTTGCGCATGAATATTGAACTGATGCACGCCCACATCAATAAACTGAATAATATGGTACACAACATTATTGTGTCCGTGGCCAAAGTGGACGAACGACTCATCGGTAATTTGATGAACGATTCCGTCTCTTCCACCTTTTTGTCGGAGGACACATTTTTATTGATGCCCTGCACCAAGCCGCCTCTTGTCACGAGTAATTGTTACAACAATAGTATTTATAAAGAGGGTCGTTGGGTGGCCAACGTGGACGCGGCGCAATGCATCGATTTTAGCAATTACAAAGAGCTAGCCATCGACGACGATGTGGATTTTTGGATACCCACCATAGGCAATACCACATACCACGACAGCTGGAAAGACGCCACCGGATGGTCGTTTATTGCCCAACAAAAAAGTAATCTCATCACCACTATGGAGAACACTAAATTCGGCGGCATCGGCACCAGCCTCAGCGATATTACCTCAATGGCCGAAGGCGAACTCACCTCCAAATTGACTTCGTACATGTTCGGCAATATAATCAGTTACATATTATTGTTTGTATTCATATTTGTCGCGTGCTTTCTCTGGCGTCGATGTAGTCGAGGAGGATATTAATTAATTAAACACATTATTATTTTTAAAAATTTTATTTATTGACAGTTATACACAAATAAATAATTTTTATTATACTTTTGACATATTTTTCATTTCCACCACCGAAGAAAAAGACGGTGGCGGATCGTAATTATCATTTTTATTAACACTATCAGTTTTTTGATACATAATGTGATTGTTGTTGTTATTAATAATAATATGAAATAGCCGTTTTTGGTTATTGTATAAAGACCACACAATGGCGACAATAACGTGTGACATAAACAAGTGCACCAACATAAATGTAATATTTACAAGCGCTTCACTTTTTAATCTTTCTAAATTCACCGTAGCCACAATTATCATCGAACATATAAATGCTGTTAGCAAAAAACACGATTTTGTATAACGATAATCGGTATATATGCCTACTACGCAACCTAAAAGTATTGTAAACTCAACAAATGTTATCATCAAAACAAACACATACACAATGTTGTTGGCAAAAATGTAGCACTCGTCGAGGACCGACGTGTCGTTGTTGGCGGTCATATTGTACAACAGGAGATTGCCCAAATAGAGAGAAAACAACAGTTTCATTTCATATATCACCTCGTCGTCTTCGTCGGCTCTGCGCCAAAACAGTGTGGGCGCGTTGAACACAATATTGCCGATAATGGCCAATGTAAACCAACAATTTAAATAGTTTAAATGAACAGTGTGATTGAGCGTCACTAAATAGGCCACAATCAGTGTACAATAAGTCATCAGAGTTACATTAATGTACGACATCAATTCAAACGGTATTTTACATCGTTTTTTAGTATCGGCGGTAATGGTGGTGTCATTTTTAACACGACGATTAGTGTCATTTACTATTTTAATGTACTTTTTGCAATGAGCAAATAATTTCATTTTTTTTTTTTCAATATATATATTTGCACAAAAATTATTTTTTACGCTTATGCTAACGTGTGCGTTTGACGCTGATAAAAAATCAACTTACACTACACTCTTTGCACATTATATTGCAAGAATCACATCGTTCACCGCAATTGTGATTTACAAGTACATATAAACTTGTAATGCACGATATTTGTCGATCGTGATTTACAATTACAAACAAACATGTAAAACATAATAAAAATTAATCGCTATTTTTGAATCAATTTTTTAAACTTGAAATTTGTAAATATCAACTCAGTCAGTGATCATGACAATTTAAATTGATTTTTAATGTTAAAAATTCATGTCAGCGATCATGATCAATTTGATGGTTCGAAAAAATTTAAGTAAAAAATTGTGTGCACGTCAATAATTATGATTAATTTTGCTGTTTGAAAGTTTTCCAACAAAATGTGTACATGTTGGTTAAAATGTATTTTTTATGCACACATTAAAAAAATATTGTGTTTGCACTTTGTCATTTAAATTGCACAATATAATATTTTAGATGATGTCATCTAAAATAAATGATATCACCATTTAAATGGTGAGTATGACAAATTGTAATTTTTTTACGACTCATCATTTACTATGATATCATCATTTTGATTGTGGTTTACAAATAAAAACAATCTTGTAACGCTCGATCGTCAAGGAAAAATATGAGAATGTGCTGCTACAAATTTTGCACGCCTGTCCATTTGATATACAGCAGCGAAACAGTGTAGACATATACACGATGAAAACATCTACACTTGTTATTTTATTTTTTTTAATTCTAAAAACAAGTATGGGTGAAAATGCACTTTCCAACGCTTTAGAACCACCGCCGCCTCCATACGGAACACCATTTTTTGGATATACTAACAGCGCAAAACATATTGACAATAGAATACATTTGATGCCGCCGCCGCCGCCGCCGCAGCCGCCGTTGTCTAATGATAATGATGATGATTTTGTAGAATGCGATAAAATGTTTAATGTTGTGTAATAAATATTGTAAAAATTAGTTAAACATGATAATGTAATAAACATATTTTTATTAATTTGCGGTCTTTCAATTTATTTTCAATGTATTTTTTTTGATATAAACACTTTTCAATTTTTTCCTTTACAATATTGTTGTTGTTGTTGTTGTTGTTGTTGTTGTTGTTGTTGTTTGATAGCGAATATAAATTTTTTAAAGCGATTTCTATGCACACTTTGGCCCTAAAAAAAAAGCCCAATTGAACAAATTGTTGGGCAAGATTGCAGGCTTCTTCAATTATTATATCGCTCATTTTTTTTCTTTTTAAATAGAATAATTAGGATATGTATCGAGTGTTTGAGTGAGGGCATTCACTTGTCCACCAGTGACTGTTGCGCTGACGGAGATCGGTCTTACTGTATTTTGTTGGCGATTATTAGTGAGAAAAAATTCGCGTACTCTCAACGATACAGGTGCTTCGCCGAACGGATAGCGCGACGCTGGACTCCAGATGCGTATTGCGCCACTGTCTCGACTCAAAACACACCACGAACCCGTGAACGTTTCGGCGGTCCAAACTTGGGGATTGCCGTGGCGTCGTATGCACGATTCGGAATTGGCCACGATGCACCGTCCCGTGCCGGGGAAAAAGCACGCCGGCTCGTTTGTGTTTCTCTCTTTGTTTTTGAAGAGCACAAAAAATGAGGGCGACAACCCGTCGGGTTTGAGTGTGGTGTCGAATGCTATGCTAAATTTCATTACGCCCATGCCGGCGAAATTAATTTGCACCGTGTCAGGATGCGAAGTGAGTATGGGATAAAGCATGGCCAAATACCGTTCGTCGCTGACTTGGGTGCGATGCACTTGAAAAACAAGATCCGCGTCCGCCGCGGTGGCTTGGTCAGTGCGACCCCAAAAAAATTTATAATCCGCGTGACGCAATGCGGACACGTGCACGTTAAAGGGTTGTAAACAGGCGTTGGGCGCGCGCACGGCGCTTTGACGCACCATACCCGTGTCGGCAGTGTGCCTATTGTGCACGGCCACTAAACCGTCGGAAGCGGGACAATTGCAACCGTTCACCTCAACCCCTTCGGCGATCTCCAAGTGAAAAAGACGACCGGCGGTACGTCGTCCGCTCACCGGGTCCACAGAGCACGGATCCACTACGCATATGTTGTTCAAGCGAAAGTGTTGACGGTACACGGGGTTGAGAGCGGGATGATCGAGACGCACTTGGCCGTCGGCGCACGGCGCTACCGGAAAAAACGCCTCGTTGTACATAACATCGCGCACGGTGCGCGCTCTACAAAACGGCGTTTCGGTGCTCGCGTTGTAATCGCTTTCGTAGCCCTCGTCGCACACACACCGCAACGGCGATTCGTTAACATTGGCAATGTGACCATGGGGCGCACAACCCACCGCAGTTGTACAATCGTCGTACATGGTGAGTTGAGTGACGAGACCCGGCCGCAAACAGTTGCAGAGTAAAGCAAAATTGCCCTGTACCGTTTCGGCCAACAGCCAAACGCCCGTGTTGGGATTGCACGATCTCGCCCGTTCTCTGCTCAACGCCAAACAATAAGATTCGCCCGCTCGAATAGTGATCGTTTTGTTATCGTCATCGTTGTTGTCGTTGTTGTTCAATGTGGCAATAACGGTGTCCTCGTCAAAGTACTGACAATTGGCCAATCCCTCGCGACACACATCGCAGTCGGCGTGCGTAGTGCACGGCGTCAATGTTTTATGGCATTCGCGTTCGTTGCCCTCGATCACTATTTCGGCGGGCGGTTCTATGAGTGGCGTTGTGCTGTTATCGAATCGAACCAAATGAGGAGGCGGTGATTCTAGGCGATTTTGACGACGCATTAAATTCACATAATTTATGGTGATGGCGATTAACACCACCATTATCACGATTACAATAACAACAATTAAAGTATACATATTTTTACTTAGAAAAAGGAGAAAATATAAAACGTTTTATTATTGATTATAATATTTATTGTAATTAAAGAGAATAGAGTAGATTTTGTCGCACAAAAATTCAATGTTGTCTTCGGTGCAATCGGCCGTGGTGAGTAGTGTTATGTCGACAATATTTGCCAAATCGGCCAGCTGACCGTCGCTCAATATTGCCACAATTAAACAATCCCCGTTCACACACATTATACCCTCGACAACATTATAATTCTTTAAATACATTTCATAAATATACTCCTCGGAAAAACGGTGCGGATTGGAAATGCACAATACATTTACCGTAAGACGCATTGTGTGTGTGTGTGTGTGTATACGTTGTGGTGGTCTCAACAATGTATCATTTGCGAACAATGTGTGTACGTATATCTTGTCGTTTATTATTAAATAGCGCGCGTCGCCGTCAACTCTTTTTTCTCTTTTTCGCCTGAGCATACGTTCCATTTTTTTATCACTATCATCATAATATTAATATATTATCATTAAGATACGCGACATGTGGCAGCAGATTGCTTTCCTAATGTTATTACTGCTCATTATATACGTGTATGCATTTAATATTGCACACAGATTGGTAATAGAAAACGACACATCAATAGCCGATAATGATAGTGATGATAATAAACGACTTTTTAATTTCACTTTTCAGCATAACCGCGGCGTAGATTGTGCGTTGAATAGGTTGCCGTGTGTGACCGATCAACAGTGTCGCGACAATTGTATTGTAGCGAGTGCCGCGGGTGGTGCTTCTCTTGGGTGTCACGAAGGGTTTTGCACAAATTTTTCCTCTTTCTATTCCACCGGCCCCAACGACAATATAGAATGCGATCCAGAATTAGGCTTGGTGCGCGTATTCGCCGCCGGCGGCGATTTTGTTGTGGCGCAAGCGTGCATCAGCACCCACCGCGATCTGGTGGACGACGAAGGCGCGCCGAGACCGTATTTGTGCGACAGCGGCGATCTTACGCTGCAACTGAACACGGTCCAGTTTACGCCTCACTCGTGCGAATGCTCGTCAGGCTATCGGAGAATGGTGTTTGAACAAACGGCGTTAGCGCGCGCCATTCCGGTGTGCATTCCCCAACATTTGGCGAATTTGTACATGAGAGTGTATAAGATGTGAAAAAAGCGAAATGGCCGATTACAATGCTCTTCAACAGATTGTCATCAACGAATTGGCATTTATTGTGTCAACAACAAACATTGAACAATTTCAATCGAAAAAGTTTTTTATCACATCGAATCAATTTAACGGCGAATTGCATATTTTATTGAAATTATTATTGACTTACAAGAAAGAAAGGTTTAGCGGTTTTATTACTTCTACTACTAATAGTAGTAGTAGTAGTAGTAGTAGTAGTAGTAGTAGTAGTAGTAGTAATAGTAGTAGTAGTGGTGATGATTTTTATGAAACGCTTAAAAGCGATTTATTTTATATTGTCAAATTGATTGAAAACAAATTACGATTGAATAAAATGATCGAGTGTGCAAACGAAACCGCTGATGATATACTCAAATTTATAACGGATCTCGCTCGACAATATTCTGTGAAAATAAACGCAAATTTGTTGCGTACACTGCTCACCGACGAGAGTGTAATGTCGGCGATAGACAGTGTGAGTGTGAACACATTTACCCACGCTCAATTGGCGTGTATTTTGTGTTACACGGGATTCGTGGCGACGCGCAACAACCACCATTGGCGGTGTGTGTTCGAGAATAAATGTACATACATTATGAGAAGTTTTCTCAATCACATATTGTATGTGACGCAAATGCTGTTAAACAACAATCCTCAATACTTTCACAGAGTGACAATCGCGACACATCATCATCATAATTATAATAGTGTTATTATTAAAAAATCAAAAATTGGCAGCGACGGCAATAGTGGTGGTGGTAGTGGTGTTGGTAGTGATAATAATATTGGTTATATTAATATTGACAATAATAGTAATATGAAACCAAATTTAATCACCGTAATGGTGTCTGATTCGAACGATTACAATTTCGACGCTCGCCCCACCGACTTGGAGATTTGTTATTTGCACAACCCAACCACCGTTGCCGATAAATACGAGCTGTTCGATCGCACCGCATCCGAGTCTCAACAAAACAAAATGTGCGCTTCCTTTGTGGAATTGAACGCGCTTCCTTATTGTTTGTACACTGACACGTTAGCCTCCAACGAATCTATCAGTGTAATCAATTTAATTAAATGTAATCAAATTTTGACACAGCAAGAGAGGTTTGTGCAAAAAGACAAAATTTCACCGCGCATAGGCAACGTTTTGTTGGTGAATAGATTCGATAAAAATCTTCCTTTACAACGCACAATCAACGACAAAATTAATGCTTATTACTTGGCGTGCCAACACTTGACAAAGGAAAGACTCAATTTACGTTTAGTGGGCGATTTCATGGCCTACGGCTCTCATTATAGAGTGGCGGCGTTGGATTTTTTGATATTAATATTTGTCGGCTCCATCACCAATCGTTACATAAAATACAATTTGCCACCAATTCAAGAAAAACTTTTTTGTGACATCAAAAAAGCGGCGTGCAGTGTTAAAATAAAAAAAATGTATGATATTTTACAAAATTATAGCTTAGATATCGAACCACTCGCTAATTTTACAATATAATATTTTTTTTTTAATAATACATGTTTTTTTTTAATTCATTTAATCGTAACAATCGTTTACATGTTTTTAAGTAGTTATTAAAAAAAAAATACCTGTTTATTAAATATGTATATAAATTAAAATAAAATATTTTAAATTTTATTTTATTTTTATTTATCAAATTTATACAAAGGAGGCAAATAGGGGTGTGGTGTGATGTCGAATTTATCATCACCATTATTCAATCTGTCGCAAATAACCCCATACACGTTCACATAACACTGTAGAGTGTTTGACCATTCGAAACGATTGGCAAAATTATAATTGAGTTTTTTTAAACGTCTCAACATATCGTGAATTTGTGACACTTTACCGGACAAAATTAATCTATACAATTCAGAACATAAACTCTCCTCTCTGAACTGAGGCTTTTGTCTGTAATCATACACATAATCATACATTTTAACGGTGGAACGATTAATTTCCGACCAACTGTTGCCACGTTTGAAAGACACCTCTACCGAAGGTATTGTCAGTTGTAGTTCCAAATCCACATATTTTTGGGGCATTTGATAGTTGTAACACACACTGTACAATTCGACAATAAAATTTATATAAAATTTGTACACATCACAATTGGTCACGCCTCGAAAAGTGGCCTGTGTCAATCGGTGGCGATATTTGTCGAACAGCGTTTTGCATCGTTGATCCGTCATTATTAAATTTGTGTGCACAAGAACGGCGTAATTCTCCAAATAACTATCGAACGAAAAATATTCGTTTTGTATGTTGTACAATGATTTAATGAGACAATTAACTGTCGCGTCGAAAAATGGCTCCAAACAATATTGCGAGGACGCGAATCGTTGCCAATTCACTTTTTTCACCACACAATCCATGTCCATTAGCAGCAATGTGTCGGTGCAAGCGTTCAACAATTGAGGCATCAAAACAACACACATTTTCATATAATCAATTTTACACGCTCTCTTCAACATATTGCGAGTGTAGTGTCTATATTGTTCAGGATAAACACATTTAAACGGCACCCATTGAACATTATCGATTGCCATAAACGACGATGGTTCTAATAATTCCGTTGTCACATCGTACAAAACAATACATTTGTAACCGCAATGCGCTCCATGATATTGTATATTATGCAAAAAGGGATATTTATCTGTGTTATAGGGCAAAGCGTTTGAATGACTCCAAACAAACACCAGAGTTAAAACGTCCTTCTCTTTTGTTTTTTCCACATGTAAAGGTGTCATTGTGTAAAGTGTAACTAAATGACAAAATAGACGATATTTCTATATAAATACAGAATGTAATCTTTTGTAAAAACCGCATAAATATATCTATAAATATGTATAGATATATCTTTACAAACATGTAGACAATTGTTAACAAAAAAAAAAAAAAAATTTAATCACATTATATGTACATTTTGAAAGTACAATATACGTGTACATGATCATGATTAAAACCATCGCTAAAATTTTTAAAACATTTAATATATACATGTTTATGAACATGTATAAACTTTCATTATCAATTGCGATTGTTTACATGTGTGTATTTAAAGTGTTTTAATTTTTACATGTATCTTTTGATGTAATAGGCCTACACAATTGAACACCGTCAAACATAGTGCCCGCAGTACATTCTCTGATGAATTTCAAGCCTCCGACACACATGTAAAATTTGTGACATTTTTCGTGTGGAAAATTTTGAAAAACGCCAGGCAAACACTCAAACGTGTCGTCGGGATCGTCTACAATTTCACCGTAATCGGGAACTTTGTAATTATGATAATAATAAAAATACAAAATCACAACGGATAACATTAAAAGTAAAAATACAAAAACCCATTGTAATGTTAATTTTATTCTTTTAACATGCATAACACATTAAATTACTTAAAATAGTTATTGCTGAGATTTTTTTTATTTTAAACTTAAAATAGCTATTGTTGAGATTTTTATACTTTTAATAGTTACTATTGAGATTTTTTATTTTTTAGGAACTATATTCTCTTTATTACAATCGAATAATTTAAAAGATTTTATATGAATGTTGCTGTTGCTGCTGCTGCTGCTGCCGTAATCTGTTTGACTGGTGCTAGCGCTCGATTCACGACACATTAATTTTCTTAAAAACATCACGTCTTCGTATGTATCGTGATCAATGTTTCCGTCGTGCACTGTGGTCGGGTGCAGAGGGTTTCGGTGGTTGTTGTAAAAATTGTGCATCGAATACCGGTCCATGTTAACACGAGCACACCACGTTTATCTTTGTGCGGACGGTTACATAAACTGTACATTATTAAAACATCACAATAACTTTATATAATGATAATTATTATCAAATCTGGTTTTAGCTAAAGCCACTTGACGGGCAAAAGGAAGGGTCATCGTAGATGTTTAGTATTGATTGTGATTTACATGTAAAAATAAACTTGTAAATCACAATTAAACTAATAAATGTGTGATGATATCATTGTAAAAATGAGAAATTATATTAATATTTATCATGTTGACATGTCATCGCATCATAATATTATTATGAGATGACATCATTTTTTTCTATCGTGCGTTACATGTTTATTTCTACGTGTAACGCACGATCGTATTAAAATTATTAAATTTTTAAGCAATCAAATCAATCATGATTGTTGACATAGATTTTTTAAGTCAATTTTTAGAGTTGAAAAATACATGTTAATGAACGTGTAAATATTTTATGTTTGAAAAATTAAACTGGTCCAATTGATCGCGATCGTTGAAATGGATTTTTTGAGTTAATTTTTAGAGTTAAAAAATACATGTCGATGAACGTGTAGATATTTTAAATTATAATGTTAAATAATAATCCAAGACATTGTATAGTTTGTTTCGGACGGTCAAATCAATCTTTTTTTTGTATATTACCAATTGTTTTGTTTAAAAAGCAAAAGAATATATTTGACAAACACTTTTTATTAATTTATTAAACTCAACATATAATCATGTTTTACATGTAGAAATAAACTTGTAACGCACAATAAAAAATGAATCATCAATTATTATGCAATAATAATTTAGCTGAAGTGGTGACGCATTTACGATAAAAAGATAATGTCATATTAACCGAGTATTGTGCAATAAGTGTCACTGCTATTCGTCATGTATTTTTTTATGAGTATATTTTTGATAATACTCTTTATCTATTTGTTGTATTATTGTGCGTGTGTTCTTGTGAATAGAATACAAGTGAAACGTCAAACTTTCTATCAATACAATTACATTCCCGAGCCTTTGTTGAGCACAGTGGTTGTGCACAAATTGAAATAAGATTCTTTTTCCATTATGACGTGTCCGTTTTCGCTGAAAGTTTACATTAGCGATAAATTTTTTGCGTTCCCCTACAATTTGGTAGAGCCGCAAACCGATGTGGGCAACAAGCCTATGGAGAATTTAATTGTGTACGTTCCCACCGACGATGACAGGCTGTACGTGGACAAAAAAATGTTTTCCACACAATTCAAGTCCATCCTTGTGTACCGACACGAACACGACGTCAATTTGGATAGCAGAGCGCCGCGAAAAACGGCATCCGCCACTATTGTGTACTGGAATCCGTTGGTGCCGATTACTGAAATTGGCGCGGGCGAAACTCGCGTTTTTAGCATACTACTCACCAACAACTTGTTCTATTGCAATACAATGATAGTACACCACGAGTTGCCGCGATGCCCCATCGAATTCGCTTACCCCTCCATGGAGATGGACAATATTTGTAAAACTTTTTACAATCGCAGAAAAAATCAAAACGTCGGCGGCAAAACAATATCACCTTCTCCTTCGCCATCTTTTTCGCCGGCCGCTGTCATTGCCAAATTGAGACCTATCGCGTGCGAGGTGGCGTTGTCGCACTTTAAAGAGCTGCTTGAGGCCAATGATTTTTTGTTGTGTTTCAATTTGGAAACTTCCATGATGGTGAAGATTTTATCTTTGAAACGTATATTTTGCATTTTTCAATATAGAAAACAGCCGGCGCGTTACGTTATAAATCTGCGACCCGACGAGATTGACAATCTTTACAACAAACTAAATTGGGAGCGCACACGTCGTTTGATGAAAGGCGATATACCGTCGGCGTGTGCGCTCATCAACAGACCCAGTTTAATGTACATTAAACGCGCTCAACAATTGCTCGGCATTGCCGATTATTCTCAGACAATTGTCGATTTTGTGAGAACGTTTCAAAAATTAATTTTCCCCTATCAAATTGTGCCCGTTGTGCTGGTGAAATTAAACAATTTTGACAAAACCTACAAGAAAATTCGTTTGTTTTGCAAAAACGACAGCTTGGCCATCACATTAAACGGTGTGGCGCCTATCAACATGCCCGACACCAACCCTGTTGTTGGCACGTTCGATCATAGCGATTTTAGTGCATCGCCTAAACTCAATCAAACAATCCAGCGATTTTGCGCCGAATCAAACATGAGCAGCGGTGTAACCATTTTGCCGATGCGTTACAATTATTTTTTATAAATATACACATACACTAGCACACCTTTATATCATTAAGAATAATGACTAGGATTGCGGAAACGTTGTCACGCGCTACGGGCGGTCGACCCGGCAACGCCATCGTTGAGGCGATACAACGAGCTCAAGTGCCCACCGAAGGCGATCAATTGGGCGCGTTTGTCGAACGCAATAGATCGCTAATTAGAGATTTTATTCTAATCGTGTGCGGTTTCATATTGTTTGTTTTGGTAATGTTATTTTTGGTGTTAATGATAACACTGTTAATGAATCGAGAAGCAAATGAATTACAAAAAGAACAATACAAAACAACAGTATTGCAAAATTTGGATGTGCGTTATAGAAGAAGAAGCGGCGGTGGTGCACAAAAAAAAGAATAAAACAATTTTTTACACATAATATATATATATATATATTATAATGATTTTATTGTAATAATTTTATTATAATGATTTTTTTTATTAAAATGTAAATAAAGGATTTATAAAGTGGTTTTTTTCATTGGCAGCTTGAATCGAACGATGAGGAGATGAAGGAAACGATGTAATTGTTGGAACTGTTTTTTTCCTTTTACGCTCGTTTATAGCGGCATACAAGAGATTGGGGGAAGAAGAAGATGTAATAGTGTCAGCTGCAATAACGGCGGTAGTTGTTGTATCGCAAGAATCAAATATACTTTTGTGTTGTTTCGTCGTCGTAGCCATGTCGATGGCGTTGCTCGTTGTGTAGCTATATTCAAAGGCTTCGATAAAAATTTTGGTAGCCACTTCTTTGCCAAAAGTGATTAAATGGTGTTCATCCGTAACGGGATTGTCGAGATTCTCTAAACACTCGTTATAGTGTTGAAGCATTGCTCGGGGTGAACTTTTTAAATCGGGATTGATTTTATTTAATCTTTTCACCGCCACTTCGATAATTTCTTTGTACGAAGGAAAAAAATGTGTGCCTTTATTGAGCGCGAACTTAAACACTATCAACAAAATACGTCTATTAAAATCTTTGTAATCAATGGAATCGTCCATGTATTTGGTGCGCAAAAATAATTTTTTAATATACTCATAATTTTTTTGCGAGGGTTCCTCAAAATATTTGTCGCGCGCTTTTTTCACAATTTCCAATATGTTGGCGGGCAAAAGATCGGCGCTTTCTATCAGCGCGCTACATTTGTCTGTGATCAATTGTCGGGCAAATGTGTCCACATCAACAAAATTGTTGTGCGCCAACACTGCGGTCGTTGATGGTGGCGGTGTAATCGTCACATTAGTAACTGTATTCATAATGCATATCTTAATATGTAATAAAATAAAAAATATACATACACAAAAAATTAACTTTTTTATTTATTCCCATTTAATTTGTTTATAAATATTTTTGTAATCGTCGTTTGTCAAACACAAATCTGTACGCAATAAATTAAAAATTTTATTATACAACATTCGTTGATCACGCGCCGACACAATGTTGCAGTATACGCGACATTTTTCCACAATTGCTATCACACTGTCTTTGTTATTAGTAAACATCGTTGCCGCTGTCGTCGCTGTCGTCGTTGTCGTTTTGATGTTTTTTTTTTCGAGAAATTGTTTAATGATGTTCGACACTATTGTATCGTTGGTGTTGGTTGTTATTTTTAATAAATTTAAATTTTTATAATTTTCCTTCAATTTGTACATAAGATTGTCACACCTAATAACATAACCTTCCAAAGGGCTATTGGGGAATAGTGTTGATTTAAATTGGAGTGTATTGACAAAATCATCATATTTAATTTCTATATACGGCACTGTGTCGAATCCACACGATTTCAACATTATTTGAGCTTGTTTGAAGGGCACAAAAGTGCCATTTTTCAATTGAACATCGTAAGCGTAAAATTTTAAACTCGCCTCCTGATCAACATACTGAATGACATTAAGAGGCGCGGTCTTGGCTCTGTCTCGCCAACCCATTAATTCACCATAAACCACAAACTCATCGCTCGTCGCCACAATAAGCGATTTCAATCGAACGGCGCATTCTTCCAAGTGAGCTCGAATACGACTGAATTTCATAAAATCGTCGTTGGGTCGATATGTGTTGCGCGAGCCGTACGTAATTGTGTTGTCGTTCAATGCAATCACTCTGAAATTGCAACCGTCCAATTTTTCTTGCACCACAATTTGTTTGCCCGCCAATGTACCTTTTTTCGATCGATCTAAATGCGACATCGACGGATAAGTTTGACAAACGATTCGATTTTTATCTTCGGGCATGACGGGTGCGCCGCGTTCGTTTAGCGCGTACAAAACGATGTTGTGTCGAATGTCGACGCGCTCATCGCTAGGCGGCAGATGATCAATGCGTTTTATCAGCTTTTCCCTCCAAACGTTGAAATATTCAACAATCCACGGGGGACAAGATGCGGGACGCTCCATGAGTTCACAATAAACGCGCAAAATCAAACGATTGTTATTTTTTATATGTAATCCCAAATCGGTTATGGTCAACACAATAGGAGCATTGCCATTTTCCTCTAAATGTAGTGAATATTTATTGTTGACCATAATTGTATATTTGTTAGCACCGCGGCAAAATTGCACTTCATCGCTTGTATTGAAAAGAATATTGAGAATTTTTGTCGATTTGGGTAATTTTTTGTAATCCAAATAGTACTCTACAAACGTATAATTAAACATGAGTCGTAACATACACTTTGCGTCGTTTTGCAAAACGGGCATTTTCATCATTGTTTTGACAATGTTAGGCATCGAAACCAGTGTGAGACTTTTAATAAAAGTATACAATTGCTCATTCTCGCGGCCGTATTTGTCGACGACGTGATGGCGATTCGTGAAAATACCCAAATCGGGCGATTTACCCGTTAGAATACCAATTAATCCCACATACAAATCTATATGCACCTCATCGGCGCCCGTTTTCTTATTTTTCACATGCTTATTTTTCAACAATTGTTTATTGTCAATGTATTGAAGAAACGTTTCGCGATCACATTTTGTGTATATTTTTTTATCCTCGTCGCTCGTATCGAAGGCGTAGCCTTTAGCGCGACTTCCCGTATCAATATTAATGTACACCATAATTACCGACGAATACAATAATTTGAATAACAATATAACGTTCGCTACATCACGAACGTATTTATATGTACTAGGAGGAAAAGAGATTAAACAACGTTGAAGTTGGCGTTCATGAGCGTAATTAGTCGATCTATGTACTTTTTGTTTGCGTCGCGTTTTTCCGTCGTGTCTGCAATGGCGATGCCGGACCTAGTGAATGTGTCAAATTGCAATCGGTTATAATACAATCTGATCATTTTATCGCGCATCATGAGCACATTGTGAATTTTCATGTTGGGCACTTTGTTAGAGGAGACATCCTCGAGAGTGGCGGCAAAATTGCGCAAATCACACAAAAAATTAAATTTTATCACAAACATAACCATACTGTCCAGTTGTCGAAACGGTCCGTACATATTGAAATCTTGTTTAATATTATAAAAATTTTCTGCGCATCTTTGAAAGTAGTTGCTCGCTAAAAAAATGTAATTAATAATTTTGAACTCTAATTCAATTGTGTGAGCGGGAGACATATCGGAGGAGTGGTACAATGTCAACGGAAACAGGAGTTCCGCAAAGTTAACATCCATTTGTATTGCGTCTAAATTGTATTGATCGAGACGCTTCAATAGGCTCGCATAATCGCTACCCTTGGGCACGGTGTTTAAAGGGTTTTTACAAATGCAAAAATCGTACAATCTTCTCATGTCGTTTGTCACTTTAATTAGTCTCTCCAATTGCATGTTAACACCCGTGCGGGCAAATTCCTGCGCTTTGGAACGTATAAACTCTTCGTTGCTTTGTGCTGCACGACGACGTTTTGTCATTTCTTCCCTTTCTAGATTTTCACGTTCGAGCATTACTTGCCGCATTTCCTCTTCGCGTTCTTCTTCTTCTTCTTCTTCTTCTTCTTCTTCACTTTCCGTTCCAAACGGAATATATGTTTCAGGGTGCGGTGTTAATGATTGTCGTTGGCGACGACGTATCGAAGATGGTGAGATAGGCGGTGACGGCGTTCGAAGTTGTCGAGTTATAGGACTGCGACTACGCACAATATTACGTGTGGGCGACGATTCTTCTGTTGATTCAAAGTAATATCTACTATCTCCTCTTTTTCTTCTTTTTTCACCACTTTTTGAGTAGGGAGAAAATAAAGGTGCTCTTGTACGACCACTGACAGCGCGCGACGATGCTGTGTCTCCTTCGACATCGAAACGAACCTGACTATTGCGGGCCAAACGAGACGTAGTCGTCGACGGTGAAGGATCAAAATCTACAAATAAACGTTCACGTTCATTGTAAAGATTGACTAATTGTTTAACGTCTTTGTTGACAATTGTGTTGTACTCAAATTCGGTCATTTGAACTCTAGCATTTTCGCCTCGACTAATGTTCTTGATGATCGTTCTAATTGTCGATTGAATTTGTTCATTTTCCAAATATATAATAGAATCGTCTGTCACAAACGCATTCACCAAACGTTCCAACGAATCGGGCAAACAGCGAACGTTGAAAAATTTTGACGCCAATCGTTCCAATTTTTTCATTAATAAATATTTACAATCGGCAAAATTGAAAGTCACGCGAAACGAAGAGGAAACATTGGTTTCTTGGTTTAAATATTGTTTGAGTTTTTGCAAATCTACCAATGTTGTCAAATGTAAAACATTCCCTAAAGAATTTTGATTTTTTTCAATTAATTCTAATAACACTTGCTTGACCAAATTCGTGACAGTGTTTGAACTCATAGATATATTATAGTTTTCGTCTTCTTCTTCTTCTTTTTCATCTTGTGCTGTTGTTGCTGCAGCTGCTGCTGTTGTTGTTGTTGTAAACGAAGAAATAGAAACGTCACCTTCAGAAAATGTAGTTGTTGTGGGAGATAATAATGGTGGTGGTGGTGATGGTAGTGATGGTGACAGCGGTGAAATAGGTGAAAACGAAGCCGGTGGCGGTGATGGCATCGATAAAGGCGGTTCGTTATAATATTCAACTGTAGTTGGCGGATCGAATACTGTCGAAATATTCGATTCAACACCGCCCGCGGCTCGATTTCGAATATCCCCACCTATAGACGCGTTTAATATAGTATCTAAATTACTAATAGCTTCGTCGAATTCCATTTGTTCCATGGGAGGGAGAATACTTGTAGAAGGAATAGTAGTAGTAGTGGTAGTAGTGGTGCTGGTGGTGGTAGCAGTGGTAGTCATTGTTGTTGGGGATAATGAAAGTGGTGATATTGGCGATGGCAAACTTACAATATCTTTGTAAAGCACAGAAGAAAGCGTATTGGATTTAAATATATCATTAATATCATTATACAACTCCTCAGCCTTATTTAATACAATATTCATTGTTTTTAGAGTGTTGTCGTTTGTTTTATCACTACTACTATCACCACCGTCACCATCACCACCATTACGACCATTACCACTACTATCAATAGTATTCAACAAACTCGTGTATACGTCCAATTGATTTTGTATATGGTTAACAGAGGCCGTATTCACGACACTTGTGTGCAGTTGATTTATTTGAGAAAATACAGTTATTCCCTGGCGTAGTGTATTGTATCTAATTTGATAATTTTTCAATAATATTTGTTGGTACAAAGAAAGAAAAAGCGGCGATTCAAGTGTCGCTTCCTTTGTTACGAGTCGATTTAAAAATAATAATTTTTGAGTTGTATTTTTTGTTGTGTCGTTTATTATAGCGGTCACTTGTTGTTTATTATCAACCAATAAATACGATGTATACATGGCTATCGATAAATTGTTTTCTTTGAACGAATCCATTTTTATAAGAAGATATTGTATATGTATATACTGTTAGGCCTACATTATCCATTAAAGTGTATATAACACAATGAACACTTACAAATTACACTATAATTTGAGATTTAACACTCAGACTCGCTTTGAAAATGTTCATTTTGAAGTTGAATTGATGGAGAGTGAAATTGATTCGTTGTGTTTTTTATTCTCCAAGTATTTCGATCAAGATGAACATGTGGCGATCAAGGGTCTTACATTTTTTACTGAATTCAACAAATGCATTAGTGCGATTAAAGCAAAATTTGAAGCGCAATCTCTTTCCCAAATGGAGAATATGCACAGTATTAAAAATATATTCTCCATATTTTTGCGCGATGAATTTATGAAACAAGTGCCTCATTTTAGAACTATAATGCAGTATTTGAAAAAATTTTATAAACCCATCGCAACGCCCGACGTTGCGTTGGTGATGTGCGACGACACGTGCAAACCGACGCACACGATCAAATGTTTTCAATGTAAATGCAAATATTTGTCGTATTCTTTGAGCGTTTTGGACGTGGGCCTGCAAGAGGGATGGGATATATTTTTGAGACCTATGTTCGGTATGCCTTTGATGTTGTATGTGTTGCTGAAAACAAATTACACACAAGAAAACAACGATATTGTCAACGAAAACAATTTAATTACACAAATTTTTATACAATTTTTTTACAATCTCCTTAGCGATAAAGCGTATTCTATGTACACTAAACATAACATGTGTGCGCCTTTCATAAAGGCGTGTCAAAACGTTATAACCAACAATGTACGGTGTGTTGACCACGAACGTGTGTTACTCATGTTGAACGCTCAATGCAACGGCAATTCTTCGGTGAACGGAGAACGTTTGCTAACACCCTTTAAAATATTCATGATGGAAATGGGCAAACAGACTAAAATGAACAAAGTCAACAAAATAGCTTCTACGGTTTTAATAGGATTTTATTTAAGATTCTATTTGGAAGCTTTGTATTTAATCAAGAAAAATAAACCCCTTTATCCGGTGGCTGAGTTGGAGTGGCGAAACGTTTGTCGTCTTATTTTAAACAAATACACCGACGAAAATATTGACGTGTTAATTGAAAAGTTAAAACTCATCAAATTGGACATTTGCAATGCTCTTCTTAACGAGCTCATAGTGCCCGAGTCATTTATAAGACACATTATCACTAAATACCAATTAGATAATGAAATAGCGTTGTTAATGGAATTAAATCATGATTGCTTCCATAAGTGATGACAACAACACAGGTGGCAGCGCCGATAATAGAAGACGCCACCGTTATCGCAACAACAACGACCCCAATTTGTATTCTCCGCCACCCCAGCATGCCACTGTTGAAATGTTACAAAATTTGAACACCTCTCGCACGGCCGCCTCCCTAGTGCTGAACGACACGAGCGCTAACAAAGTAACCAGTTTTAGAGCGTTGGCTGCCCAATCAACGGCCGCACGCAACCTGTTGCCCCCTTTGGAGACAAACGCGCCCACACTCGCGCTTGATCGAGAAAATATCATAAACGTTCTCAAACTGTTGGGAAACATATACGATAATAGTATTGAGATAATCAGTACTGAATAATAAGTGTTGTGTTGTGGTTCTTGTACGTGTGCACGCGCACACACATACACGATGAGCGCTGTTAATGTGTTTTTGGAAATTGAAAAATTAAAAAATAAAATACAAGATGTCGAAATGGAACTGGTCATATGGCCTCTGTTGTTTCCCGCTTTGTGTGACAACACCACACCCGTACAAATACCAACAAGCACTTTTGTTGATTTCATGATACAAGTGGCGCGTTTGTCTCAATCGACATTTCGCAACACCAACGCCGCCCTAACATCACAGTACACCGCCTCTCCTCAACCGCCGCCTTCGAGTTCGTTACAACAACAATCGACGAACGACAGCGGCGGCGCTACTACAGTTTCTCCAATGCGACGCGTGTTTAATTTATTTAACAACACCAACAACGCAATTTCGGCGGCTAATCAAACGCGTGAACAACTAATTGATATGGCTCGATATAGAAGAAGCGCTCGCAAAGTGATCCAACACTACACATTAAACAGCACCAATTCGGTCGAGTACAAAATCAGCGATATTGTCATGACAATGATATTTTTGTTGCGCTCCGAAAAGTTTCATGTTGTTTTCAAACTACTCGAAAGCACATTCGACGATTACACGTGTAGACCGAACATGACACAAAGCGAAATCTCTGCGGTGTTAGACGCGCTTCGGTCTCTTCTCGAAATGCCCACGTCCACCATGGACGTTAACACAATCGACGTGATGCGTTCGTCGTTTGCCAAATGTTTTAACAGTCCCGTCATGAGATACGCAAAAATAGTGCTGTTGCAAAGTGTGTCGCTGCATCGCGACAAACGCATCACCCTCGATGAGCTAATAGCGGAACGCGCCGAAAAAATACAAACACTCATTCCCCAACAGTACATCAACGGCGACACTAAAATCCCTTGTTGCGAAGACCAAGACTTTTTGGACAGTCTGTTGCGACACATCGATCCCTTTTCGTTGCCGCGTATGTATTATAACGCCGCCAACACAATTTTTTACACTACAATGGAAAATTATGCGGTGGCCAATTGTAAATTCAACGTCGAAGACTATAACAACATATTTAAAGTAATGACCACTTTAAAAGGAGGTATCAATAACAATCGTGGTAATAGTGGTGGTGGCGGTGGTAATGGCGGTAATAACGCTACTAGTGTTAACATATCATCAAACAACACCATTGACGATGACGATTTAAATATATACATGGGCACGCATTCGTCGTTTACTAAACGTAAAAAATATTAATAAGGCAAAATTCAATTATATCATTTGAAAACAGCGGTGGTGTGTATGTGTGTGTATATACGCTACTCATATCGTCGTCATTATTATTTGGGTAAATAATTATGGTTTACCGACGTAGACGCTCTTCAACATCCATGTATCAATCACCGAGTAGACGTCGAAGCCGTAGTCGTAGCCACAGCCGCAATCGTAGTCGCTCTTACACAGGAGGAGGAAGAAGCGGCGGCGGCTATAGACGAAGACCGGGCAGACCTCGCACGTACGGTCGTTCAAGAAGTCGTTCCTCCGGCGGCAGCGGCGGTCAAAGACGACGTTATAGAACACGACGCTATTGATACACATGACACAATTTACAATAGTGCACAAATGAGACGATTTCATCGCCCGCTTTTGTTTGTCTCTCGACACTGATGAAATTGTGTTGACATGATTTTAGCGTGAGGCCGTTCAATGTGTAAAGTTTATTATTATTATTATTATTATTATTATTTATATTGTAAATTTGGTCGTTTGGTGTATTTTGAAAATATATAATTTTATCAGTCAACATATGTTTTTTTTTTGTTTTTTTCTTACGCACAGTCGCCGCCGCCGCTTTTGTTTTAACGTTGCCGGTGTGTTTTTCTTTTTTTTTTAACAACAACCCTTTCCAATTGAGAGAATACTTGTATAATATATTGTCGATAGCTTCCTTTTTCAATTTGGGGGGTTTACTGTCAAATTTTTTGCAATTGAGCGTGTTGATATGATCTTTGGTTTCTGTCAAGCGTTTGTTTAACAATTGACAAGGGCATTGATAGATTTGTCCATTATTTTCATTGTTGTCGTCGTCGTCGTCGTTATTTTTGAGAGTTTCAATAAAGTCGAACATTTCTGTGTATAATTTAAAATCGTTAATGGTATTGTTAAACAATTTACCGATACAGTCGGCTTGTAAACGAATTTGTTTACGCTCTTTAATTAACTCGCTCACACTAGGTACGTACGCGTACAAAGAATGAAACAAATGTCCGGTGGCGGTGAAATTGAACGTTTTATTTTTAACATTATTAGGAAAATTTTTCACCAAAAATTCTATAAGTTTTTCATAATCACAATTGAGTCTATATTTTTCAAACACTTTAAATAAGGTATAACATGTCCAAACGTGTTTTTTTTGGCTAGTTTTACCTTCATCTATAGTGGCAATTGTAAAGGCAGTGGTGATTTTATTATATTTTTTACTTTGAATATTGCTATTAGTATTATTATTATTATCATTATTATTATGACTAGTCGTAGTAGTATATCCGCCAATAGATGGATGTGTTTGAGACTCAACGAAACGATTGTCAAACGACATATTCTCGTTTTGATCGAATACGCCGACCTCAAATATTTGGGTTTTGAAAAATACAAATACTTTGAATATGTTCTATTTCAATTTGATCCCAACGATATTCCTTTGGGTCGCACGATAGAACACAATCGCAATTATTGTCCGCAAATTTTCTCCTCGCCCGACAACATGTCCGATATAAAACACACACTCAAACGTATTTACAAAACAAACGTTTTGGGCCACGTGTTCACAATTCCTTTCAGACCGCCCATGTATATGTTTTTGCGTGAATGGTTCGTATTGCCGTACCAAATGATAGATACGCTCAAAGCGGAATCCTTAATTTGGGGCTTTCCACACGTAATAGTGTTCGATTTAGACAGCACGTTGATCACCGAAGAGGAACACGTACGTATTCGTGATGATTATGTGTACGAAAGTCTTGAACGATTACAAGGCATGGGGTGCGTGTTGGTATTGTGGTCGTACGGTTCCAAAGAGCATGTTGCCGAAACTTTGACAGACTTAAAATTAACGTCGTATTTCGACGTAATAATATCGGAGGGTTCCAAATTTAAATATTCGAATAATAATGCGTTTGCGTCGTCACACGTTCGCACACCCCAAATAATTGTGGACACTAAGTTGAATAAACAATTTGTCATTGAAGATTTTCACTATGATATTGAGGAAACGACGACAACAACAGCAACACCGACGACAGCAGCGGTAAACAACAATAAACAAAAATTAATCGATACTCGTCGGTCGCCCAACAAATATATACCTAAATCACCGAAAATCGTTTTGAAATATTTATTTGATAAAAATTTGAATTATATAAAATCAATCACACTTGTCGACGATTTACCCAGCAATAATTATGCTTATGATTTTTATGTAAAAGTCAAACGGTGTCCTGTGCCTGTAAACGATTGGGATTATTATCACGATGAAATTGTAACAAATATAACAAATTACAATTATGATTGATTAAAAGAGGAAGAAGAAAAAAAAACACGACAAAATGTTAATGATGACAAACATGTATATATTTTATGTTTAAAATTTTTAAGTAATAAATTTATTGTGTTCACTAACAAGTATGTTTTTTTAAAAATATATATATACAAATATTCTTTTTATCCCAGATCTACGTAGCCATAATGAATGAGATAGTTTATAATTTCCAAAATGGAAAATTGAATTTGATAGGTGTGCACGTCGAGAATTATCGTGTGATCGGGTATGTTGTTTTTTAATGAGACAAAGTGCTCCAACAAAGTTAAACCGCTTACGGGCGTACAAACGGTAGTGTACACGGCGCTATTGTTGATTGTTGTAATGGTTTCGCGAGTGAATTTGGTCACGCTAAATTCGTTAGGACAAAACACATTGGCCGAATCGAGATAATAATAAAGGGTTTTATTGAAATTGTACAATATTACATTTTCGGGTGTGAGAAGGAACAGACGTTCAGTTCGAGCGGGAGTGCTCAGATCGTAAATTTGTATAGACGACCCGAACAATAGTGTATTGTTAAAGTCTTTTAGCAATTTGTCTATTCTTGAATGGAAAGGATGGTGGGCGTGTATAGACGCAAATAAATAAAACAGTAATAATAATATAATTATTATTGTCATCATTATTATTAACATTATGGAAATGGATAACATTTTAGAGTTGCTCTTGAACAATGTGGACGACGGCAAGAGGCATACAATTGATAATTTGCAAGACGCCAATACGTTAGTGTTGAAAAACACTCGCACCAATTCTCGTAAATTGATAGAGTTTACACAAAATTTTAAGCAACTCTTAAACACGTTGACCAACAATTTTACGGGATCATGTTCAAAACACGCTAAAATGTGCGCAGACGCAAACGCTATGGATGAAGATAACGACAATGATAGCGATGACATAACACTGATACTACCATCACCATCACCGTCACAATTGTTATCATCGTTCAATCACGATTGGGTGTTGGAGGTGAATTATTTTAGTACATTTGTCAGGCCGTTTGTACACAAACAACATTATGATACCATTAAAAATTACATTGATTTTAATAGATTTATACAAAGCGAAACGTCCGGTCACGCAAATGTATGCATGCAAGCAGGCGACTATTATTATTGGCCCAACATATGCGTGTTTTTTTTCGGTTGGCGTTTGTATTTACACAAGAAATTTGCCATTGACATAAATCCCACGGTACCATTGGTGCATAACAAAACGTTGGGCGCGGTGAATTTGTTTGTCTTCGAACCGCCTTTTTTTCTCAACATTGAAATGTCGCTTCGCACGGACACGTCGAACGAAACGCTGTTTGTCAACGGTCGTCACAAGTTTGATAACACCAATGACGTGTTGTTCGTGATCACCATGACGGACGAAACAAAGGCCACATGTAGAATACTCGACGAATGGACGTATTCCAATAAAAATTTTTTTGACTACATTCGCGACGACATAAATTTACAAGAATGTCGCACCGTGAGTCAATATTGCGACATAATCAATGTCAATCTGCAAAAATTACGTGTATTCGATGAAACAATAAACAACAACAACAACAACAACAACAACAACAACAATAACAATAACAAAAACACATCGTCTTCATCGCGCGCTATTGTCGCACAACCGTTGATTGACAACGTTAACAGTGTGTTGAATGATGAAATATATTTTTCGTCCAAGTGCACTATAGTGCCCATGATATCGGCGAGCAGCGAAAACGCCGATTTGATTCAAAACGAAATTGACAAGGCCCTTTTGAAGATAAACGAGAGCATAATAAAAGTGTTGGTTAATCACGATCGGTCCAACAATCCCAATATTGTTCAAAACTACTTGGAGGAAAGTAAATTTATGAATTTTGATTATATTATATTTGTAGTGTGGAAAATGCTCACTACTCACGAGAGTTTTGATTATCGCGAAACAGACATTAAATTGTTTCTAGAGCTGTTATGCGAGACTATTTTTGAGGGGGACAAAGACAATTTGACTTTGGCATTGGACAAATGCCAGCCGTACGTTAAATTGGAGCGAACCGTTTTCAACAGATTGTGCAATCATTGGACGTTTTTCAACGACGAAAACCCCTACATGACGTTGGGTTATTTTTTTGGAATTCACTATTTGGTTTATTTAAAACTTTCCGCCGAAGACGTACAATTGGAACATAGAGAGTTGTGGGCGTACACATATGAAAATGTGTTGGCGTGCGACGTGCCCATAGACATTTTGTGTAAAGGTTATTTGAAAAAATTGGAAGTGTCCAGTGTGAATTTAATTTTTAACGGCAAAAATTATGATGTTGTCAAAAAAGAAGACGAACTGTACAAGTTGACTAGCAAAGTTAGCGCAATTCGTATGAGCGGTGTAAAATTTAACAATTGGAAATATTTATATTTCACGGGTTACGGTATGTACAATGTGTTCACCAATGATTTTCACTCGAGTTGTCCATTCGTTTTGGGCACTACGTTGCCGCACTCTTTTAAAAAGCCCACCGACAAAAAGTATTTACACGAAAACGTGTTCGATTATATGATGAAAACGAGCGAAGAGGAGAGAAATATTTTTCGGGTGTATCACATCGCCAAAATGTGTAGAGACGTGAAAATGTTGAAGACCGAAATGGCGTTGGTGTTTTATTTGGGCAAGTGCGTGGGCTGTCAAACTAGTACACGCACCAAACTCGACGTTTTGTTCAGGGAATTGTGGAATTTGGAAGACGAGGACCTAATCACGTTGGCGTTGTATTTGAAGGAGAAGAAAGTTTTTGATATTTTGCACAATTTCAAGTGTAATCCGTGCCGGTCGAATTGTTTCGACGAGGCTTGCAGAAAAAAGTGCAAGTGCTATCGCAAAATAAAAGTGAATAGAAACGCATTGAAAATTGCTTTGATCGTCGATATGTTTGGTAACGATACAGACTTGTGCGAATTAATGTGGACGCTGGTGTTCAACACCAATCAATATGTGTCGGCCATGTTGACTCGTGTGCATAGCGAGTTTGTCGATGAACACGCTCATTTCTTTTTGCAAGAACACACAAAACTCGTCGAGTGTATGTACAAATTGATAAACAAAATTGAACGCATCGACATGCTAATGGAGAAATTGGCAAATAAAATTGAATTGATGGTAGAGTTAAAACTGGCCGTGATGCACGAACAAGCTTGCATATCAAACGATCCTCCGAACAATCTTATATCCAATTTTTATTTACACCATTCCAACACAATGAGAGTGCTGCTCAAGTACAATGTGTGGTGGGATAAAATTATATTGGCCCGCGAAAAAGACGATCTTTCCACGTGGTTAACGAGATTCTATATGCGCGTCATTCTCTCCAAGCTCGATCTCAAAGAGTACGCGTACAGTCATCTAAAGAAAATTGTCCAAGGTTATTTGTATTTTAAACGTTTCACCAACTTTAATCATGCCAATTCCATGATGATGATTCATTTTGCCGCCAGTTTAGGCATTCCGTCGGATTACGGCAAAAAAGTTATGTATTTGCCGGGCAAACCGGGCGCGGGGAAATCATCTTTTTTCGAGTTGCTCGATCACATTATACTTTTGCACAAACACGATTGCAACAAATACACCCTTTCCAGCAAAGAGACGGACGAAATGGAAGTGAATAAACTCACGTCTCAATTGTATGTGATCAACGAAATGAAAATGTGCAACGATTCATTTTTTAAAAGCTCCGCCGATTCCAGCAAAAGCGATTCCAAGTGTAGAAAGTATCAGGGCGGACTGAAATACGAGGCCAACTATAAATTGTTGGTGGTGAACAACAATCCTTTGTACATTATCGATTACGATAAAGCGGTGCACAATCGTTTTGTTATTGTGTACACCGATCATGTGTTTGTGGAGGACATGAGGTTTGCCGGCTCCATTTATGAACACATCAAATCGAAACGTTTCCCCGCCGAGAATGTGTATTATGAGGCGCTCGTGCAACCTGTGCGTTTGTTTTTGTCACACGTGCTCATGTACAAACGCGACACCAAATACGGTTTTGTGCAGTACAAGAATCTGCTGAAAAATGATCCCATTCACAGACATAATTTGTTGTGTTTGGATACAAATAATAGTCCTTTATGCGCTTTAATATATATATTGAACATTAGAGTGACAAAAAACAATTGTCCTATGATTAGTGAAAACAAAATGGAAGAAATGATTTGTTCTGCCGTTGAAGTTATGGACACTTTTTTACATCCACTATTTTTAAAGTGTAAAAATGGCCATTTTAAAAACAACTTTAACGGCTATAATGGTAACGGCGGCGGTGGCGGCGGCGGCAACAAATTCGCTATAAATGAACAAATATTAATGACACACATTAAAGAAAAATATGCAAACAATTACAATGTACAAGAAAAATATTTTTTTAATATCACCATGGCGCTGACCAAAAAAGACATGAACATCAATGTACCTACTTTTAAATGTTAATTAATATATTTTTTTTTAATAAAAACAATTGTGTGTGTATATGGTGATGGATTTTATTTTTTTAGTTAATTAAAACATTTCTCTGTAGGATTTGTGATTTTTCAAGTAGGCCGATTGGTCGGTGTTGACCGGTGTGTAGTTCCACTCCAAGAGTTTCTGTTGAGCCATATAATTTTTGGTGTACACCAGTATGGGATAGCTGATGTCGCGCAGTTCGGGCATGTTGGGCGCGTTCACGTCTACAAGACAAACTGTCAAATTATCAATTTCGCAACGTAGTGAATTCTCCGTTTCGGTAATTTTGCCGGGCGTTAGATTTTTAATCACCATAAACATGGATTTAAATTCTTTAATGTCAAAATTGGCCGCTGTTTTTGTTGTCATCACATTGCTAGACGTGCTGGCGGCGGCGGTATTGCCGGATGATGTGCGCGGCGAACGTACACCCGGATCCGCTATGGTGCCCACAAACACAGAATTGGCGCCTACACGCGTTTTGCCCTCGTCGAGAATTTCGTTAAACGACAAAGGTTTGTCGGCAATGTACACTTGGCTCACTTTATTATCGCTATGCGCAATCCTCAAATAGGATAATTTAGCGTTGTTCAGTTTCACGTTGAGCTGCTGTGTCTCGGGATCGACTTGCAAGGAGTCGCTACTTTGCGCTAAACTTGGCGACGATTCGTTTAGCGAGTTTAGATTTAATTTGTTAGCATACCATAGATACGCCACTAGCGCTATGATAATTATAAACGCAATAAGCCACATGATAATAGTTACAATGTGTGTATGTGCACGTGTTAAAAATATATATATATATTTTTTTTTTTTAAATTATACAATTTCAATTTTAATGAGACCTAGACTGTACAAATGTTTCAAAAGTACACTTAAATTATCATTTTCCCAATTGGTCGGCACTATAGTCACAATTACAACGCCGCTCAACACAAATATACGAAACAGATGCGCGATGAATTGTTCGCACGAATTCAAAACGTTGATGCCGAACGCCGATTCGTCTATTAGAGTGGCATATGTTGTGTACATGATGAGAGCGTCGAACAATACGTGATCTTTAACAAAATTTCCATTGTTTTTGCAAATTAAATGATTACAAATTTTTTGCATAAATAAGGCTTGCTGTTGTTTCAATTCAGCAAAATAAGCATACTTGTCGCACCGATCATCCGTAAGGCATTCTTTGATATTCTCAAAATATATAACAGGATCATTGTCAACATCGTTAACAGTGGCGGCGGTGGCGACAGCGGTGTTAATTAACACATTTGGAGGCGGTTTACATAAATACAAATAAATTTTTTTTAAACCATCAATACTATTGTTGTTGTTGTTCGTTGTTGTTGTTGTCGCCATTGTCGTTGTCATGATTCCCTTGACACCGCTTTTTTCACGCTATAAAGACAGTTATTTATTATACTCTTTTAGATTATTGTATATGTTATGCGCTTCCAAATCGGCACATCTACGAAAGTTGCTAACTATACAAGTCACTTATTTATACCATTTTGCGTGTCTCATGAAATACAAAGACATTCAAAAGTATGAAGTGCAACAATTAATAGAATGGGCTCTCAATATGTCGCCCGAAGTGGAATTGCAAAATTTTCGCATTGAATTCATTGACAAAACTAACGAACTCAACTTGCGTTCGTGTCAACCGAAAAGTTTTATGTACACATTTACTACAATTTGGGACACTATTCACTTTTTGTGTCTCATCGCCGACGACATGGTATATACGCGCGAACGCAGCAGTCTTGATTTGATAGCGCAACAATTGAAAACGATCAAAGTGCTTTTTTACAATATGTTTTTTGTGTTGCAATGCGCCATGTGTCGCGATCATTATATGAACATTAAAGGTTACATGATTTACCATCTCGAACTGATGGAAATTGCCTTGGACAAAGAAAGATATGGTGATCCAATTGTGTTTGTCGACACGTATCAACAAGGAACGACAATAACCGAAGCCGCCACCGCCACCACTACTACTACTACTACTACAAATACATTAATGACCAATCTTATGGTTTATGTGAGCATGTTATTTCACAATCATGTTAACGATTATAAGTGGTTGCAGCGTAACATTAAACCGCCCATCCATTACGAACGTATGACTTGGAGTGAATACAAAAAACTATTAAACATTTAAATAATTTATTTTATTTAATCAATTTGGTACAATTCTGTCTGGTCTGTATTTTAAAACACTCACAATTCCATTGTGTGCCATTGTGCACTCGTATATGTGAGAATGTACAAGAGAAATGGACGGCGACACGTACTTGTAACAAACACCCTGCGAAGACACAAACAAATCATCCTTTGCATTATATTCTAATTCAATGGTTTTTGTCCATTTATATTTTACATATTGCAGTGTGTTGTTTAACACCACGTACCCGTCCACCGGCACGGTGTTATAGCTGAGTGCGTTCAACAAAAGGGGTGGATCGAAAAACCTTTGAAATGCTATTTCCATTGTACACGAAAGAGTTGTATTGTTGTTGTTGTTGTTGTTTGCTAATGAAATGCGTTTAACGTGTACATTCAAATAGTTTATACATTCGATGGCTGTTAAAGGATCGATGTGATAAGCGGCATTGATGGCGCACTCGTATTGTGTACGATTATTATATTTGTATTTAAATACGTGCAGCAAATCTGTAATGTATATTGTGTTGTCCGGCATAATTTCGCATTGAAACGCCACTAAATTGTTAAGTTTAAAGGGAGGAAAATGTTTGCTGGTGTTAACAAAAAGTCTCATGTCATCGCTTTGGATGCAACAAAAATTGCGTTTCACAAAACCCCGTCCGCGCATCCCGTCCAATTTGAGCGCCCACTTTTTCACCGTACCCCCATTCGACAATCGATTGTTATCATCAAAAACAACAGCGTCGTCGGCGTTGCCATCTACAACAATTTGTTCTTCACTTTCAAATTTTCTCGCCACTATTTTGTTCAACAGAGTGGTGTACGGCAAACACGGTGAAATGTTTTGATAATCACCATACGCCTCCATTGCAACGATCAAATTACACATTTCGTCCAATTTGTGTTTACACGGAGTGTCGCCGTGAAACTCGTATTCCAATCTGATGCGCGCCATAATCTCGTCGCTACCCAATTGAGAATTTTTTAAATTCTCTAAATTTAATTCTTCATCGTTCTCGTTGTCGTTATCGCTTTTATTATTTGTTGTTGCTGTTGTTGTCGTACTCAATAAACCGAGCAATTTAACAATTTTATTAGCCATCATGGAATCGAACGAATCGATCTCACTCTCTGAATAATAAACGTGTTCAAATTTAATTTCTATTTTTTTGTGTTCGTACACAAACACGCGTATTATTTTGCTCAATTTCTGCGCAACATTTGTGTGGTTCATTTTGTGCTCTTCGCTTTCGCGCCACACCAACGGCACTAGTGCCCGATGCTCCTTCAACCAATGCACAAAATTGTCACGTTTCAAATGTATTTTTTTTACACTTTCAATGGGTGGTGTTGTTGTTGTTGTTGTTGTTGTTGTTGTTGTTGTTGTTGTTGTTTTGTGATGATCGCCGTTCTCGTTGCACACAATGCGAGTGCGTATGCCACGAACATCGTAAAAATCATAATATTGTTGTGTCAATTTGTAATTGGGCACAATATAAGAATTGAAAATTTTATATAACAAATCTTGACTAAAATTTATTGAATAAGAGATTTCTTTTTCCACAATATAGTTATTCATTTTTTTTTAATTAAACAAAAATGGCTCTTGTGCCTGCGGGTACGGCTGCAAAACGACTGCGCAATCATTGTATTTTCTCTTCGATCGCTTCTTTTGACGCGTGTTTTATATACAAATCGGCGTGTTCGCCGGACGCATCACGCGACGACGGTTGGTTTATATGCAATTACCATGCCAAATTATATTTTAAAATTTCCAAAAGAAGTTTGCCCATTTTTGACGAGGAGGACAACAAGTATGTGCGCACTTTAGGTAGACATTTGGTGGGACACAAAGAGCGAGGCGACCAGCGCATTCTTGTGCCCACGCGGGCCAATTACGAAAGCGTACTCAAAGTGCCCACGCTGATGCAATCCGAACAATTGATCGTTCACATGATTTACGACAATGCACGACGCATTAACGAAATATGTAATTCTATACGAAACGTCGAGTACATGGAGGGCGTTCATCAAATCATCGAAGAGGTATATTCGAACACGCGCAGCATTCTCGCGCTCACAGATCCAAACGCGTTTTGTTCGCGCGTCGCTCAAGACGAGCTGAGATACTTTAGCCCGTACGAAGGTGCGGCGGCACCGGAAGGGGCCGCCACCGCCGACACCGTGTTCGCCAGAATGCCTGGATTTTTGCAAAATTTCATTAAACGTGCCGTACAACCGGAAATGCTTCAAATCGACACGGAAGAGTTGCGTTTGCGCAACTGTCCCACATGTAGAATAGACTCGAGAGGTCTGGTGGCCGAAGTAGACGGTGTACAGTTGTACAATCCAATCAAACCCAACGACATAATACGATTTCAACCCAACCGCTTGCAAGTTCGTAATGTGTTAAAATTCGAGGGAGACACACGTTCCCTCGCCAAAACGCTAAGTTACTACGAAGAGTATCCGCTGGAAGTGCCTTTGTATTTAGGTCGTCAAATCATCAGCTCCGACAACAATTTACTTAGAGCAAACTACTTTTTACCAACTCTTCCCCCTGTTCTAGCACGAGGAACAGCCGGTGGAGGGGGTACTTTTACTCCGGGCGAAACCACTACTGGCGGCGGCGCTTTTGGAACGGCTACTACTGTTATTCCCGCTACCGCTCCAACTGCCGCCACAGCCACCGTTACAGCTTAAAAATATTTATTATAATAGCTAACAAGTTAGTATTAATTTTAACATCGTTGTGACAACACACACACACATTCCCCATATACTTGATGTACACACAAATTATGGATCAATGTGTTAAATTGCAATGTAATATTTGTTTGTGTGTGGCGGAATTAAACCGTACCGCTGCTTATGACACTATACATATAATACCAATAGTGGAATTGAGTGTGTGTAAACATCATTTGTGTTTGTCGTGCGCTCGACAAATTCGTAGCAAAAAGAAATTATGCTGTCCCATGTGTCGAGAAGAGAATGTGCATTTAAACATTTATAGCGTTGATCGTCACACTGTCAACTATATTAAATGCAACGTAAACAATATATTTATATGGAATAAAAAAACTACAAACAAAATTGTGAACGTCGAATTGGACGCGCCCATGATTGCTAAAATTATTTTTGAAAATAGTTTATTAGATGAAGAACAACAACAACAAGAAGAAGAAGATGAAAAATTAAAAAAATCTAATACTTTCTCAATCAACGAAAACGATTTGAACGAGACATTGAAGCAAATCAAAAGTGAAATCCACGAACAAACCAAATTTAACATTAAACAAAAATTGATGTTGAGAAAATTAGAAGACGAATACACCATTAAAAATAACACTTTAATTTCTTTGCAAGGCAAAATTTGTAAAATTAAAAAATATTACGACGATTTGTACAAAAATATCAATGAATTGAGATTGAAGCGAATCACATGGGAGAAACGACTGGATCTGATCAACGGTCAATACACCACTTTGTTAGAGAAAAACAAGTGTTTAATATTGGAAAATAAAAATTTAGCAAATAAAAATATAGATTTAATTAAACATAAAAATTTATTATTAAAAGAATATGTTACATTGAAACAAAAAACATCTACAGAAACAATAAATTTAATAAATTAAATTTATTTAATAAATGTATTATATATATAAAATACATATTTTGTTTTATTTATTTCCAATAAACGTTGGGATCTTCTTTTTCTCCTTTATAATTGATATCGTCGTGTTTAGTATTCCAACCGATGCGTGTGCCATAGTTTTGATTAGAAAACACCATTGTAATGATGGACAATAGTAACATGGCGACGACAACATTAAACATTGTTGCTTTTGTAGAATACATTGTTACATGTGATATTATTACACTTTGGTAATATGTTTATATATATAATATACGTATATTATATATATATACACACACATATAAATATTATGTATTAAACATATACCGCACAAATATTAACAATTGTGTATTATAAATTGTTTTAACTTCACAATAAAATAATGATATCATCAACATTTTATTTTAAAGCAATAAATGATGCAATAATTTTTATCAAAATAATGTCATTATAAGTCAATGAATCATGTTAAAAACTCATAATTATCAAATCAATGAGTCATATTAAAGTTAATTATTATTAAAATGATGTCATAAAGCAATAAATGATGCAATATTTTTATTAAATGATGTCATTATAAGTTAATGAGTCATGTTAAAGGTTAATAACTTTTATCAAAATGATGTCATAATAACATGATGTCATTGTAAAATAATTTTTTTTATATAATTAATGATATCCTTGTTAGTCAATTTTTTTTTAAATTTGTGAAATATATTACACTAATAATGTTTAAATTATATAACTTGTTCATTAACTTTTTAAAATACATGCACGCGAACACAATTAATATCGTTTTAAATTTTTATTTTAATAAAATTTATACATGTTCGCAAACTTGATTATTATACATGTTTGCAAACTTGATTAATTTTGTTGCATTTTTATTTTTATAAAACATATACACATGTTTGTAGACATGTATAATTTATATACATATTTTGAAGGTAATCAATTTGTTATTTTTAATTTAAAATAAAATATAGTACATGTTAATAAACATGATTATTTTTTTTTTTTCTTAATACTATTAAATTAATTTATGATGTTACATTCTCTTCTTGCATATTGTCTAAATAATATAGTTTGTCGGTTTCTACATTGCACGTGAATGAATCGTGATCATACAAGTCCGGTGGACATGCCATAAATTGATTATTTTTCACATGTATCCACTTATTGTAAAACACATTATCGTTAGATTGTGTTTGCAAATTATTATAAATCAACGGAGCCGGTGTTTGACGAATAACTTTGATTTTATTTTCGTTTTCATCATACACTGATCTGCAACCTAAATCGTTGCCCAAATACACGTATGCATTTAATATATTAGCTAATCCCGACGCTGAAGCACATTCGGTGTCATATTGTATATTATTACGTAAATCTGCCAAAGCGTCAATTATTATTTCATCTTGTGCTAGGCAACTTGTCATTTTAAATAAAGGTATCTCATAATGACACAAATAATATAAATATTTACGCTGTAATGTAGGTTCTGTCGGTTCTGGTCTAATCACATTAGGTGGTATATTAGAACTATCAGATTGTTCGAATTCTCCAATGGGAAAAGGCAATTGAGCCGGCGGCAACACCCAATCGTTCACAGTTAACAATGAGGGAATTTCAATAAAGGGATTAAACAATGGGGCAATTGTTTGAGCGTTTTCAGAAATCGTAGCGTTTTCAAATTGTGTATTTGACCCATATTCGATAATATTTTTTTGCTCTTTTACGAAAGTGTAAGTATATTTTGGCGTTGGTGTAGTATATTTGTGTGCAAGTGTAGTATATTTTTGGTACAATGTAGTATATAGATCGGTACAAATGTCGGTGTGTAGTATATTAGTCAATATACGACGTGTAAAATTGGCATTATCTACGAAAAATCCTTCGTTTTCGTAGTGTATAGCGCAAAACCCACGATAATCTGTGTCGTCGGCCGTTAAAACTGGCGAAAGAACATTTAGAAACGCTCCATTGGAAAATTCGATTGTTTGAGTAACATTTTTTCCGTTCACATCGCAAATATTAGCACGCGTACCGTCGAACACGTCGTAAAGTTGCGATCCGAAACATTCTATTGTTTCGCCGGTCGTGGGATTTAAACCCAACGCGTTTAATTGTCGAGCAAAAATTAAACCGTTGGCAAATTGTGCGTCTGCATCTGCTCTGTTAACGGGTAACAAATTAACAATAGCGTTTTTGTCCATCACCATTGAAGTTTGCATATCAATGTCATAATGATTGGGTATGTTTTGTACACCGTAAACGTTTCGTTTGAGCGTTACACCATTGTTGTTATTATTATTACTATTAATAATAGTAGTATTATTTATATATGAAGTAATGCATTGTGTTCCGTCGAATATTTTTCGAGGAAAATCTAAATTTAACATAAATTTGTTCCAATACAATTTGTTTTCAAACACATTACTCTGATCACACTCGATATTCTCCACAATACTATAGTCTTTACATACCAAACGTCCGCTGTTGTAGTGCAAATCATCGTTATTATGTTCGTAAACAAGTTCACCGGTACCGTTGGGGAATTGAGTACACTCGACGTCACCTCGACATTCGTACATGTTAGTGGTCATGTTAAAAATACGATTGATGCATGTGATCAATTGACTTTCCTGGTTGTTTAAACATTTAAAAAATTGCGTACTCCCAATATCGTCAGTGGTGTATGTGTGGTGTGCGCCGTTGATAGCGCAAGGATGCGTTTCTACGCACGTCATTGTAGTTTGATCAAAAATTTGATTTGTTTCGGGACAAGAGACAATTTCGCGTCGACCGTTGTGACATTGTACAAATTGATTGACGGCCAGAGTGTTGGACGCATGGCGTATAATGTAACCGTCAGGTTTATTTGTGCACACATCTTGTTCGATACATTGGCGTGTGATTGGATCGAAAGTATGATTGTCCGGACACTCTTGTATATTATATAAATTGTTGTTGTCGATATTCTCTTCATTAGATATTAAACAATTTAAATACAATGTCGGATGACTAAGATGATCGGTGCTAGAATAATCTCGATCTTGTTGTTGACCCAACACCAATCTATCAAGCAAACGTTCGTTCAACGGATAAAAACCGGGCGCTTTATTGTAACACGGAGGCGCGGGCACACATTTCAATTGTGTATAGTCAAAATGAAAATTCTGCGGACATTCTATGGCGACGTTCTCGCCTTCGTCGGTAGTGACGATAAACTCTTTCAGATTGTCCGTGTTAGCATGCAATCTACTATTGAGAACGGGCGTTTCGACTTGTTTGAATTGTTGAGTTAAAAAATCAAACGTTTCAATACGATCGTCGTGCACACTTTGATGATGGTCGGTTAGCGTGGTGGTGTTGAAAAATGATACAATATAAGTGTTTTCGAAAATATCTGATACGTGGCCAATTACGTCGGGCGTGGGATCTTGAGCGTTTGTTCGTCTAATATATTCCGTTAACACTTGAAGCCGTTTAGCGAAAGTATTTTCGTCGAACTCAAAGAAAATTGTCAAATACACTATTGTAAACACAACAATTAATATAATGGCCAGTATAAGCAACACTACGGCCGACATAATTGTAAACCTCCAATTGAACGAAAACAATAAAAATGTATTGGATTTTATTGTCAGCGATGAATATCACTTAAAAAAACTGGGTATCGGCGGACATGTAATTCGAGTCAACGATTCTCCTCTCCTCCAAGGAATCTACAAACATCCATATTCAATAGTGGCTTTCAACAAATATTCTATTTTGTGTAATTTAAAACACGACACATGTGAAAACGTTAATATTGTTCTGTTCAATTGCAGTATTATTGATTTAAATAAAAACGATGTACTGTTTCAAATTAAAATACATACAAACGACAATGACAACAATAACAACAACAACAACAATAATGACAATGATAATAATATTAATAAGATTGGTGTGAATTTGATGTGTGAACAAAATCAATTTGTTGTAAATGTCCAGAACAACAACGACGACAACGACGACGCCGACATGTCACTTGAAAACTCCAACACCAATATTACCATTGACGACAATAACAACCAAAACGGCGGCGATGATGACGACGACACCACCGTCAGCAGTAGCAGTAACAGCAGCAATAGCAGCAACAACAACAACAACAACACCAACAACACCAATGACGACGAATCTATGGACTCGAATGACAGAGCGGTTAAACGGCAAAAACTTGACGATTCCCAATAGAATAAAGTATGATAGTGAATTGTTGTTGCACTATTTGTACGATGACAAACACCAGAGTAATGTAAATGACAATTATACAAACGACGTTAATGTTATTCAAATATTAAAGGTGAAAGTGAGAAGAGTCGGCGGTTCGATGCTCGCCCATTACTTCGCCCAAATACACATTTCCAATGGGTATTCTTTTGAATTTCATCCGGGCAGTCAGCCGCGCACTTTTCAAACTCTTCACACCGACGGTGTGGTGATTAAAGTGTTGGTGTTGTGCGATGAGTGTTGCAAAAACGAATTGCGCAATTATATTCAGGGTGAAAACAAATTCAATGTGGCTTTTAAAAATTGCGAAAGTATCTTGTGTCGACGTGTTAGTTTTCAAACACTACTGTTGAGCGCTGTCATCATTCTATTATTGTTCAATATTGAAACGTTTTCCATTATAAATTTCATAATAATATTATTGATATTGATCGTGTTGTTTTGTCATAACAATTATATTATAAGTAATCCGTCTATTGTGTTTTGTGATCACAAAATTAATAAAAAATAAAACCCACTATGAACAGCGAAAGAGGTAATTTTTATTATAACACCAACACCAATATGCCACCAACTACTGCGATATCATCGCCCCTATCCTCAGCAAATACTACTTTGTCAATTAACAATAGAAACGGCGGTAGTGGTAGCGGCGGCGGCGGTGGTGGCGAGACAACATCATTTTTAAGGTATTCTTCAAATCCCAATACGACATTTTTTACAACTCCGCCTTTCTTTACCGCAGCCACGACCGCAACAACAGTCACACCAACTGTCGCCGCCGCCACCGTTTCTGGTAACATGAACAACAAATACAATAGAGATAGAATGGATTACACAGAGAGTGAAACAACTTTTGTGTCGTCGCCTCTTTCTTCCAACACTACCAACACAAATATTGATATAAACAACAGCAACAACAACACAAATACTACGGACAGCGTGTGGTACAACAAATGTGTGGATTTAATTCATAAAATTATTCGTTACTATCGCAGCAATGACATGTCCGAGTTGAGTCCGCTCATGATTGATTTTATCAACACAATTCGCGACATGTGCATCGAAACAAATCCAATCAATGTGAATGTGGTGAAACGTTTCGAAACTGAAGAGAGTCTAATTCGTCATTATATACGTTTGCAAAAAGAATTGAGTACGGGAGGTGAAACCGCCGAAACAATGTTGTCGGCCGACACAAACATATTCCAACCTTCGTTTGTGATCAATTCGTTGCCGGCGTACGCGCAAAAATTCTATAACGCAGGCGGAGAGAGTTTGAGTCGAGACGCTCTCGGCGAGGCGGCCAAACAGCTCAGTTTAGCCGTTCAATATATGGTCGCGCAAGCGGTAACATACAACATACCCGTACCGTTGCCTTTCAATCAGCAATTGGCCAACAATTATGTGACGCTATTGCTGAAACACGCCACTCTGCCCTCCAACATACAAATGGCGGTAGAGTCGCGCCGCTTCCCTCAAATCAACATGATAAACGATTTGATTAACAATGTAATCGATGAAGTTTTCGCCGGCAACGGAGGTGAATATTACCATTATGTGCTCAATGAACGCAATCGAGCGCGTGTCATTGGACTTAAAGAGAATTTGGCGGCGCTCGCCCCTTTGTCCGCGTCGTCCGATGTGTTCAAATACATGGCCGAATTGGCAACGTTGCACGGCAAACGACCCAATCCGTTTAATAGTGCAACGTTTTTGACGAGCGCCGCCAACGCAATCAATTCGCCCACTTCGCACATTTCCAAAGGGGCGTGCCAACAGAGTTTAACCGAGATGGCGTTCGAGAACGAATCCTTACGCCGTTTCATATTCCAACAGATTAATTATAAAAACAATTTAATAAACGGCAACAAAACCGCCGGCGTGCGCTAATCAAAAACACCATTTTAAGCGTTAAAACGAAATAAAAAGAAAAAGAATATATAGACAACATTTTTTTTTTAAATAATATTTCGAAATTGATAAAAATATTTTAGCGTTGTAATTATGAATTTGGATATGCCCTATTATAAGTTGGGCAATCAAGAAAGGGTCGAATATATTCCATTGAAATTGGCACTCAACGACACCGGCGGTGTTAACGATCATTATAATAATAATAGTAATAGCACTTTTGGTGAAACGGAAAAATTAATGATGCAACAATTCGAAGAGGCAGTAGACAATGGCAATGTGGCGGCAAATAATTTGTCGATAGGTATAATAATTTTGATCAGTTTGGCAGCGTTCGTGGTGCTGTTTTTAATTTTGTATGTAATATATTATTTTGTAATATTAAGAGACCGACGCGGTTACTCTGAAAACGTTGATGATACGGACACTTTTATCTTTCAATAAACAAAAACAATGAACGATTTTAATGTTAGAAACGAGAGCACATTCAACGCGTGGAAAGTTCGTATTCAATCGGCCGTGCGGTTCGAGAGTGTATTCGATTTGGCTACGGATCGTCAACGCTGCACCCCCGACGAGGTAAAAAACAACAGTCTATGGAGTAAATATATGTTCGCTAAACCTTTTGCGCCCACCACTTTAAAGAGTTACAAATCGCGTTTAATAAAAATCATATATTGCCTAATCGATGATTTGCACTTGGAAAGTGTGGATTCGTATTGTTTGGACAGAGAGTTTGATTCGATCGAAACTCAATCGCCGCTCATCGAAACGGAGGAGTTGTGCAGACGCATGTTGGAATTGCGCTCCGTCACCAAGGAAACTTTACAGCTGACCGTTAATTTTTACACGAACGCAATGAACCTGCCCGACTATAAAATTCCACGTATGGTAATGTTGCCTCGCGACAAGGAACTCAACAATATTAGAGAAAAAGAAAAAAATTTAATGTTAAAAAAAGTGATCGATCTCATTTTGACGTTCATCAACGACAAAATAAAAATAATGAGCGGAGATTATATTCACGATCGCGGTCTCATTCGTGGTGCCATTGTGTTTTGTATTATGCTAGGCACGGGAATGCGTATAAATGAAGCGCGCCAATTGTCCGTAGAGGATTTGAATGTGCTAATAAAACGTGGCAAATTGCACACGGACACTGTTAATTTGAAACGAAAACGTCATCGCAACAACACATTGAACACCATTAAACTGAAACCGCTGGAGTTGGCGCGCGAAATCTACATCAAAAATCCGACTATATTGCAAATTTCCAAAAACACATCGACTCCTTTTAAAGATTTTCGTCGTTTACTCGACGAGTCAGGCGTAGAGATGGAACGACCGCGCAGCAACATGATAAGACACTATTTGAGTAGCAATCTATACAATAAAGGTGTTCCTTTACAAAAAGTGGCAAAGTTAATGAACCACGAATCGGCCAGTAGCACCAAACACTATTTAAACAAATATAATATTGATTTGGAGAACAGCAATAGCAGCGGCAGCGATAGCGATAATAGCGATGATGACAGCGACCCAATAAACAACAGCAGCAGCAGCAGCAGCAACAACAGCAACCCTGTTCTCTCGTCAACCTCATCGTCTTCCGACACGTATTATCATCGTAAACGTCGTAATAATAACATTAATAATAATAATAGTACCGTTTTTAATTAAGGGGTGCGGACAATTGTAGGCGCGTCTATACATGTGGTGTATGTGTGTGTGTAATAATAATTGCTGCACACAATGAATTTATATGTCATATTGGGCGTTTTGGCCGTGTTCAGTTTGGTGTTTGACAAAAATGAAAACAATATTCTATTGTATTTACTGTTGTTGTTTGTGGTGTTGATGGTTGTGTGTCCAACGATTGTGAGCAAACCGATCGAGTCGACTGTCGACGACATACCCAGCAATAAAGCTAAGAGCGTTCGAAAAAAATTAGAAATCGAACAAGCGCTAGACGCAATATTAAATAAAAACACCAGCTCTTTGGATTAGGAAAGTGAGCGTTGTTGTAGTGTTGTTGCTGATAGTAGTAGTAGTAGTAGTAGTGATAGTAGTAGTGGTGGTAATTTTGTTTAAAAATTACATACATACACACATATAAATATGTCCGATTTGATGAAAAACTTTTTCGCCGAATTAGTTAAATCCACCACGTACACAACCAAAGTAAGCATAGTGAAAACGACACTTCATCAATGGTTAAAAGACCAAGTGTACACCGATTGCAATTTTAAACATAAACTCCAAGAGGTTGTCAATATGTTCATCAATAATCAAATGACAAACGAACAAATCGAAATGTTAGTCTCTAAAATAGACACTTCGCATAAATTGCAAAAACGTCAAATTGAATTTTTAACGTGTCGATTCTTAAACAATTATCATGTAATTGTGTTGCTGCAAAAATTTGTCAACAACATTGTCCTCACCGACGAAGATTTAAGTTTTATGGCTAATTTTTTGGTTCGAGAAATGGACGAAGCATATAAATTAAAATAAAAAAAAAATATATGTGTGTGTGTGTGTGTGTGTGTATATTTTATAAGCGTGCAAAATAATAATAATTATTTGTTGTTGTCGAAACGTGTACACAATTTTTTAAATTTTGTTATACAATATAATGATGATGATGTCAAACGAATTGCAAAATGAAAAGGTGTTAGAGGGTCACGCCGACGAGTACACAATGGACGGGATGAAATTAAAACCCGAATACATAGAATATTACAAGTGTTTAAAGGATATAGTTGGCGTGGTTATATTGAAAATTACCAAAGAATTGAAACTTGATAATTTTGACGATATTTGTGCGGTGACGCGGCAAGTGTTCGAGTTGCTGCGTGGCATTTATATTGACGAACCGTTTATGCAATGGTGCAAACAGAATGCCAACGAATTCAATTCTAACGACGAGTATAAACAAAAAACAATTACCAATATATGTAGAGAATTTGACAAAGTATTGACAATCGATTCTAATATTTTTCACAATTCTCCATTAAAACAAACCGCTTTAAAATGTTTAAATTGTATTTTTAATAATTCACAAAAACAACAACAACAACAACAACAACAACAACAACAAGAAGATTACCAGGAAAATTACTATAATAAGCCCGAGTGTATAGTATCCACATACAATTGTTGTAATTTAATTTTTAAACAGCAGCATCAGCAACAACAGCAACCTTAGTAGCAGCAGCAGCAATAATAATATGACGACAAAAACAAAAAAAATATTATTTGAAAAACAAATTGAATTGGTGCAAGATAAAATATTACAATTGCAGAACGAAGCCAAAATATTATTTAACAATTTCAATCCCGATCAATGTGTACAACTTAAAAACGGTTTTATCTCTCAACTGAATGTATTGTATTCAACAAAACCCATGGTCGGCGTAAATGTCGCCCTCAACAATGTACAACATTATGAAAATTTAAAACGAAATCTTATCGATAGCGTTGAACGATATATAGTTTTATTGAATTTTTTATAAAATATTAATAATTAAACTATGTATATAAAAATGTTTATTTATTTACATTTATATTAATAAAATTACAATTTTTATTAAACATATAATATTGTTTATTGCTAATTTTTTCTTCTCCTTCCTCTTTCTTTTCTTCTTTTTCTTTTAATTTACATACAAACAAACGTAAAACAATGTGTCTATATAAAAATATTAAAAATTTTCTTTTTACGCCGTACACTCTATTGTAATAATAATGAGAAAATAATTTTATTGTCATTCAATTATTAATAGACATTTAGTTTTATTTTGCGCACCACTATTGAGGTAAAGTAATTATTTTTTGTTCAATATTAGCGTTACAGATACAACATTTTTTGCATTTGCGCGCGCACACATCGCACACGGCCAAGTGTCTACAAGGTATAAAACATACCGTTTTTTCTCGATCAAAGCAAATTTTACACTCCAATATTGTTGTCAATAAATCCATAGGCGGAGCGGACGGTACGGCGTTAACAATAACAACATTATCATTATCATTATTACTATTATTAAAATTAAAATTTTGAGGAGGCGATAATTCCGATTGTGTCACTTTTTTCAACAAATCATCATTATCATCATCATCATTATCATTAACATTATTATTATCATTATCATTATTAGTATTGTTGTTTACATTTAAAAAAATACAATCTTTACAATGATGTTGTTGAGCATCATGAACATTTGTATATTTGAACACAACCAAACAATTAGAGCATTTGATTTGATTAGACACGCCAAACGTATAAAATCCACGTTCGACTAACATGTCTACGAGTAGAGGCGATTTAAAATTAACCCTACCCGCTTTGAACGCTTTGAAAGATTGTTTTCTCGAGTGTTTATTGTGTCGCAACAAATTTATCGCAACAATACATTCTTTCGAATAGGTGTGACGTTTCAATGTTTTCGTGTTAATTTTTTTTATTTTGACATAACATCCAATACATTTTAGCGTGTGTTCGTGATAAAACAACCCCTCTTTGGCGAGAGTGCGTTTAAACATTGAATCGAGTATCATATTGTCCATTGTTTTGTATCGAGCGTGTTCCGTAGCAATTTGGTCATTGATTAAAAACAATACATTTTCATTGTCGTTTGCCATTGTAACGTTTATTACTTAACTCAAAAAAAAAAAAAAAATTAAAATTACAATTCATTAACACGTTGTCTGATTACAACTTCGCATTGTGAAAGATCTAATTCATTGTCGAGCAAACAAAAAGCACGCATGGGAAAAATATTATGCAACTTGTTGAAAAATAATTTTTTTACTGTACACGCCAACACATTGTAATCGCGAATTAAAAATATCGAATGCTGACACATACATACACACTTAACATTAGTCATGATCTCTTTACAACATTTACACGTGCAACTTTCTTTATGAATAATAAATTTATCATTATTGTTTGTCGACACATCATCATCATTATCATCATCATCATCATCATTGTCATTAATTAAAGTTTTATAACAACAACAATCGTAAAAAACGGAAATGTCGTTTTTTTCTTTGGTACACAAACAACATTGACAACAGCGTTTATTAATATCGTCTTGTGGTTTACACAAACATTTAAATTGTTTACTGCACACACAACCCATAAATAGATGACAATTGGTGCACAACACCAATACATTATTAATCAATTGATTAATATCGTTAATAACATAAAAATCTACAATATTTATGTAATTACACAAATTATAATCATTATCATCGGTATTGTCATCATTATTAGTCTCTTCACAATTATCATTATTATTAATATTAGAAGAAATAATTTTTTTTATTGCGGTTTTGTAAATTTTTTTATATTTGTTTTTGTACATTTTAAATAATGATTGAAAGCACAAATCGCATTTGTCAATTTTACACTTGACACACTGTATACATATGTATTCTTTTATATATTTTTCCGGCGTATATATGTGACAATTGTATAGATTTTTTTTAAACTCTTTACACATAATACAACAACGCAGATCGCAGCAATTGATATTTTCTTTTAACACCTTTTCGTCCACAGAATGTAATTTTTTATATTGACGCTCGTTTTCATTACACATGTTGTTAACGCACCATTTGTATCGATAAATTGGTGTTAAACAATAGCGTGTGTTATAATTGTCGTTTCGCATTTCGACTATTTGTGTTTCTTTTGAATAGTGCTTGACGTCGTTACACTTTGAACACAAACAATTGCGACAATACGTTTCTTGATTGAATTTAGATGGAAAAAACAATGTTTCGCACACACTACACGTATGCAATTGATTCACTATTATTTCGGGTAAAGTAATGATAACATCATTTTTTTCGGTCAACAAACGAGACAAACACAAATTGGCTAAGGTATTCATTTTGTGTGTGTGTGTACGCACAATACAGTCAACAGTATGATCGCCGGCCGAGATGTAATCTTGTGCAGATAGTCGCCGCTCTCATTTATATTGATCAACACAATAACAAACATTATTTATCAATCATATCTACAAACTGGTTGTTTTTCATCGTTCCAATGTTCATAGACAAGATTACACATAAAAAAGTTACACAAATAAAAACCAATAACGCGTGAAGTATCCTCACATTAATAATTGAAGCATCAAATTGAACGGGTCTATTGAGAGCGCCTTTGAGTCTTTCATTAAAAATTAGTAAATTTTTATATTTTAAATCGTACACAATAGGTGTGTTGTAATCGAAATTCTCTAGATCGACACGCTTGAGCATTGTTCGAAACGTGTGTTCGAGCGGTGCATTGTTGGCCACGTTCGCAATCAACTCTTTCCAAGCGAGACTTCTTTGATCGGGGGACACTTCGATTTGATTGGCGTTCAATATTTGCCATCTAATTGTTTCCCACATAATTTATTACAATGCAAAACAACAACAGAAAAAGAACGTTGTCGATCAACGATAATAATAATAGTAGCACATCGCTTAATAATAATGTTAAAAAAATTAAAGAAAACTATAAACAGATAACTGGTAAATTGATTAGTAAAACAGCCTTAAGCATTGACAATGAATTTTGTTATTCGTTTCGCATCGTTTCCGAAAACAAATCTTGCGAGTATTATGGCGATTTACAATGCTTCACTCACATGCAAGAGGGTAAATTCTATAATTTGTCGTTGAATTTTATCAAAACCAAATTTACCGATTGGATTCAAATCAACGAATACAAAGAATGTGAAATGAACAACAACTCCGACAAATGTATAGTGGAGTTTTTAAACACTGAACAATTTAACAACGAGGAGAACGTAAACATTTTGGCTAAATTTAAATGTTTCTACAAGAAACTCGACACCAACATATATAAAATGATGTTTGAAATCAATTATAAAAATTTAAATGACGATCCACAAATTGTTCAAATCGAATGCACGGCCAATTGTAATCGTTTGACGAGCATGTTTAAAGTGAACGACGTTCATGAATTGATTGGATATTTGAGAGAAAAAGAAAATCAAATATTTTGTATGTACGACGTAAAATGTCAACGCATTGTAAACGATTTCAACGCATACTACAGTTGGACTATGACAAACAATACGCGTATTGAAATATACGGCGACAATGAAGAAGAACAACAACAACAACAACAACAACAACAACAACAAGAACAAGAACAACAACAACAATTTCGTATTGACAATAAAAAAGCGTTTGAAAATTTAAAATTAACTCACAATGTTCAAATCAATATTAGTCGTTCGAACAAGTACATTGGTTGGTTTAATGTGAGCGAAATCAAAACTGAATTGGATGAAAAAGATGTGAAAAATTGCAAGTTTATTGTCGAGTTTAAAAGCGGCGACGACGAAGCGATTGAAATTGAAAATGCCGCGAACAATGGCGGCGGCGGCGGCGGCAATGGCAAATGGATACGTTCCATGTTTTATGTGCACAACAAAAAAACGGAGGGCGATGTGTTGCAAAAGTTAACTGCGGATTTAAATCAAATCACAGAATTGTTGGCCGACGGTTTAATCAAAGTAATTATATATGTAACAATTGACAATGTCAATTGTAGTGGTAATTTTAAAAACATCAATGTATTGAGCATTTTAAAATATGACGATTGTGAAAATGATTATAAATTTTTGTAATAAATAATAAAATTATCGTTTATTGTTTAATTATTAATTTTTCAAATTTTAATATTTTTTAATCTTGAAGACTCTGTGACTACTAAACGAGCTAAAGCTTCGTATTTTTCCATTATTTTAATTTTCCAATCAGAAGTTTCTGTTAGTTCAGTGTTGTGTTTGTAAAATATTTCTTGTAAATTTTTTAAACTGTCGTTTAGTTGTGACAATTCTTCTTGTATTGTTTTTGTCACTTGATCGGCAATTTGTTCTTTGCTTTTTAATTCTAAGCTTTTAACAGTATCCAACAAAAATTTGTTTTCGTCACTCAACTTTTGCACACTCGATTCCGTTAAATTAGGCTTGATGTCTCGACTCAACATATCTAGTTCTTCAAAACTTTCTTTGATTTGCCTCTCTAGACTATCAATTTTTTCTACTTTTCCTTCTGCAGACATTATCCAATCGACATAAGCCGCAATGGTTCGCTCAAACTTTATTATATACGATACTTCTCCTTCAAGTTGAGGATTTAAAAAATTATTAAGCCTCGCTTCTTGTTCCGCGGATATGCTCGACCAAAACGTTCGTATTTTTAACAATCTATCAAATTTAGTTTCTATTTCATTTATATAATCGGAAATTATAGTTTTATCATAATTTTCAATTTCAAAAAGCGATTGACGTTTCAATTGTTGTTCTAAAAAATTAAAAGCGACACCAGCCGCGCTTGTTAATTGAATATATTTATCTTGTATTATCGATGATGTCATCCCAAATTCTGGTGTTGCTGTTGTTGTTGTTGACAATGATGGTATTTCGAATTGCGGTTCCATTTTAATTGGTAAAGGAGGATTTTTTATTGAACTGACCTCCATTGCCAATCTTGTGTTGGTTTCGTTTAGCGATAAATTCGTGTTTGCTAATTTTTCATTCTGATCAATAAACGTTTCAATAGTATTGTTTAGTTTTTCAATTTTTAAATTATTTGAATTATTTGTGTTTGTCAATTCTTGATTTTGATCCATATATGTTTTAATACTATTATTTAGTTTTTTAATTTCTAAATTATTTGAATCGATTTCCATTGTCAATCTTCTATTGGTCTCGTCCAACGATCTATTTGTGTTTGTCAATTCTTGATTTTGACTGATAAACGTTTTAATACTATTGTTTAGTTTTTTAATTTCTAAATTATTATCATCTATTATATTTTTGTATCGTTCTATTTCATTTTCCAACAATTTTACATTGACACTTTCAATTGGTGCGACCTGAGTCGTTACTGCTGGTGTTGTTGCTGCTGCTGCTGCTGCTGCGGTTGTTAGTTGTTCTTTTAAAAATCTTTCGCGTAAATCAAATTCTCTATTTCTATAATCTGCTTCGAGTTGTGCTATTTTTTCGTTCAAACGAGCCACGCAATTTGTATTCTCTTGTTGCAATCTTGCAATTTCCATCTCTTGTCTAACCATCAATTGAGTTCTTTCCTCCCTTTGTCGATAACTTTCCAATTCACCACTCACGTTTTTTTTCTCCGGTTTTTCTATGGTAGTAATTTTTTTCAATTCTCTCATGTTTTGATTCAATTCGGCAATTGTAGCGTTTCGCTCGTTTTTTATCTCGTCAATTTCATCTCTCAACATGGTGATGGTGGCACGTTCATTTTTTAATTCGTCAGTCAAATCGCCTAGCGTTTCGTCTAAACGTTCGAGTTTTTCTTTCGCCGACGTAAATTGTGTATAATTATCAGAAATCTCAGTGTATATATCCCTCATAGTAATATCTAATTGGTTTACGTTAATTTGCTGTTGAGAAGCAATAAATTGGTGTTTTCTATAAAGAAAATAAACTCTTTTAAAAAAATCTACAAACATAACTATTATTCGACACAAGTGAGTGTCGTTGACAAACATCACGGACGTATAATCGTTTAGACACTTTAAAAAGACTTTAAAATTGAAATCGGCCAATGTTTTAAAACTATCCGCCATTTTAAACACGTTCACTATAGTTATGTTGTTTTCTATGTGCACTTGCAATATACGAATGGTGACTTGTAAAAATCTCTCGTACGTACTCCACGTCAGGTTGGTTTGTATTTCCTGTTGAATGGCAATCAATTCATTGTTCTCTTCAGGACTCAAAGTAATTTGTTTTAAAGATTCGCTACTAATTACACCGCCACCACCACCACCACCACCACCATTACCGCTACTTGTTTCCATCGGTATTGGTATTGATAATGCTGTTGATGCTGTTGGTGGTGGAGGAGGAGGTGGCGGTGGCTGTTGTTGTATATAATAAACAGAAGGATAATAAGAATAATATCCTCCACCACCAGGAGGAGGAGGAGGAGGCGGTGGTTGCTGTAACAATTCCGATGGTTGTTGTGGTGGTGGTGGTGGTGGTGGTGGTGGTGGTGGTGGAATTGAGGAAGGCGGAGGTGGTGGTTGTGGTGGTGGTTGTTGTTCAAAAACCGTTGGTGGTGGTGATGGATAATTGTAATCGTATTTGTAATTAATATTGTGAGTGATCGTTTTGGCATCACGACCGGTGAATTCGGACAGTAATCGTAAAACAAGCGCGGGCAACGCTTCCGGTTCAAACCCATGAATGTTGGCCGACGGTTGTATAACGATAATAACTTTGTGAATTTCGCGCAAGGCATACTCATACCGCTCCAAAGTTTTGATACGAGCACTCATTGTATTGATGCTATTCAATAAATCGTGAATTGTACGCGAATTGACATCTGTACCCGCGTAGCGTTGCATTTTTTTGAACAATGAAAACGCTTACTTACACCCAATTGGAAGAAAGTTTAAAATTTTACATCAATCCGCACGAGTATTGGCTCACGCCGACCGATCATGTGTTTCGTATAACACGTTTAATGTACAACGAGACGCGTGGCCATTTGATTGTGTTTTGCAACACTCAATTAAATCGAGAGACGCTTTTACAATTTTACTTTAAAGTAAAACTCGACGTGTACTCTTATAGAATGTGTTACAACACACACATATTTCCCACGTGCCGCCACAAGTGCATTAGTTACACCAATTTTGTTGCGCCCGGTCTGAGCGGTGTACATTTGGACAAAATCAACGTGATCAAATACAAACGCAACGAGGCCACACACTCGGAAAACGCTAATTGCTGTGACAAATTTTTGCACAACGTAAACCGTGTGCACATGCAAACGCCCTTTGTCGAAGGCAAGTATATGCGATTCAAAGTCAAACAGCGTTGCACCAACAATTGTGTAGAGATGCCAACGCGTATGTTCACTTTGGAACAGTTTGATAATGATTTTGAAGTTGTCGACGAAAATCAATTGACGACAAACATCACAATGGCGGTAGCGTGTTACGATATTGAAACGCATTCGGACGGATATAACATGTCTAAAGCGTGCAAGGATTTCATCATATCTATTGGATGGGTAATAATAAAAAATGGACAATATTTAAAAATTTGTTTAATGTATCATCAAAATTATTACACTTTTCACAATAATGATTTTGAACAACAAAATAATAACAATAATAACAATATTAATAACGACGACACAATTATTGTGATGTTTAATGATGAAACCCAAATGATATTGGCTTTTGCTAATTTGATCAGATTGACCAATCCCGATTTTGTGCTAGATTACAATGGCGATGTGTTTGATATACCCTTTATTTTGGAACGATTACGTCGTACTAAATTCACTATGACACGTTACGATTTGCCACCGTTGGAAATAGTCAAAAAACCCTTTGTGACAAAACGGTTTAATAATAAAAAGTTTGATGAAAACGGAAAACTGATCGACAACACCACCTACACTCACTATTTCAACTATTACATACACATTGATTTGTACAAGTTGTTCAGTAACGATCCCAACGAAAAAAAAGTGGAAAATTTTCAATTGAACACAATTAGTGAGTATTATTTGAACGAGAACAAAATCGATTTGCATTGGACGGAAATGTTGAAAATGTACAAGGATTGTCAATTCAATGTCATCGTTAAATACAATGTGCAAGATTGTATTTTGCCAATAAAACTTTTTCTCAAACTCAAAATGATCGACACCGTATATTCGCAATGTGTGTTGTATCGTTTGTGCACCGACGATGTCATATGCAACATATCGCACTTGATTAGTGTGGTGTACTTTTACAAAGGACTCGTCAACACCAAACACAATCCGTCGACAGGCCGCGACGAGCCGGATCCGTATTTTTTTAATAAAAACGATCTAAATATCATTTCGGGCCAGCGCGGCAATATGAGCCAATTGAAAAGAAAACGCATTCCCCTCAATAAAGTACCGGCCGATGCGGTTAATTTAGGCGCGCAAAACCAAGTAGTCAAATACAAAGGCGGCAAAGTGTTGAAACCGCGCGCCGGTCTTTACGAGTACGCTTTTTCTTTGGATTTTAATTCGTTATACTTGACCGTAATGAAGGCGGAGTGTGCATGTTTGACAAATTTATTTTTGTGCGACGACGGCAATGTGTACTTGAACAAGAATCCAAACGCTATTAATGTAAAACAATTGTGCGAATTGCTCGAACAACGCACTTTATACAAACGAACGCGCGACAATCAAGACATGTCAGATTTCTTGTATGATTTGTACGATCAAATGCAAAACTCTGTAAAACGCACCGCCAACAGCGTGTACGGCTATTATGGTATATTTTTCAAAACGCTCGCCAACCACATCACCAAAATCGGTCGCAAACAATTACACAAAGCAATCACACTCATCGAAAGCATGAGCAATGATGAAGAATTGTTGAGGACATTTCAATTGAGCACCATCACCTTTAAAGTGGTGTACGGTGATACAGATTCTACCTTTGTTTTGCCCACATTCGATCGCGCCGAACTTCCCCCAGAAGAAAATCGTCGTACGGAAACTTTGCGTTCTATCGCCGAGTTTGTGGCGAACAAATTGAACAGCCTTTTTGTGGACGGTTACAAAGTGGCTTTTGAAAATTTAATGTGTCGCTTGATTTTGTTGAAGAAAAAAAAATACAGCTATTTTAATAGTGAAAATAAAATCGTTTACAAAGGATGGCTTGTAAAGAAAGACATGCCCGTGTTTATGCGATTGAGTTTCAAAACGGCCATAGAACAAATATTGCGCTATGACAATTTAAATAATTGTTTAGAGAGTTTAATAAACAACTTTACCATGTATTACGAAGAATTTGGCAAAAGCAAACCGCTCACCGATTATAGTTTTAGCATGACCTACAATGATAATACACAGTCTAAAAATAAAAAACCCAATAATGATGATGATGATAACGGTGAATTGTCGCCGGCTAAAAAGCGTCGACGCGTCATCACTATAGCGAGACACTGCAGAGAGATATTAATAAATCGAGGAACCGATTTTTTGCCCGGCAACGGTGATAGAATACCCTATTTGTTAATCGATGTTGAGGGAAAAGTAACTGAAAAAGCGTATCCTTTGCGTTTGTTTGATCCCGCAAAAATGCGCATAAGTTGGATGAAACACATGGGTATTTTGTGTACATTCATGAATGAGCTTCTAGAGATATTCGGCGATGAATATCGCGAACAAATTGCCGTTTGCTTTAAAACAATAATGCGCACATACATGTCGAAACAAGTGTACGACCGAAAAGAGCCCATATTGGTTAAAATCAATGTTAACAAAAATTTTAAAACAAAAAAAACTAATCAAAATAATCATAATAATGATGATGATGATGATAATGATAATGATGATGATGATGATGACAATAACGAAAGCGATGATAGTGAAAACATAGAAACATCTAACAATACGTATAAATTTAATTTGTACAAAATGAAAACGAAGTAATCAAATTCATGCTAGTCGATGTGATAGTTTTAATGGTTAAAAAATTTTAGCATAAATATGTGCATGTTAACAAACATATATATTTTTAATTGTAAAAATAAATTTAAAAAATACATGTTAAGGAACACAATCAATTTTTATTGTCTAAAATTTTTTAAGTATAAACTACGTGCATGTTTATTAACACGTATTTTTTAACTTTAAAATTTAATTTATAAAATATATGTTTATAGTCATGATTGATTATTAATGATGTCATCATATTAGCTAATTATGTTATACAAGTTTGTTTCTTCGTGTAAACCACAATCGAACGTATTGAATGATGTCATATATGTATATATTAAATGATGTCATCGCTTAGTTGTGAATTACAAGTTTATTTGTACATGTAAAGCACGATTGATGTTTAATAATAATAATGACGATGTCATCGTTTTTAATATATTATATTAACCTATTGTGAGATACAAGTTTATTTGTACATGTAAAGCACGATTGATGTTTAATAATGATGTCATTATATTAGTTAATTGCGAGTTACAAAATAAAAATCATTTTTAAGTATATTTTAACAAAGGTAATGTGCGCAATGACTTGTCCCGATTTTGTGTTGACAAGAAAAACTGTTTTTGACGAAATAAACTGTGGCAGCAGCGAAGAAAATAATTCTACAACTTTTAACGATCTAATAGGACTCCATTGGATAATCGCAGCTCAATGTTTATGTTCATTAGATATGAGCAATGGCGGTGGCGGTGTGTGTAAACATGTACCTGTAGAGAGTTATGATCAATTATACGATATGTTTGTTGAATTGTATTATAGCGATAAATATTTTTGCGAAATTTGCAATACTGTGAGTGTGTATACACGTGTGCCACACCAATGTCATTGGCGATATTTAAAAAGAGATTATTTGCAAGAGTGCTCGAGAATGAACACCAACAATTATTATGATTGTATAGAAAATGATTCTGACGACAGTGGGATTTATTAAAGACAAAAAATTGTTTGTTATATATTTGTATTTATTATTTTAACATAAACAAAAAAATCTATTGTCATCCTCAACATCAACAATATTATACAATGGTCGTCTACAACAAAAACAATAATTACTCAAATTGAATATAATTTCACGTAAAACATCACAATCTTCATCGGTATAACTATCGAATTTGTGGGTGTCACATTCAAAACAATAACACTGGTCCTTTTTTAACAAATACTCAGAAACTTTTTTATTCGGTGAACACATATTGCACATATTGTTGTCGGAATAGTATGTTATAGACCAGCGTTCGGGTAAAAATTTATTTTGTGCATATTTAGCGTACCACATTAACATAAAAATCTCTTCGTGACACAAAGAGTAGACGGGCGTTAAAAGTCGTGGCTCTTCTCGCATAAATTGTGCCGTGTCTTTTTCAAACACATCAGTGAATTTTATTAATTTTAACATTAAATCAAATTTAGCACAACTTTCGTTATTCACATCCAACGAATCAAAATACGACGATTCGCCGTTATTATATATATGACCCATTTGGTTGTCGATCACCACACGTTCTTTCTTTAGCAAAACCATAAAGTGAAATAAAACGAATAGTGTGTTAAACAAAAAATTTATCACAATTTGTATTTGCAAACAAACGCGTTTAATACTATTAGTTGAAACTTTTCAAATATACACATATGTGTACATGTTTGCCGATCATAAACAATTTGTAG